TTTTTTTTTTTTTAGGGCCTCTTTTTTTTTTTTTTACTTATCCTATGGCCACATTGGTGAGCCTTTAGCTAAAGGAGTCCACTATGAAAGTGCGTTTCTTACGCGGGACGACAGAGGAGAATAATAGCCTTACGTTACCCGCAGGTGAGATTTCGATCAATCTCGATGACATGAGTTTGCGTCTCCATGATGGGGTGACGCAAGGGGGCTTTGAATGCCCCAGTAACATGGCCTTTAACTTAGGCCCGGGTCCCAAGACGTTAGTGGCTGGTGATTACCAGCTCGGATACTTTGGTGAGATCAGTGCCGCGGAGTTTATTACTGGTGATCAGTTAACCGATGAGATGGGGGTGTCAGAAGGGGTGGGGATGAATTCCACCACTGCATGGTTGAAGTTTGCCTATCAGGGGAAAATCCTCTACGTGGCAAAACAACCGATTCGCCATAGCGTGAGTTGGGAAACCCTCTACCAGTCCGGTCTGGTTTATGGGGTGGACGATGTGGGGATTCACCCAGCGGGAGCAAACGCTAACCAGTTCTCCCCAACGTTAATCGGTACTGATGGATTTAAAACCCGACTGTTAACTGGTGGTAATACCGATCCCGCTACGGGAGCGGGCGGCGAATGGGACCAGTTGATGGTGGCAGTCACCAACGGGACGTTTGCTTCATTAACGACCACCGAGTTGGGAGTCGGATCAGGCAATGGCGCCACCAGCTGGGTCCAGGAAGCCATCTCTGGGACGCTGGCCAACCGGGTGGGGCGCGGTCAAACCTCGATCGCCGACTATGATAGTGTCGCGGCGACTACCGTTACGGCCACGATGGGGTGGCGGCCGGTATTGGAGTTGACCACAGTGACCAAGATCCTCTTCCCGCCGGAAGACATCTATTATGAAACCGACTATGTGAAACCGTCGTACGTGTACGACTGGTCTTACAGTGACGCCCCGTAAAGGAGAGAGACATGAGCATTACGTTTAAGTTTACTAACCGTAACCTCAATGAGGACGGCATCCGGGTGTGGCGTAGCGCTACCCCCTTCGATAAAGATACCCTGCCGGGTGCCACCCACGATGAACTCGTGGCGGGTACCAAGGTGTACGAGGATACCTTTGTGGCGCGGGGCGATGAGTATTACTACCTCTTCGAGACCTACCGGGGGAATGACAGCGCCTTCAGTAACCTGATTCACGGTAAGGCGCTACCGATCCTGACCGGTCCTGGCCCTCAGACGCTCTCAGCGGGCGATCACAGGCTTGGGTTCTATGGGGAGACCCTAGTGACCGACCTGGTGGATGGCGACGCTCTGGCGACCTCTCTGGGCCTTACAGCGGGTACGTCACAATTCAGTAGTGAACCCTGGTTGAAATTCAATCATCACGGTAAGACGCTGTTCGTCGCGAAGAAACCGTATCGTCACAGCGTAAGTTGGGATCATATCGCGGCGGTGAATGCGGTGTATGGGGGTGAGACCGACGCCCAGTTTACCTCGGACTTTAATGACACCTTCCGTGTCCGTCTGTTGACCGGTGGTGACGCGGACCCAGCCTCCAGTGCCGGTGGGGAGTGGAATGACTTAATTTACCGGGTACATGTCGATGACCCCACCGGCACAAACTGGGCCTCTTACACCGATACCGACATCGTCGTGGGGACCGGTAACGGACGCGCCAGCTGGACCCAAGAGACGGCAGCATCGAATTCGGGGTACCGCGTCTACCGAGGGCTTTCGTCCTTGGCGGGCTTCCACACGAATACTTCGTCGAATACGATTTCGACTTATGGTTGGCGGCCTTGCCTGGAACTGGTCGTGTAAGAATGACTGGGTAGGGTAATAATACGCAGAGACGAACCATGTATTCGTCACGACCACAGCGGGGTCCTTCGAGGAGCCTGTCGACGAGGGACCCCGCCCCTAAATTTATATAGAAAAATGTCGAAAATAACCGAACTTTCATCACGTATGGAAACCCTGCTAGGGACGATGTTGCCTACATTTCGTAACTACCCGCGTCACGAACATACAGGGATGTGTCAGATTATCAAACAGAAAGCCTTTGAGGGGTTATTTCAATTACACCTTGCTGAATTCACCCACGGTGCAGCACGAAAAGACGCGTTAAAGAAAACTCAAGCCACCTTGGTGTCGTTAATGACGGTTCACCAACTGGCATATAAGGAAGGATATATAACAGAGGGTTTTCTGGAGAATGTGTGTCGCGACACAGAAATTATCCTGAGTGGTGTGGTAAGCCAATTAACCCAATAGTATGTAAACGGTTTGGTCTATAATGCACGTCAACCGAGGGAATTCGTCCTTGACGAACTTCAACACGAATACTTCGTCGAATACGAATTCGAATAATGGTTGGCGGCCTTGCCCTGACGGCTGTTTATCTGATGGTTTGGTCGCTAAGGCCGCCTTCCGCATGTTATAGTTCGTCAAGGGGGCGAAATCGTTCGTTACCTAGATAACGAGAACACACTATGACTACCCCTCCCATCACGCTGTGGGGGTAGTCGCCCAATTATGCCGTAATGGGGTAACCGATGTTTAACGATATCATGCACGAGGCTAACATCTCAGAAGCGTTCAACGCGACACAACGTGGTGCGCCTAAACACAAACCCGCCGCCGTTAAGTTTAAACGACAGCAGTTTCATGAACTGGACAAGTTGGTCAGTGAACTTCATAATGGGACCTACCGCCCGGGACCTTATGCGTCGTTTCTAGTACATGAACCAAAACAACGGGTTATCTTCTCACCGTCATATCGCGATAAAATCGTTCAACATATGCTCAATAATGTGTTGTCACGACGGTATTATCCCTTGTTTATACGTGATTCTTACGCCTGTATCGAAGGTCGGGGTAATATCAGAGCAGTGCTCACCATCCAACGGCAATTAAGGGCAATTCAGATAGAATACAATATCCAAGGCCACCTCGCAAAAAGTGACATCTCGAAGTTCTTTTACTCGATACCCCATGACATACTCAAGCACATCTTGACCAAAGTAGTCACATGCCCGTTAACTCTGACATTGTTATATGAGATCATTGATTCTAGTCCGATCAACCCAGGGCTACCGTTAGGTAATTTAACCAGCCAACTATTTGCTAATATCTTTCTTAATGAACTTGACCAGTTCTGTAAGCGCCAACTGCGTATAAAACACTACGTCCGTTACGCCGATGATATTGTAGTGACAACGACGGATAAAACTAATGCCGATATAATAAACGAGTTGATTGATGGGTTCCTTAAAGATAATTTACGTCTTACGTTACATCCCCGCAAAACCCAATCGTTGCCGGTTAAACATGGTGTTTCGACCTTAGGGTTTTTCATTACTCAAGAACGGCTTTATTTACTGGGACGACAGAAGTCACGAATACGAAAGCTTTTGCATAAAACACCCGCACTACTGGAACAAGGACTGTCTTACCGTGTTATTGAACAACGTCTTAATAGTTGGTTGGCCTTCGCTCAACATGCTAACCCGCAGTATTTTATTAGGGCCTTGCTCAATGATTACGATTTCCTTACCCTCGATAATTTAGGGCGGTTCCGATTAAGGTAAAAAAAAAGCCTTCCCCGTAGGGAAGGCAGTTATGACGTCATTCGTCATCGAAATCCATATTCAGTTGGCGCTGTACGTCACGGTGAGTGTGGTCCTGCTGTGTGGCATCCGCAATCGCAATGTCATACAACAGCTCCACCATATACAAGGGCAACTCCAGGAACTCATTCAGCGATAGACCAAACAATTTATGGAGTCGATACTGGTAGAACCGACGAATGTGACTGAATAAAGGACCGCCTTCCATCACGTCTTCTTTATCGTGCAAGGCCACCGACGCCAGGGGACGTTGTTCGGTAGGACCACGCACACGACTGTGGTTGAAAATCCCATATTCCGTTTGGTAACAGGACAGCCCGATCATCTCCGCTGCGGTAGGTCGTACCGCAGGGAGCTCACGTAAGAGGGCGTCGAACTGTCCTTCTTGACCGAGTTGATCCAACCCGAAGCGAGAAAAGCCCACGTGCCCGTTAGGGTCGTCCAGTGTGAGACTCAAACGACTAAAACGGGCATCCTCGTTCTGACTGGGACTTAATTGAGCTTCCGGTTGACCAGCGTAAAAAAAGTGGTAAGGACATCCAGCGGTACCAGATGCGGGAAGCGTTCATGTTTCCCTTCACTTATCGTTTTCTTACAACTCGGACAATCAAACGAGGGAATGGCGACCATGCTTAACATGGCGTCATCCACAAACTCGGTGATCTTACCCAGGAAGCTCTCCGCGTACTCCTCGGTGGAGAACACATGGTTGAGTGCTTCGTTAATCACGTCGTCACTGTCGGCAATGACATCTTCCCCGTCATCGTCGCGTTCCCGAATGTCGGCCACCCAGTGTGAGTATTGACGGGCTGTGGTAGCTTCCCCCAGACTCAGGATATAGCGATCCCGATTGGCTCCATGTGGTGGTTCATTGAACGCCCCTTGCGTCATCTCAATGATGCCGTTGATCCAGTCTCGCCCCGCGTCTTCATACTCCTGGACGGTGGGGACTTTCAGGGTTACCCCAAGATCCTCGAACCACACCACTCGGTTATTGCCCCGCACTTTCTCAGCATGATAGAGGGTATACTCCTCTTCGGTGAGCTTGTGCTGGAAACGGCGTGCCATGAGTTTCTTCTGGGTCTTGGTCAGAGAGACACTGTCCGTCCAGAACAGACGGTTCAGGTTGAGGGTCTCTTTCACCACATGTTGACAATTTTCTGGGTCGGCCACACAGGGGTGAACATACGGGAACCCGTTGGGGTAGAGCGTGACTGCCAGACCCCACAGCAACGTCGGGATATCCAACACCCGTATACGTTCTTTTAGGTCACTGGGTGTGCTGGTGTGGATGTTGGTGTCAATCACGTACTGTAGCGCAAAGTCCACCGCCACCGAGGTTAACACTTGACCGGTGTTGGAAAAAGCCATGCCTTTGGAATCAGACCCCAGCGTCACCTTTAGCTGACTCAGTTGGTACTGAAGACTTGTCAGGGCCGACAGCGGCGGGGTCTTCATGCGCACCCAAATCCCGCTGTGGTAGAGGGGTACGTCAAACACGGTACCCACGCCCGCACGACGGGACATATACGTGAGCTTTTCTTCGACAGTGTGATGCCCATCGCCCAGGCGTTGCTTGGGTTGACCGGGACGCAGCGACTGTCCTTCATACTCCAGGACCTGACGCCATTCACTCCCCTCACGAGTGGAAGCCTCTTCTCCCGCCTGATTGATGTTAGCGTGGGTCAGGGCATTCATGACCGTACGGTACCAGGCATTGCCTTCATCGTCACCCAGCGTCCGGCCTTGGTCATTGGCCTTCTTAAAGATTGCCTCCTCTTGCTTGTCAATCTTTTTCAGCAGGTTATCGGCCTTGTCCAGGGTACCACTTACCGTACTGAACACTTCCCGGAACATCGCCAGGGCATCGCCCAGCATGATCGGTTTGTCCAGGTCCTTGGTGGAGGCAAAGTCTTCAACGAAATTCGCTGAGGATTCGGTCGGGGTCTCAGTACCATATTGCCCGGTGGAGGTGGTGTCCTCAACCGGTTTATCATCGGGCTTTTGTGAATCGTCCATGGGGAGTCCTTACTGCTGTGTCGGCATTTCAAGAAGATCACCGTGCTCAGCACGGATTACATCGACCAATGAGAACACCAGCGGGGAAATCACGGTGTCGAAGTGGTGCATCAGGTTGGTGTAGTCTTGACTGAGTGCAAACAGGATCGGCCACTCGGCCTCAGTGGGTTTACCGGACTTGTCCTTGTGCTTGGCGTAGATGGCATCGATCTGCTGCTTGTAATCCTGCAAATCCCCAATCAGGGTCTGCATGGACTTTTGAAACCCTTCTGGATCGGAGAGTTTCTCTTTCAAGGTGTCCATGTTGGCAAGAACCGGATAAGTAAAGCCCTGAGTGGAAAGCAGCTTCTTGGCGCTTTCGTGATACATCTGACGCAGGACTTCCCATCCTTTATCGGACTTCAATACCGTGGAGGCAACGACTTCCTCCGTGGCGCGAATGTCTTCATCAGTAATATCGACATCGGGGGTTTGGGATTGATTGGTCATGAGACACTTCCTTTTTACAGAGAGACACAATGGGAGAACCAACGACTCAGTTTGGAGAAACGGCGTTGACTATAATAATAGCGTAAATCCGTACTTATGTACGATGGGACTTCACGCGTCGACGTAAAGGTATGTTATGACCCCCTTCTACGGTAGGAGAATATACCCATGATGGATGAACTGCGGATTGCACTACACGACATCATTCCGGAGGAGCGTATTCGGGTTTTCTTGGAAGCCCAACAGCTGCTTTCATCGATTGGCCTGTCGTCATTTGAAGACGAGTTACAGAATATCATCGGTATGCAAGATGGCATCTCCGATAACTATCTGTTCGTCGGCCGTATCCAGGACGTATTGATTTATGCACTGGGCGACTCATTAACACAGTATGGCATTACCCTGGAAGAGAACACCACCCTTCCTGTCATGACGGGGATTCTCCAGGCCGTCGCTAACGTGGAACACTACGTTATCCCCCAAGCCCTGTACGACATGACTCTCGCGGATTGGACGCCAGAGGAGCTGGTGGCGGAAATGACCCCGATGTTCAGTGACATCACCGGGGCGGAAGCGTTCGAGGCTATTGTCCACGTCGACGACGCGGTGGTGGTACGACTACGTGAAATTGCCCGCCAGGCAGTGGAACAAGACACCGAGCATCTGCCCCACCGTGAAGCGAAAACCGGAGCGATCAAGCGGGTGAATGCCCTGCTCAACCTCACCCAACGTGAGCATCCCCACCTCGTGGTGGAACTGGCGAAATCCGGTGTCCCTTCAGGACAACCTCTCGACACTCTGTTGGAGACGTCAGTTGAGGCCCTCGATGGCATGCCGACGGAGAAGGCCGCCCTGGAACTCCTGGGTCTGGTGTTCTTCAGTGGCGTGGAGCCGGAAGCGCTCGGCGGCGCCTTAAAAGATGCGATTCAGGAATTTACCGATGATTACCAAGAACAGGTCCGTATCGAGAAAGCGATTGAAGCGACCTGGGGAGAGGTATAACCATGGACAAGCGGGACTATTTCTTATGGGCGCTAAAACAAGGCGCGGGTAAGAAGCGGGCGTGGGTGAACAGCATATTCGCCGTCACCGAACCCCCGAATGACGAAAGGATTTTAGGGCGTTGGTACTGGAATGAGAAGGGACAACGCGTGGCCCGTGATGCCGATACGGGAGACGAGTTTGTTATCAATACCAAACGCAAGGCGGATCAGCCGCTGTGTGACTTCCGTGAAGCCTTTGTGCTTCAGTCAGGAGACCTTCCCAACTACCAGGGGGATGGGCCGCTCACGACCACGTATGGGAATGTCTTCGTCAATTACCTACTTCTGGTGCTTCCGTTTGGCGACCTTTTCCCTTTCCAAACCGGACACTTTTCCATCAAGAAGATTGAGGAGGAAATCCTCGGGCGTCTCATTGATAACCCGGAAGACGACGATGGAGTCTCTCACGCCCCAGACGGAAAACTCTACGTCAGGCAGTACCTGCAGTTTTCTGAGTATGCCCTCTCCCTGGTTGCCTACGCGTCCATGTCGGTGGTCTCTGTCACACCGAAGGCACTCCAGTCCAATCCCAAGGCCCGTAAGCGCCGACAGGAGCTGTTAGAGGAGAATAAGGACAAACTCACTGATCCGATTGTGGCAGCCAAGATTGGTAAGGAGATGGAAGCCCTTGATCGTGAATGGTTGGAAGGTGATGCCGCGTATGACTTCTACGAAGCCAAGGGCAAGAAAGGCTTCGGGGCGGTTCGTAACAAGCTCTTTTATCTGTTCGGTAGTGAGTCCGCCTTTACGGATGGCTCTGCGGTAACTCTGATTACCAAGTCATTGGAGGAGGGCATTGACCCCGAGAAACTCCCAGAGATGATCAACGGTCTTCGTTACGGGTCTTACAGTCGCGGGTCTCAAACTCAGTTAGGTGGGGAATCCACCAAGACCATCTACCGGATGGTGGGGACGATTCGCATTGAGGAAGACGACTGCGGTACCTCGTTGGGCATCCCAGTACGGATTAAAGAAGACAACGCCAAAGGGATGGTGGACTTTTGGGTGATTGATGGGAAACAATCCGTGTTGCTCACCAAAGACAACGTCCAGTCGTATATTGGTAAGGATCTCTTACTGAGAAGTCCGGTCACCTGTAAGACCGAAGGACGCAACGTGTGTCGGCGTTGTGTGGGTGAGGCCCTAGCGGAGTTACCCGATGGTATTCCAGCAGCGGCTGCTGCAGTAGGAGGAATTTTCTTGAACAGTATGCTCAAAAAGATGCACTCAGCTGGCGCTGTTAATACAAATAAATGGGATAGGACCAAAAGGTTAACCTAATGCCTTAGGAGGTTTATTTCTTAATGCTTGCATCCATGAGCGATGTATAAAAATACTGAGCGTCTCCTTAATATGTACCCATCTGTTAAGGAGACCTCGTAGATGAATTTCGATCATTTCCCGAAAGGTTGCGGCATCCTGGAAGTAACCCATACCCCCACCGGTAACTTCTTTTACGCCGTGGCGGATTCACTCCAATATACGGCGCGTCATACATACAACGTACTGCAAATCGGCTCTCACCACAATCCCTCATTGCAGGAACTGGTGTCTAAGACAGGTATCGACGCCGTTGAGTTTGATTTCATCAAATGCGAAGACCGTCAGGAGGCGCGGGCAAAGCGCCATGAGTTACTGATCGAACATTACACTAACCCGAAACTACTCAATGGGAGCGACTTCCCTAAAGTCCCTGGTGCGTACCGCATCATCCATCGCCCCTCAGGGAAATTCTTTGTGGGTCACTCGGTAGATGTCGTCAAACTCCACAAGCACAACATGATCATGCTTCGCGCGGGAAACCATCGCAACGAGGCATTTCAACAAGTGTTTAATGAGAGTAACGGCTCGGACGACTTTACGTTTGAGTTTATCCGAACCCAAGACGGAAAGGAAGCCCGCGAGTACGCCCAAAAGTGGTTTGACGAATACTGGGACACGGGACTGATCCTCAATAACATGAAGGTTAATAGGGTGAAACGCGAGATACCCGGTGCGTACAAACTGATCCATAAACCCACAGGCCGTTTCTACGTGGGCAGCACTAAGGATATTCCTTGGCGCATTACGTCACATTTCAACCAAATGGAAACGGGGAAACACCAAAACCGGTTTCTCCAGGAGGTATGGAATGGGGACCGCGATGAGTTTGTTGTTGAGGAGTTTCCAACTAGGGACCGGGAAGAAGCCTTCTTGCTCGAACAAAAAATGATTGATGAAATGGGCGGTGACGAGAACTGCGTGAATATCGCCAAGAATGCTAAGTCGCCTATTAGTAGTATTTTGCTTTCTGAAGAGGTTATTGCGAAGCGTAAAGCGTCACTAAAGAAACGCCAAGAATCTCCAGAATACCGTAAGCAGATGGGTGAGAGGATGCGGGAGATGTGGAGTGACCCCGAACGTAGAGCCAACCGTCGCGGTGCGGGGAATCCCTTTGCCAAGCAAATCTGCATTGGCCCACGTTATTTCGGTTCCGTTAAGGATGCAAGTCGGACACTCGGGGTGTCGGAGTTATTACTCCGTAATCGAGCAAATGATCAAAATAGTCCGGGCGTGTTCTTCCCTGAGAATCCATTACCGTTGGATGTACTGAAAGCCAATAACCGCGAAGTCGAAAACAAACCAAAACTTTACCACCTATATTGCCACTTTCTAAAAGAATATTACGGCATCGAACCAGAAGGAAATGTACATCATGGCGCAGGGGATTATCGGTCGGGTGAGGGGGTATCTTAACCGACGTCAGTGGGCAAAATATCACTTCAACAGTTACATGAACCGTACCTGGGATCGGATGTGTCCCTTGTGTCACAATTGGTATCGGCGTGATCGTATGACGGCAAGCTTCTGTTTAGTCGGAACGCGCTTAGAAATTCGCTGTCGGTGTGGGTGTACGGCGAAATGGAACGTGGAACAGTTTCACGCCACCTTAGACAGTGCTCATGCCGCGAAGGCGGCTTAATCCATAAAGGAGTGTTACCATGAGTAATGAAACCCAAGATCCGCAAGGTGAAACTCTAGAAGAACTCTCTCCGGTCGAGGCAGCACGTGACGCATTCTCCCTCCCGGAAGCGTGGACCGATCCGCAGGTCGAACAGTGGATCAAGACCATGGAGAACGAAGAGGAAGAGACCACCGAAGACGGCGTGTTCCGCTTTGATCCGACTCGCGCACAGCGTAAACCCGCCGACTGGGAAAGCAAGGAACTCCTCGCATACCTGAAAGGCGCACTGATTGGTGTCTCCAATAAACGCCGCAGTGAACTAATCAATGAATACCGCCGCCGGGAGGATCTGGAAGAGGCTTGGAGTGACCAGCAGGTCCTGGATTACTTCCAGAAGGGTATCACGCCGGAGCAGACCTCTTATGGCGCGTGGGTCTATGACCGGACGCGTCCCCAGCGTCAAGCACAGGACTGGAGCACTGAAGAGCTCATGTCCTGGGCCGAAGGGGAGCTCAAAGCGGTGGGTAAGACCACCGACATCAAGCTGGCGATTGAACTCAAGAAGCGCCACACCCTGAACGCAGAGGCGGATACCGTAGGCGCGATTCTCGCGGCCTATAACCGCCAATTCGGCGACGATCAACCCGAAGAGGAGGCTACCCCCGTGTCGGAACAGGAAGGCCTCCTGGAGCGGGCTGAGACGACCTCGACCTATAATGGAGCATTAACCGAAATGAACCTGAGTTTTATTGAAGGCGTGTTGGACCGTTACGTGGCGGCCGTGGCGCCCGGTAAGCAGATCACCGAAGCCGAAGGGGGTAAAGCCCAACGCGATCTGGACAACCTGTTCAACTACGTCATGCGCATGGAAGGCCCTGCTCTCCCCGAAGCCCTGGACATGATCAAGCGCCGGGTAGTGAAGGAGCGTGAGGGGGTGTTCTCACCCAGCTATGCCTACCGCTTTACCCACCTCCTCAAAGGGGACCGTAAGGCTCAGCAGCGTCATGTGAACCTGATTGAGCTGTTCCTGATCATCACTGACCGCAATGCCGGCGCTAAGCGTAAGCAGATTGACATCCGCCACATGCTTTCCGGTTACTCTCCTGCGGTGAGTGATCGCCTGACCGACTATTTCAAGAACTACGCTTGATAGTATAGAGAGCGTTTATGGACCGTTATCTGAGTGATTCGCTACCGCTCAGGGATTACGGCATACACGCCCTTCCTCCGGGAAGGGCTTTTTTTGTTAATAGGGGTCAACGAATGGGAACTCGTTTATCAGCTGTGCTTCACCAGCCCATTCCGGGCATCCTCTGGCACTGGTGTCCCGGCTGTCGAGAACGCCATCCGATTCATGTTCGTCACCCCGACAGCAATACCAAGGTGACCGCGTTATGGTGCTGGGACGGTAATGTTGACCAACCCACGTTTAACCCGTCGATTCGGGTTTATAATCGAGATGGCAGTACCCAGTGTCACTACTTTATCCGTCAGGGAAACATTCAGTTCTGTGGGGATAGTGACCACCACTTAGCGGGTAAGACGGTAACGCTTCCCCGTTTACCTGAGTAAAACGAAAGTCATATTAGGAGATAGATAATGCGTACACGGTTTTTACGCGGGACGACCGCGGAGAATAATGGGTTGACGCTCCCGGAAGGGGAATTGTCGATTGACTTAGAGAAAAAGGCAGTCCGCTTACATGATGGCCAAACCCTGGGTGGGTTTGAAGTGGTGGGGACTCAATCGGTAATGAGTGGAAGTCAGATAATCGCTACTGATGGAGTTGTCGATTTTTATGGGGAGGTCCCCGACACTGAGCTTTTTACAAGGACTGAGTTATCGACTATTACAGGAATGTCTTCGGGAGTTGAGCTTAGCGATGCCGGTTTCTCTTGGCTTAAGTTTGGATTTAACGGAAAAATTTTATTTGTTGCCAGCAAAAATGTCCGCAGTAATGTGACCGTAAACGAGCTTTACAATTTAGGTTTAGTATACGGGACTGACACAGTAGGGGCATTCCCACCGACAACCGGTGTTAACCAGAACACCTTGTTAACTAAAAATAACCTTACCTTCAAGGTTCGCCTCCTCAATGGTTCAGTCAACGACCCTAGCGGAGCTGAGCGTAACGTTAACGTGTTTACCGATGGCCCAGGTTCCGAATGGGACGAATTGTTGAAACGTGTACATTCCGATTACTCTCCTGGCGGTGACTGGCCTACATACACCAACGAATTTCTAGACATAAAACTAAACCGATACAGTTTTGTGAAAGAGACCCATACACACACCACCTATTCCCGCATAATGAGGGGCTATCACGGTTTACTCGGTATGTCGTCAAACATACCGCAATGGAGATCATCAAGCGGATGCTGGCGCCCTGTCCTCGAACTCGTTCAATAACCCACCCAGAGTGTCCCTAATACTATAGTCAAGGCTGTCCTTCTTGGTACGGTATTGGCGATGGCGAAAGAGCGGCGTGTCCTTCTTTTGTTTTGCTCGTTTACGGTAGATTGGCCCTCCCCAATGGGGAGGGCATTTTATGCGTTGATCAAGTATAGTGGAAGATGTAACGCCATGTCGCCCAACCGAGAACGAAGAGGGTCACCACGGCCCACACCACGAGTAGGGCAGCACCCGCATGATTGACGTAGCCATACAGGGTGATGAAGGGGGTATAGGAAAGAATCAGGTCCAGTACCGCTAAGGCGAACAACGCAAACATCAACAATACGTACCCTTTGAATAGATAACGAATGTTCATGAGACACGTTTCTCCCATTGGTGAATAAGGCGTTTAAGTACTTTGTCCCGATCTCCCTTGGTGTAATTCCCAATAAAGTACTCGTCCTCTAACCGTAGTCCACATTCGGTTACAATCCCCAATACCCCAACATCAGTAAGGGTATTGGGTGTATCCGTAACGTTGGCTGTACAACCGCATAACGGACATGCCGTAATATCCATGACATTAAAACCCTAAGTTCAGTAGATCACTCAACGCCCTTGCTTGGTTAACCGGTGAGGACGCAAAGCGGTCCGAGAGCACGCCCTGGTGAGCCAATGCACGCTCGCGTAGCTCCATCATGAGGGTAGGGTGGGTTTGAGCCCACGCCTCCCACAGACGCCGATAGGCCAGGTAGAGTTCATCCCCGGTGAATTTTCCCAGAGGTGGTTTCCCCTTGCCTTCCCGCCAGGTATCTCGTCCTAATACGCCCCGACCCTTTACCGTAAGCTGGTAATGGTCTTCTATACTAAAACCATCGTCCAAATAGGCATTGAAGGCTGAGAAACGCCGATCCCCTTTCGTGCTCACCTCATAGCCACCAAAGCGCTCCCACTGAAAGGTTAGCTAATCCTCCATCACGGAATCGTCCCGTAACTCTTCTTCGACCTCAACTCGTTTACGTTCTGTTGTGTACACCTCCACATGACGGGAAGGAGGATCGACAGGCAAGCCCTTCTCTTTCTGGAATTCCGCTAACATGTCATCCAGCGATGGAGCCGAGAGAATCTTTTCGCAGATCTCCACCGCATTGGTTTTCCCTCCGGTGAGATTGACCCCGACTTCCCGACGATGGTGCTCCGAGATGCCTTCCATCATCGAGAATTCCATCTGACAGGTTTCTCGTGAAATGTTCAGGTACTGAGAACAATTTGGATACGCGCTGACAAGCACTATCTTCAGTAAGAAACGCTACCTTCTTACTCGCCCCAGACTGTCTCACGACAGGGCAGGCTGCTGCAGGTTTCCCATGCAGGTGAGACTATATCTTCGTCCCCGTGGGACGCCCTCCATTTCGGGACCACTTGGTCCCTACTCTACTCGGTTCACCATAAGGTGCCTTTCGATAGCCGTTGAACGTTCCCCGTAGGCCTCCTAAGAGGCCCTGTAGGGGCTTCGCTGCTACAGGGGGTCTTAGACCCCACGGTTGCCCATTTTGTCCCGTAGGACGCATCCACCTCGTTGTTAAACCATCGATACCTCCTTTCGGGGTACCTGTGGTGAGGTAGCTTTAGGGGTTCCCAGCAATTAGAAGGGTTTGCATTCAGACCTTCCAGTCTGAAGGGACATCGATATTGTCACGAATGTAATGAAATGAGTATTACATTACAAATATCATTTATCCATATCAGCGATATGCGAGTACAACAGGGTCCGGTAGCCGGGGAATTCTTTTACACAGCTTAGTCCATTGGGACCTGCCATAAAACTGGGTAGTGTGATTATCCACGATTCGTGGCCCACCACATACTCGTCGAGTTCATCCACCGGATCGTCAGAGGAGGTGCCAATCACACAGGGCTCTGGTCGATCAAGATACCAGAAGTGCATGCTATCGCAAAGTCGTTTTGGTGACGAGTTAAAGTTCTTGTAGTCGGAGTTTCCCGAGAACATGGAAATGTTAGATGCAAGGTCATTGGTTTTCTCGTCCAGTAACTCCAGTGAGATACTATCGAAGATGTTATACACCCCATATTCGATCTTATAGCGTTCCTGCATGACTTCGTGCCAACGCAGTCCCGATAGGTGTTCGGTCTCTTTGAACTTTAGCTTGGTGAGTCCCAGTTCTTTATTGAGGATATAATCCAGGGCATACGAGCTATCCTTCCCATTGGCTATCCTCAAGATCCGATAGACCGGGAGAGAGTCAATAAACTGAAAGGAGGCCGGATGGGTGACCCAGTTCCAACGATCCTCGATATTGATCGACATGGTCTTCCCGGATGCTGTCACTTTTTGCGCAGGGCCCCGACGGTAGTCGAAGTACCGATACAGTTCAGGGATTCCTGGGTCAGAGAACACGTCTTTCGGATCAATGTTCTCCCGCTCCAGGTTCTTCACCATGTTGGTGACGTCGAAGTCCATGTTCCAAAAGGTGTAGAAATCAGGTTTCCATTCATGGAGCCGTTTAGCGGACTCGACGACGATCTGTCCGGGTGTATCACAAATCACGACTTCGAGGTTAATGTTACGGGACCGTAAGGTCTCACCAATGTACTTGTGGGCTAACTCATGGGTCTTGCCGACGGGATCATCAATGTCACTGACCCACTCCCTGAGGTAGAACAGACTGGCGTTCTTCTTACAGGTGACGGACATACAAATGATCTCACCGTCCTTGGAGTGGACGTTAGTCTCGATATCCCCCGCCGCCACACTGTTGAAGCTAATCAGTCCGGGCCAGCGTTCTTTGTACTCCGCTTTGAGCAGGCAGGCGGAGCTCACGTCAGCACCATACAGGTAGGGGCTACGGGCCAAACGCTTCAGGGGTGGGTTAGGCCCCGACGAGTAGTCGTTTAGCGCTCTCGCAGCCGCTCTCGGGAGCTCTAGCTGGGTGGTGGTGTACTTGGTACAGTTCTTGGTGTATTCGTAGTCCTTCTTGTCGCGATGGGTCTGACGACCCTTCTGAGTCACCCAGAAGGGACGCTGGTAATCCACGTGCGGGCGGAGTTGGGGTATACGCCGCCCATCTTTGAGATGGACGTAGACTTTGGCGAGTAACAGATCGTGATTTGACCCATCTTGGGCTTTTACGTAGGTGATGTGCTTAGGTTCAAAGCCTACCACATCTTCTTTAGTATATTCGGGTTGACTCACAGGGCAAACTCCTTAGTGGTCTCTGCACAGGATAGGTAAGGTAAGTAAAAGAGGCCTCAGGCCTCCCTTTATGCCTGTATTCTGGGAAGCCGTCTTATTTGTATGATCTAGAATTGATTTCCCCACCTATAAGGACTACCACATGTCTGAAGTGTTACAGATTTCTCAGGAATTCATTAACATCGGCGGAAGCAAAATCCTTGGTGTCGAATTATTGACCAAGGTAGAAGAACTCTGTATCAGGGTACGCGATAAAGGAGTTACGTTAAGCCAATCGGACTATAATGCCATCACCGAGATCATTATAAAAAGAACCAACCTCAATTTTAAACCGTTGGTTACCGATACCCTGACGATGGGGGTACTGATAAACGAGCCTGTCGGACATAGCGGTATCTCAAATTTCCATGGGGATAGAAGTACCTCAGGAAAAAATACCGAGTTCTATGATAAGTGGATGTCGTCGACCATTGATCTCGACAAGGTCAAAGTCACTGGACAGTTCGAAAAGGTATCGTTCTATCTGGTGCTACCTGAAGCAGATTTTTCCGGCAAGACGGGCCTCACCCCCGAAGAAATCACCGCCTTTATCCTTCATGAGGTAGGTCACGCATTTTTCAGCCTGGCCACGCTCGGGGAGTATGTCTACCTTAACTACTATCTGACCGATGGGGCCGACGTACTTCTTGGGAAGAAGCCGAACAAATATAAAATCGACGTTTTCGATGCAGCGTATCTCAAAAAAGAACTCCCAAAAGAAGAAGTTGAGCGACTGGTAAAAGATCCCACGGAAGCAAACTATCGCCGCGCGTTACTGATTGCTCACCGTCGTTCGCCGCGAACTCACCTGGTGTCAAAGGCGGGCAGCGAAAAACGCGACGAACAGCTCGCGGACATGTTCGCCTCCCGCATGGGATTTTCCCGACATCTGGCAACGGGTTTTTATAAGCTGAAGAAGTCGCCGTCCGGTAGGTTTTATCGGGGGACGGCATACCACACCGCGATAGAGATTGTGAAGTTATTGTTTGGTGGGTTTGCTGTAGCTGGATCACTCACTGTACCGCTTGCGTCACCAATCCTCCTGTATGCCTACGTGGCAATGGAGTTCGGCGATAGCAGCAACGGCGGCGTGTACGACAACGACTACCAGCGACTTGTTAAGATCCGCCAGGACCTCATTGCTCAACTCAAACATGCGTCGTCAAATCCAACAAGTCGTGCCATTATCGACGATGATATTAAAGTCGTCGATAATCTTTTGAAAACCATGAAAGATCGCACCACCTTGGTGATGGCAATGATGTATTTGTTAATCCCCGGCTATCGACGTAGTCGTCAGCAGCTCAAACATGAAGAGCTCCTGGAGTCGTTACTTAATAACGACCTCTTCCTACAGGCGGACCGATTCCGTCGTTAATCCACCGTTCACAGAGAGAACACCCCATGAAACTCGGTATTGCCTTAGCCAAACAGATCAAGACTCTGGACTTTCCCGAAACCCATCAGCGGGAAATGCGTGCCATGTATGTGGCCCAGGCGCTGGCCTACCAAGGCCACCTCCCCACCGGTTTAACCGCGGAAGAATATATCCAAGAGAAGATGTCCGATTGGAAAGTCGTTATCAATGACGTCAATGAGATGTTGGTGCTTGATACTAAATTGACGTTCGCCTTCTTGGAGAAGTTGGTTAAGTCCCGCAAGGAGGTAGTGGAATCAGTGGCTGACACCACCCTTCTGAAAGCCTGTCTTTCCAGTGATAGCATTACTACTCGTCTGACCGATGATCAACAGGCCGCACTGAACGCAGTGGCGAGTCGTCCGAATTTCGGTCAGTCTCTACTCTCAGTGCGCGATGCCTTTGAGGCTGACAGTGAGTGATGACGCACAAACGCCGGGACGGGAACTCCCCGTCCCGCGGTTAACCGATGATTACTTGGAGTCGATGATCGTTCACGAGGATTACCACCAGTTTCCCCAAACCCGCTTGACTGTTTGTTGTCTGGTGCTTCGGAATGGATGGGAATTGTCCGGGGAGGCAGCATGTGCTAACCCACAGCAATTTGATCCTCAGATTGGTCGTCGACAGGCCCGGAAGAATGCATTAAAGCGGGTAAAGTCACGCGAACAGTACCTGTTACGTCAACGGCTCTTTGAGGCCGGTATTTTACATGGAGGCACCAACAATGACGTTTGACACTGTCGTTTCACAAGAAGACGCACATGAGAAGCTTGAGGATCTCCCTGAGGAACAGCAAGGACAGGAACTCGAACACCCTGAGGTGGAAATGGATGAGGAAGAGGAAGCCGATTACCCCCTGTCTCAACAACAAGTCATCTCTCAGATTAGCATGTCCATGGAGTGGCTAACCGATCTCAGGGATACGGTAGCGCGCCGTGGGGTGTCCTCCCACGATATGAAGGCCCTGCGGGAGATCCGAGGCACGCTAGCAGATGTTGGCATCGAACTGGCCCCGACCCCCGCCCTGGAACATTACCCGATTGGTAGTTATACCAGCGACCGCAGCAGCGTCAATTTAGATGTAGGTCTAGAGAGTATTTCACGCACTATCGTTGAGACCGTTAAGCTGTGGATTCGTAAGTTGGTAGAATACATCAAGAAGATGTACCGTTGGGTGAAACAACACCTTAAGTCGGAAGATAAGTTCACGCCCTTTCTTGAACGCTACCAAGAACTGTTCATGGTACTTCGTGATGCCCAGAAGCGCCTCAAAGACGCCAGTGCGGCTGGACGGGGTCGGGAGTATGACAAGGCTATCGAGAGGGCATTAAATGAATTGATCAAGGATTCTCAACTCAAACGGAGTCCTTTGCAGCTCGCACTGCTGGGAGAGCCCGACCAAGCTGCTCGTTTACGCACGCTCGAGAAGGATGCGTTTTCCTTTACGCAGACCGTAGAGCGCCAAGTCGATGAGATTGATTTTCTTCTCGGCAACAGTCCCCAACGTAGCACCCAAGTCAATGCAGAAGGAACGAGCATTGCGGGCAAGATCCTCCAAGAAGAAATCGATATTTTCACGGCAGAGATGCCCCAGGGAAATTATCTCCAGAAGCACGTCGCCGTCGATGTATTGGGGACGAAGCCAATTCCCAGTGTATCAGTTACGCTGTCTCCTTACGATTACCTTATGGTCATGCATGAGGAACTCACCAAGCAACTCAACAATATCCGTAATATCGATATTGATGATAGTCAAGTTGACAAGGTGTCGGGAGTTCTTGGGGATCTGAGTAAGAATGTCGATTATCTCGTTAAGTTAGCGTCGTTCTTCCACAACACAAACCGCCAGAAGGTGGTGACGTTAAAGAAGCTCGTGACCTTCGAGATGAAAGCACTAAATGCGCTTTATAAGGATGTCACCACCAATGCCGTAGATACGCGTCAAGCGGAAACCTTCGAGCGGATCTATCGCGACGTGGAGGCGAAACTTAAGAAAGAGGGAATTCGATAGTTCCCAGCGACGACATAAGGGTAGGGCCGAATGGCCCTACCCTATGCTATTTTTTTACCTCACCGTATGACGTAAGAAGCTGATGTCGATATCGTCTTGTGCGGCCAGGAACTGGTTAGCCAACACAATCAGCCGGCGACGCAAGGCCAGCCTCACGGCATCATCTTCGATACTCACGGTACTGAAGTCGTTATCGCCCCCGAGTCCTCCAGCCTCGATACTGATGACGTCTTCCCCAGCATTTGCCTTCAAGCGGGCAATAATGTCCGATACGGCTACCGTCCGGCGCCCCAACATCTCATTGACAATCTCACGGGTACTTTCGGTCAATGCTTCACGTAACCCCACATTGCCGTAAGCGGTATCCGTCAGATAGTAGTTCACGTAGAAATGCTGATCCAGTGACAGGGTTGATTTAAGGCCCTCCCTGACCGTGGCTGTGGTGTCCCCTAGCGTCACGGTGGGGTAGAGGTATAACTCACTCTGCTCAAGCAGCCGCTGCTCAATCAAACCGACGTCATTGTTGATCCACCCCACAATGGTTTGGGGTACGGCTTGACGGTAGTCGGTCGATTCCCGGTCATTGACAAAGTAATACACCCCATCGAGTAGCATCAAGACAAACTCACGAACAATCTTCCGGGGACCAATTAATTCAGGTTCGCCGTTGGCATTGAGAACCACGTCGCCCTTCAGGTACCGATAGACGGGATTACCGTCCTCATCGACCTTCACATCCCCTTTAGCGTGCAGGATATTGTACGTGATGTTACCGTCCACATCGGTTCCCAGAATGATTTGTCCGTTTTCATCCCGCTCATACACCGGGGCATCGTAGGTGTAGGGGATGTTCTCCTCATGACGCTTGTATGCATAAGAGGAGATCAGACTACGGTTTCTCCGCCACAACTGAGTTAACTCTTGACCAAAATGGACCCTCAGTCGTTCACGGGAAATCGCCATGAACCCTTCAGGCAGGAGATGGGTTTGAACGATCAAGTCCAGATCCCCTTCTCGATAATTCCGAAGGTCTTGGTTCAGGGCAATGAACGTGAAGTCAAAGTCATGCTCCAACGGTGTGGCGAAGTCAGTTTGAACCTCATCAAACATGGAGAGGTTAGTGGTGTGCAGACCGTGGTCTTTATCCAGATCCATTCGGGTGTAGATATCGAACTGGTACAGACGTTCTTTGTCCTCAGTGCCGATGAACGTCCCATTGATGGAGGCGTAGCTGTTTTCCCCATTAGGCTGATAGCCCATCTGCACCACGATGTCATCGTCACTGATGGATTTAAACCGATCGCCGGACTTGAGCTTCACGGTGATCCGATAGCCCTCGTCAATACGGACGATGTCATATGTGTCGATTCCCACCTGAATCTGGGCAGTGTCGTTCTCCTCAACGAATACCTTACGCATGATGGTGGGGGCATCCAGATAGTAGGGCCTGACATCGAATTGGTTGTCGGTCACATCCAGGACGTAATGGAAGGGCGTGAACAAATAGCGTTCGTTATTGACATGCCGTGTGAGGGCATCAGGAGACATGGCCATCACGTCCCGTATAACGCTATCACGCACCACTTCGATCTTCCCGTCGACATAACGGTACAACATCGACGGTTTGATCGTCAGACGCTCTCCATTGTCGTAGGTGTGATCGGACAGTGCAATGTCTTCAATCTTCAGTTGAAGTTGACCCATGGTACAGCCCATTCCCCCTGAGACACTGCTGCTCTCGGGAGCGGGCAACCGTCGGGTGGCTAAGAACTGACGATTGGTGATGTTGTCAATATTGGTGACAACGGAGTAGCCCCGACTCTCCAGTTCGGTTGACAGTTGCGCATGGGTTATGGGTACACGACTGACACCCAAGGTGTTATTAATCACTTGCTGGCGCAGCGTGGTAAAATCCACCGCTCGACTGCCCCCGGTCACCCGGTTGCCATTAAGGCATTGGATCTGATTGAACGTGTTTAACGGAGAGACAAAACTGCTGTTATCATCGATGGCATTCAACGTCATCTCAAACTGGCTGGCCTGGTATCCCCCCAGATCGAGATCAATGGGACCCTTGGTAGAATAAACGTCAACTCGCACTTCGCCATTCACCAGACCTTGGGTGAAATAGATCAGAGGGATCTTCACGTTCAGAATGCCGTCATGAACTTGAAGGACCGCCGTGACGTCGGTGGGGTCATAAACCTGATCAGTATGGGTGGTACGAATTTCCCGCCAGTTCTGACCGCCGTCGGAAAGGTACACCCGCGCCACATAGAACTGATCGGAAAACCCAAAGTCGGCGTCGAAAGCGGAGGCGGCGTTAACTGACTCCGTGAAGGTGGTAACGGCGAACTGTCCTGCGGGGACGTGCAACACCAACAGACGGTCCCGGTTCAAGCGGAGTACATCCCAGTCCACCATGTTGGATTCCAAGGTCTGTACTGGTGAGGTGTCAGTTCCGTCATACATTACCTGGAGACCGCCGTGCGACATAATGCGGATCTCAATTGGATACTGCATGGTGAAGGTGGTGTCGGCAACTCGAAAACGGGTCAGGCGAGGAATCACCAATTTACGGACATCGCTGTCCGGTACGGGAAGGGCCTTGGACAGGACCTCATCAAATGACAGGTAGATGTCGAATGTGGTCCATGCAGGCGTGGCAAACCGCCCAATGTAGTCCCGGTCGGCCATGTGGAGATACAGCTCTTCGGTGTCAATGGCCATGCTGGGGTATAATCGACGAAGGAGGGCTTCCCCTTCCACCACGTTCATGTTGGCATTTAGTACCGCCCCTTCCATCAGGAACACAAACGGATGGCTGGCGTCAGGAATGTCGTAATCGCCTTCACCACTCACCTGCGATTGGAGTTCATCCAACATCAGGTTCTGCATCAGCATGGGATTAAAACGCACGTCACTTAGACGGTCTTTAAAATTACTCACAGTCATCTCCTGGTGTTAGCGAACGATAATATTGGCTCGTTCGGCGTCGTATTGTTCTCTAAATACCCACCACTCTAACTCAAGGGTGAGTTCGTTGATATGAGGGTAAGCGCTGTAGTTAAAATATTCCCGCTCCCAGGGTTTTAACTTGACCAGGTAGCGTTCCCGGTTTTCGTCTTTCATTGCCACGTTGAAATGCTCGACCACCCGATTGAATTCATAGATCAGGATATGGTCGTAGTAGGTGAAACCCATACAACGAAAGTTGACAGCGATCTGATCATTCGCCGTGGGAAAAGGTGTCTCGGAACCATCCCCTTCAAAATTGAAAATGTTACCAATCGGTGCGGTCATCGGAAAGCTCGCCCCAGTGGCCCCAATGCGAGTCACATACCGACGGGACTTATCCATGATCAGGCGATAAATGCGGGTGTTATAATCAATCTCGTTGTATAACACCATGTCGGGGTAGGGCATCAGCCTTCCTTCATAGACAAGGCCCATGTACCAACCCCAGATCAACATCATGAATGATATAGGATCACCCGGCAGATTGCGAAAGCTTGCCTGTAGGTCATACGTCTCGTAATGGTAAGGTATGTCGTCAACATACGAGTAGGCTTCACGATATAGACCTGGTTGAGACGTGTGGGTGTTCAACGTAAAATCAGGCCATCCTGATAACGAGATCAAGTTGTTGGAAAGCAGGGGAATAAATGCACTTAAATTGTCGATACCTGGTGAAGTAATCCCTTGTGCCAACAGACTCGGATCAAGCGATGCCCGAACCATTCGCTGGACACTGTAGGGTTCTTCAACCAACAAGTTACTCATCACACGATCGATGATTAAGTTATCGTATGACATGTTCATTAACGGTCGCGTGAAAAAGGTAAACCCGTGGTTCTCGGTATTGACCGGAATCGGTCCATTGCGTCCGACAATGTTCAGCCCATAGAAGGCATCCGAAATGGCTTGGTCGCGTGGTGAGCGCCCCAGGTTTCGCGCAATCTGATTAAGATAATCATCCAGTGCCATTGTGCACTCCACTACATGTAAAGGAAGGAAATCGCTATGACGATGCTCGCGGCCGCCGCTTCAGGTGCGGCACTTCGTATTGGGGATGTGATGACTAGCAAGGTAGCGCAAGCCCTTGCCAACGGTCAGTCACTGAAATCTTTGGCGGACATTGCCCGCCCAGCACGGGTCGAGCCGTTGGTGGTGGTGGACAAACCACTGGAAGGTCAGGACTACATGGACGATGTCATGAAGTTTACTCTGACGACCTTCACCGGCTACTACCTTCAGGCGGTGTCCCTGGTTCTGAACGTGGGGCGTATTGATACCCTCAAGACCTTAGATGCCCTCAACCCCAATCGCAGCATGGGGGGTGCTGGGAAACGCTTTAAGGAAGCCGTGTTCTCTTCAGAGTCATATGAAAATGGTCTTCCGTCATTAGAGGCGTTTGATCAACCGATGGAACGCGAAGATCTGCTGGTCTCGGTAGAAGGCGATGACGGCGGTCAAACCATGGGGGTCGACGATGAAACGTACAAGAAGTTTTATGAGGTCGAAAACCTGGCCGTCGGCAAACTGATCAATGTCGAACTCAAGGACGGCGACCACAGCGCGAAGCTGCCGGTACTGATTCGACTGACGCCCACCACCGTTCCGTCACAGGTCCTGACTCATATCTTTACGGCCACCTCCCGTAATGCCTCTTGGAAAGAGCGGTATCACCTGTGGCGTGCGGGCCAGATTCGTCTGGTGCGTGATCTGATGTTTTCGGTGGATCTGATTGATGAACACCGCAAGGCATTGATCAACGACACCTCCAATGTCTACATGACAATGACGGATCGACGTCGCAAGAACAGCCAAAAGGCGATGTTCTCTGGCACCCCCTCAATGGCGGATGCTTCCAACATCGCGATCATCACCAAGGACACGGCTCGGGAGATCGGGCGTGCCATGTACGGTAAGATCGACAGTTTAAAGATCCGTAAACAGATCTTTGATGCGACGTACCTGATGCTGCTGGTGGTGGTGGACGAACAGTGGGAGCGGGTGACCATTTATCACCGCGGGGTGGATCAGCCCACTGAAGCCAGCTTCCGTGAAATCAAGGGCGCTGAGAAAGGTAAAGGACCGGACATCACCGAGATCCTCAAAGCCTACTCCCTCGGGGCATCTCCCTCCATTTAATCATCGACGAGGTCTTTGAATGAACGTTATTGATTATGTCCGTCGCCTTTCCCCGACGTACGAGCGCAAAGAAGTCATGGGTGTGCTCAAGCAACTGCGGGAAGAGCTTCGCGACTATACCCTGCCGGTTGCCAAAGACGCCCAAGAGGCGTTCATGGACCACACCTTCAAATCCGCCTATTCGCGTGAGCTGACTCAGGCACTGCGTAAGCGCGTGATGTTTCAAGGCAGTCCCATTGATCTGCTGACGATCTCATTGGAGCGCCTGGACGGTAATCTGGATATCCTGGAAAAGGAAGTCAAGCGACTGTTCTCTTTCCAGTTCTCCACGGCGAACATCACCTACAACCGTGTGGCGCTGCTGCGCTACATTGAGTCAGCGTTGTTCTACACCAAATACTTCCGTAAGCTGCTGCTGCGTCTGGTGGCAGAAGAAGCCATCGCGCTGGGGAGTGCGGCCCCGCTGCGCTGGGCCAAAGCCGAGCGGATGTGGTTGGACGATAACCTGAAAGTCTTTGTGGAGCTCTACCCGGCGATCGGTAAGGACTCCAAAGACCTTCTGAAGACGTTCCAGCAGACCTCTTCAGCTGAAGTGGATGAGGAAACCTTCGAGACTGCGCAGAAGGCGCTGGGGACCAAACTTGACCCCATGAAACTGCATGGGCTGTCCGCCACCCGGTTTAACCCGATCTTCTCCATCGGGAAAGCCCTTGCCGAACTTAAGGTGAAGCGTTACCAGGCGGCCAAAGAAGAGCACCAAGCCCTTCAGCTTCGTCTCCAGGAACTGCGTGAAATCCAGGACGGGGGTAATACCAGTCCGAAACTGCAAAACCTGATTCACCACACGGAGAATCGGATCGAGCAGCTGGATTACAACATCAGCAAGATCGAAGAAGAGAATCAACTCGACTGAGGAGGCACCCATGGGCATGCCCAATAAAACGAAGGTGTTTCCTCGCGGTTACAGTGGCGGTCAGCAACAAAATGACCCGACCCACAGAAACCGTGGGGGTGACCCCCGCGTCACCGACTTGTGGCGTCAGTACACCTCACCGAATAACCAATCTTCCGCGTGGTCGTTCCGTCGGAAAGCGATCACGGTCGCTAAGCAAATGCTGGCGGGGCGTCCCAATTGGTTTATTCAGCAGGACACCAATGAGCTGGTAAGAGAATATAACTACCAGTTTCTGATTGACACCCTGCGATTCATTGGTACTGGGAAACGGCGGATTAGCATTCACGCGTGGCCGGATCTTCTCAGTAACCATCCGGTGGCAGGTCTGAACGACGTGTCAGAACGCCATGAAATCGCCGATGTGTTTGAACAACTGAAACTGACCACGTCGATCGAAGCCATGCTCCAGCTCTGGTGCAGTCACCCCCATGGGTTCGATGATATGGTATGTACTTTGAACCTACTGTTTGGGGATCTTCCCCTGAAAGTGGAACAAAACGCCAGCTAAGCGTTTTTCCTTTACCTATCGATGGAGAATGACATGTCAACCCTTCTGAAGAACTGGCTGGAACAGTCCCAAGTGAGCCTGGAAGACTACGAGATGACTGATGGCGAGCAGAAGCTCGACGTCCACGTGGCCTCTGAGCCGAGCGTCGATCAAGAACTTGCCAAAATGGAAGAGTCCAAGCTCACCCAGGACGAAATCCAGAAAGACTGTGAGGCCATGGTTGAAGCCCAGTCTGCCATGGAAGACTACGCCGACCTGCTGAGCCACGCTCTGGAGAACGGGGGTCTGAACGATCAGGCCGCGGCCTTCATGCGCCTGGGCATGGAGCGCTATGAAGCGATGTTCGGCCTGGAAGAGCCGCTGACTCCGTCCGTAGAAGCCTTTGGTGGTAGCGCCTCTCGTCAGCACTCCACTCAGGTCTCCCTGGAGTCCATCTCCGAGACCCTGAAGAAGTCCTGGGAAGCCATCAAGCGCGCCCTGACGGCCCTGATCAACGCCGTCAAGGACGTCTATGCCAAGGCAACCAACGCCGCCGGCCGTCTGGAGAAGCGAGCTAACGCGCTGCGGGCGAAAGCTCAGCAGGCCAAAGGCAAGACCCCGAAGGAAGACAAGATCAGCATCTCCGGTGCCGGTAAGCTGTACGCCGATGGCGTGTGGAAGGGCGACGATGTATCCATGGTTGCCGGCTTCATGACCTACGGCCTGGGTAAGTTCCCGGAGATCGCCATCAAGTACGCCCAATCGGTGGCAAACACTGTGGGTCAGATCAAGCCCGAGTCGGTTTCCAAGCAGACCGCGGCGACCGTACTGAAGATGTCCGACACCATGCTCAGTGACTTCAAGGGCACCGCCTCTCCGTCTGACGATAAGCGCTTCCCTGGCGATACCGAAGTCAAGCATTCCGAAATCCTGCCGGGTAACATGGCACTGTATCTGTCTCAGCCGGCGGTGAAGGGCGACGAGATCGCCGCCCTCAAGAAGCTGGCATCCAACCTGCGCGCCGATATGCTGGCCGTGCCGGGTGCGAAGGCCGGTGAGAAGAGCCATGAAATCACTGTGGCGACTCCTGACGTACTGGCCAACCGTGCTGGTCAAATCGCAAACGCTGCCGGCATGATCAAGAAAGCCAGCACCAACGGCGACAAGATCAAGAAGGTTGTCGATGACCTGATGAAGGCAGGTGATGCGCTCAAGGAGAAGGCCGATAAGGCTGAGCTCAACGACGAGCAGAAGAAGACCATCGATGCTATCCTGCGTGGTATGGTTGCCATTCAGCGCCTGCTCGGTGGTACCATCAACGGTATCATCGCGTACGGTGTGCGTACCCTGAACGCCCAGCTTGGTGTTGTAGAGCGCCAGCTTGCGACTTACAAGGTCGAGGCCACCGCGGGCGACGAAAACCTGCCGGCGAAGAAAGACGACGAGTAAGTCGTTATCGGTGTCACGGGAGGCCCTTGGGGCCTCCCTTTGTTGGGAGTTGCCTATGCCCCCCGTCGCTGATTATTACGACGACGTCCGTGACGAACCCAAACCCATCACGGAAGAATACGATTCCGTCGCCGATGACCCCACCGTCGATCCGGAACGATTAGCAAAGCTCCTTGAACAGCCCACCGACACAGCACGTCATGTCCTACGTCTGATGGACGGAGTTGAGAGTTACCACCCTCCGCTGTTTGAGGACATTGAAGACGGACTACTGTTACCGGGCTTTGAAGGGTTTAAAGACACGCTTCATGATCTGTGGGAACGTATCAAGCAATGGCTTGCTGCGGTACGGCGTTGGATCATGGATGACGGTCGTCAAGCGGACATTGCATTAAATGCACTGTCACTGCAGTGTGAAAACCTGAAAGTTGATACCCGAGCTAAGTTGTCAAGCCAACAGAGCGGTCAGTTTAAGATCAAGGGACGCATTACGTCACTTTCGGTGTTCTACGCACCGCCACGCGATATCGGTCAATTGATCTCGAACCTGCGGATGATGAACCGTTTTATGGGCGATTATCTGAATCTGGTTGATCGCCAGATGTTGGGTAACGTAGGACGTGTGGCTGTACGGGTGAGCCAACTTGATCCAGCAAGGTTGTTTGCCCCGGATCTTGAAGACTTGGCGGTGGAGTTACGACGAATGGCTCCTGAGAACGCCATCACGTCACTTAATCTCCAGCCCGTGAAAGGCTCATCTCGGCGGTATAGTTCGCTGCACCTCATGGGCAATTTGAGACTGATCTACCAGCCCGGTGGAGACGCTCGGGGGATGTCCCGTGTACTGTCTCAGACACTGCGTTTGATGCACTCGGATATCAACCCACGTCCCATGCCACCAGAGATCACCTTCTCGAAGTTCGGACGCATCCAGAGCGATCAACTGCTTCAGTGGGTAGGGACATCGATTGACCAGTTGAAACACCATACTCAGCCTGCCATGCGGAAACGGCGGATGCGTAGCCTTGAAGAAATGGAAATGGCAGTGGATAGGTTTATCCAAAAGACAGATCAGCTGACCGATACTGACACTCAAGGTCATCGTGAACTTATCCGACAGGTCGTACAGACGGGAAGAAGCGTTAACGATTGGTTGAACAATCCGTACCATGGTATGATTGCCAATCACATACGGAGTCTTCGTGCTGCGTTGATGGTTTGTCGAATGAACGTATCCTGATCTTATAGCGGGTTTAACCGACCATAAGGTCTTGTTGTAACACACACCAGGAGAATTCTCCCATGAGTCTGATTCGTGATTACCTGTCCATGGAAAGCCATGGCGATGACGATGCCCCGAACGTCAACGTGGAAGTCGAAGTTGAGGTGGAAGTCCCGGAAGTTCAAGAGGTTTCCGAGGAGGAAGAATACGAAGCTGATGATCACCTGGACGAATCTGAAGGTGAACGTCGCGAAATTGAATCGGCCATGGAGTCATTTGATCTCATGGTGGCCGAAGCCGAAAGCGGAATAGCTTCTCTCGAACACTACCAGGAAGTACTGGAGTTCGGTCTGGAGAATGGGCAGTTTTCTCCCCAATTCGCTGCGGCGGTGAATCATCAGCTGAGTCAGTATCGCGACATCTTTGGTGACCAGTGCTTGGGCGCTTCGCTTGAAGACTATGGTCACGATAATCTTCAGGCCTATTACGAGGTCTCGCTGGAAGGGGTGAAGGAAACCATCTCCAAGATGGGCAACGCCATTTCTTCTGCCGCCAGTGGTCTCACCAAAACCATCACGTCGCTGGGTACGAACGAACGTGCGGCAGATGCCATCAACAAGAAAGCAGATGCATTGCTCAACAAGCGGGCATTTGAGGATTCTACCAAAATTTCTCTCTCCGGAGGAATGGCTAAAGCATTTAATTTTGACGGCGTTATTCCCGACGACATCGCAAAAGCCATGATTACCGATCAACGGTCTATCGACCTTCTGATCAGCAAATTCCTTCCGGCCACCAGTAAGTACGCCGAAAAAGCACTGGAGGAGTTAGTAAAAGCAATCAATGCCGACGCCCCCGATGGTCCCGCAAAAGCCATCATTGGTACGAAACTCCCCCGCGTGGAACTGTCCGAAAATGTGACTTCGGGCAAGGCCCTTTTAGGTTACCGCGTCAATGTGGTGGTGCCCGAGCGCGATGCGATCAACTCCAAGCAGATTAAGGAGATTACATCCGCAGTCGCTAAAGGAAAGAAAGTGTTCGTCCCGGTTAAGGCCAAGGAAAAGAAAGAGATCACCGTTACCCGCGCCCAAGCCGAATCGATTGCACGTTCCGCCAAAGTGTACGCGGAGCTTCTTCGTAAGTTGTCTAAAGACGCTAAGAAGAACCTGAAGCAGCAAGCAGAGGCGTTTAAGAAACAGGCAGTTAAAGATGACCATGGTACCATGGCCACTCAAAATCGTGGTAATGCGCTTTTCGGCAACTACCTCGATAAACAGAAGGGTAAAGTGGTTGACACTTCTGAAAAGAATGTTGCGCTCAACGCCATGGTTCAGTTAGTAAATGCTGCCGCGAAAGAATCGCCCCGGGCGTACATGCAACTCTCTTCCATGATTGAGGGCAAGGCAAAGGCGGCTCTCAAACTGGCCAGCCGTGCCACCGGAAGTAAGAAAGGCGAAGACGACGAAAAGAAAGACGACGAGTGATCACACTCTGAGACTTTCGTATGTATAGACGAGGCCGCCTTCCGGGGCGGCCTCTCTGTCGTGATCTTATGATTCCGACCCTTTTGACAATGGAGGTTGACCATGCCCCACGCCCTGGTGACGTTACCCGACGTCTACGAATCCGTGACCCGACGGGTGGCGGTCACAGCCACCGAACAACTGGCTAAGGTAATGCGACTGCCTGGCGACACCCAGGTCTATCTGCCCGGCAACACAGAAAGTGTGCCGATGAACGGTGGTTCGTTCGGTGAATGCTGGGACCCGAAAGTTCGCTACCCGGCCGAAGCCCGTCTGGTGGTACGCTATAACGAATCTATCAATGAGGACAACGTCCTCGCCGTCGCGGTAAACAAACCACAGCACATGCCGTTATTCCACGATGAGCATCGCGATATTGTCATTCGTCCGGTGTACCGCTATGTCGCGCTGGCCATTACCCTGGAATACACCGCGCCCAACATCACGATCGCCCAACGTTGGGTGGATGAGATGCGTTCCCGCATTTCCATGTATCGGGCAGAGCTTTACCAGGATCTAGAGTATCACTACGCGATCCCCGAGCCAGTATGGACCCTACTTCACCATCTCCATGACACCATGGAGTCATCGACCACCCCCACAGGGAAGGCATTTGATGAGTGGTTTGAAGCCAGTCGTATGACCCCGGTGAAAACGGCGACGACGCTGGCGGGTACGTCCCCCACCAAGGTGATCCCGGAACACCAGTATGAGGTATTAGGGTGGTTTGACTTCACAGCGACCCCACCGACCCCGGAAAAGGACAGTCATGATTCAGGGTCATATACGTCGTCCATCACATATACACTCCATTACAACCGTCCGGTGCAAATGTACTGTCAGTATCCAATACTGATTCACAATAATCCGGTAGATGCCCAATTTCGCCCAGAGAAGGCGTATGAAACGTTTAAGACCATTGACCGGAAGGTGAGTACCCGTAAGGGGTCTTTCGACGCCATGCTGGCTCAGATGGACGCTGAGGGGGTACCCTACATCCATTACCCCGATTTTGATGACTGGGTACCGAAATTTGTCCCCAGTGAGCGGCTGACGTTCTTTACTGGCCTGTTAATGATCACCCCGGACGATCCTTATACCTTGATCGACTTGTCCAACCTGGGTGATATGATGTTCTCACCCTTCTTCCTGGAATACTTCTATACTCAGGGAGATAAAATTTTCGATCGTAGCGACAGTATCTTCGAGTTCCGACTCTATGAGAATAACACGCTAAGGACCATTGAGAAGTTAACATTAGATGGTGTTACGGTCAAATCCAAAGAGGCCCTTGACCCGACCAAGTACTACCATTTACAAATCTCGCTGAAACGTAACTGGACGGTGGTCTCTCAGAACGCAATTCAATGCCTACGTCGGTATCCCACAGTGACCTACTGGGCATTGCGTGCCGTGGGAGTTAAGCTAGCCGATCGACCGCTGACCATGATGAAAACCCTGGGGAACCTACGGCCCCGTCCCGTGTCTGACGAGTGTCCCGGTGAGGGTAGCATCATCGGACCACCTCAGTGGACTTACAGTCCCCCCAATGGGGTTATGGACCCACCCAAGGGATGGGAAGACTGGCCCGGCGGGACATGGCCTTGGCCGTGGTTGGGCGAGGAGTGGGTTGGTATTACGTGGCCAGGGAGCGTCCCCGATGGATGGTTAGAAACACCATGGCCTGAGTTTAGCTACTCTGACACCGACGGCGGTAACAACGACACCGTCATTTGGCCAGGGATTCATTACCCCGGACATGGTAGTTTCCCCACGGGGGTGATCACCGACAAGGACATTCAAGACGCCGTTCAAGAAACCGGAAATAACCCCAACGGACCAATCGACCGTTGGCGGGTAGGTCCAATGACCGTTATGTATAGTGAGATTTTAACACGCAAAGTGTTTGGCAAATAGGACATGACTCATGGCACTTTTTAACGACAAACCTGAGGAAACGCAGGATACACCCCCTGCCGTAAAACCTCGAATTGATCCCGAAGCCTTTGATGGGATTACGGTTGATACCGAATACACCCCTTCATCGGCATTGTTGACTTGGGTGGAAGGGTCCAATTGGACCGTGGATTACTTCTCCCAAGTGTTGGGAAGTGATAGTGAGCCAACCCCCCAGGACATCAACCGCGACCCCATCTACCAGCAGTACAAACGGATTAAGGGGATGGACCTTAAGGTCACCTCCCCGCTGACATTCACCCAAGACCCTCAGCTCCGTCATATGGAGGTGCGGGGGTCGGGCATTACCTACCCCTTCCTGGTCCCTAACAAAGGCGACATGTTTGTGGCCGATGTCGGTGACGGTCGGGTAGGGGTATTCACAGTGACCGAGGCGGTGCGCTCCACGATTCTACGTGATAGCGTCTACACTGTCGAATACATCATGGTCGCAGAGCTTGACCAGGCCCGTCTTAAAGACCTGGAACGCAAGACCATTGAGACGTATCACTACTCTCAGGATTCTTTAATCCGGGGATGTGGTCCGTTTGTTACTGAGCAGGAGAAAACCCGTTCGAGTCGGTACCTGGAACTTCGACAGGAGCTGATTTCTCGGTACCTGACGGATTTCTTGAGTCAGGAACACTCAACACTGCTGGTACCTGACCAACTACGAAAAACGTATGACCATTTCGTCACGAAGGCGGTATTGGCGTTGGTGGGTACTCAGGACGATATGCGTGTACGGCGTATCCGTGAACTCAATGTCACTGCCGAGCCCGTAATGTCACAACCCACTTTTTGGGATGCGCTTTTACGGCTTGACGATTCACGTCTGTACGGGGTATCGCAGAAGGCGACGTGTCTTTCGACGAACTACTTCAAAGGACGACCGACGCTTCAAGCCATCGGGTATACCGGCATTCCTCGTCTGGTGTATCCCATGGATGCCCCAACAGATGTTGACTCCCAATACGACAGTGAAGACGTTTCCGTTCCAGAAGGCATCCCATTCCGTGAAGGGCGTCCACGCCGTCCTTTATCTGGCACCCACAGAAGTCAATCCGAAAGAAACTTGATCTTCTTTCAGACCACCCCAATGAGCTATGGTTTAGAGCCATGGAAGATCCCAGCCGACATTCATCCGGTGGTCAAGGACGAATATTACGCACTGTCCGGTGCCTTTTATAGCGACAAAAAGGACTACCAGTCGAAGCTCGAACAGCTGATCTGGCAAGCCCTTCGTAATGAGGCATTGAACCTCGACCAGTTAGATGCGGTGGTCGAACGTTGTCGGGATTGGGATAACCTCGAGCGCTTCTACTATCATCCGATATTGTTTGCTCTACTTCAGTTAGGTCGTCAACAATAAGGAGGTACCATGTCAGAGAAGAAACATACGGCCGCATGGCGACTTTTCCATATCAAGTACGCCGTTAGGGTTCCTCAACTGTTCATGTACGGGAAGCCGTATCTCGAAAAACATGGCTACCACGTATCGGGCGATCATGGTCTTGATAATGACCGGTTGATGGAATCGACGGTGGTGCGTCAAACGGCAGCCGGTCTTGCGATCCTTCATGAGGAAGGGGCACCGATTGACATTGTCGATATTCGGGACAGTGTGACGATCTATGACGACATCCAAGAACACCTGAGGGACTGGGAGCGTCTTTCTCGTAACGGCGCGCACCCAGGCGACTTCCCCCCATTAGAAGATTTCCGAATGCTGGAGGCGGTTGCCATGGCGCTACACGAAACCGCTAAACATTACGAACCCAACGAAGTGACAGACAACGGACTTCGGGATCGGTTGATGAACATGAACCGTCGCCGTAATCCGGTTCGTACCGAGCGTTACTTACGCAACCGTATCGTCAATGATCAGGGTGAGCTCAAGCCTTATGTGTCCATCGTGGATCGAATTGAGGAGCGGTTAGTGGGAGGCCAGACATGGCTGTAGACAGCACACTGCTCATGCGGGAAGTGGAGGCAATCACTCAGAGCGGTCAGGGTGTCAGTCACTACCGTGTCGAATGTCGGATTAAAGCCGGGGATGAATGGATCTCCCCCACCCGTTTGGACTTGTATTCTCTGGAACGGGATTATGAGGACAGTTATGGTGACGTACTGGTGCTGGAGTTCATCACCGGTCTTGGGACGTACGCTTACCGTTTAGTCCCCAACCGGGATCAACTGCGTGTCGAGGTGACATCGACACCACTGCATGAGACATCCGGTGCCCAGCGCAGCGACTTACCACGACGTACCCGTTCTTACCGGGGAATATTAATGGACCAGGATAACCCGGGTCTGGTGGGTCGTTCGCCGCAGTCGTCCTCAGAAGAGGACCTTAACCTAACCGCTCCCAAACGGGTGGAGCTCCAATTGGTGGATGAGGGGCTCTACCAATCACGCATGATCACCATTGGTCGATTGTACCGTAGTCTTCGTCCAATGGATGCCTTGAAATCACTGTTTACAGAAACCACTCAGCTGGTGGATGGAAATAACCAACAGCAGATCCAAGGGGTGGAGATCGCCGAGGGGTATAACCAGACTCAGCGTCAACATGTTATCCTTCCCCACGGCACGCCCCTCTTCCAGGTACCTGATATCCTTCAGACTGACCAGGGCGGGCTGTACAGCGCCGGGATTTCTTGCTACTTACAAAATAAAATCTGGCATGTGTTTCCACCATACAACACACAACGCTTCAGTCAGGCCAAACGTACATTAACTATTCTCAACATTCCCCCTAATCGGTACTACGGGGCGGAGAGAACGTATCGTAAAACCGAGAAGCAAATAGTGATTGTCACTGCTGGAGAAATGGACACCCGAGATACCGCACGTTATGAGCAACTCAATGACGGTAACGCGGTACGATTTACCGACGCTCGGAAGTTGTTGACCTTTGGCGAGACACAGCAGAATAAAACCCAGCTGCGACGCCAGGATAATGTGTTTGAGTTCGAAGGACCGAAAATGGACGGTGGGATGAGTAACGCCCGCTGGTCAAAACAACGTGCCACGGCCAACCCATTTCCACAATATACCCAGATGGCACATCGCAACGGACGGTATCTGATGGTAGAATGGATGCATGGGGATGCCAGTCTGTTAACCCCAGGCATGCCGGTTAAATTCATGGGGGCAGTAAACGATAAGTTGTCCGTGTTTTACGGTGTACTATTAGGTGTCCACGAACAGCGCATTCCTAAAGAGGGGGGTAGTGTGGCTTCTCAATACCCCGCAAGTATCCGACTTAAAGTGTTTTTAAGTCGGGAACAGGGAGTGTGAATGGTAGTTTTTTGACATCTACATTATCCTCTTGATACAGGCTGCGATGAGGCAGCCTTCTTTTTCTACGTGGGAGGATAATAACATGACACTGTATTTTGCTATTGACCGAGAATGGTCCATGTTGTGGTTTAGCCTAATCCACGAGGAAGTGGATTTAGGTGACCCGGATTGTATCGAGACTCTGTATGAGATGACAACGCATTTTATTCATTTGGCGTTACGTCATCCTAACCGGTGGGGACCAGATACACTCCCACAGGTCGCGACAGATGTGATGGAAATTTACGGAAGTTTGGATTTTCCTATCGGAATTTTCCTATCGGAATGGAAATCGCTTTTAGGACTCATTGAGTGGGTTCTACTGCCGTACTATACCGCGCAGGATTTATGGGTAGATGATCTAACCCCAGTGATTGACACAATGGGGCGTTTATCGGGAGTCTGTCTACACATTAACAACTTGAGCTGAAGGAACTATGTTTCATCCACATGTTTATTTAAATACACTATGCCAGTGGGCCGGGCATAAAGCCAAAGATACTGCATTGTTTCCGGATGGGCCATCGGCCAAAGAATCGCTCCATCACCATCGCAGTCTTCGGCTAATTAAGGCATTACTGATCAAACGTCCCATTCACCACCCGGTCGATATTGGAGGACATTATCACAGCAAAATGTTACCGATTCTCCAAGAGTTACGGAATGGACGTGTGGTTTCTTTGCCTAAGCTTTGGACGTACCGGGAAGCCGAAGCGTGGTTAATGACCGAAGACCGATCTTATTTAGACACACCTGATCTGGTTACGGACATTCAGCTTGGTGGTGCTGGTGTTTCTCGTCACGCTATCCCTACCTTTGGGGTCAATGGTGCCAATACCTCACCGCGACACACTCGGGTACTGCAATACTTCTTTGATTACTTTGGGGTTCGACGTACTCTAGCGTTTTCTCAGCGCGGGATTCTAAAACGCCTAGTTCAAGAAGTGGCCGCTACACGCGAGACGGACCTTGATGGAATGTTTCAAACGGAGAATTTCCAACTGTCCATCAATGTAATGGTGGTCAACTATCTACTGGCCTCCACACCGATGCTATATTCACCTGACATTTTGGTCGATATTGTGTTGGATGAATATTTTACCCCCCTACCGCTAACACAGCGCGAAGTATTATTACAAGCCCTACACTCCACGACGCTAAGGAACTGTCATGACGTCGATGCTTGACCCGACCGTGTTCACTGCTGATGTTCAAGCGTATGATACCAATGAGAACCCAACCCTTACGGTGATGTCGCAACCGGTATCCCGTCAGAAGCTGCTAAAGCGTATTAAGATGGCTTGGGGAGACTCCGCCCACACTACTTTCCGCCAGTTAATTGATGACGTGTTCAAGGGGTTTGTGTACGATCGGGACTACCCGCGTCAGTTGTGTCTGGATTACGACAATAATGTGGTCTGGGCATTTTGTTATAAGCGCCCGAAGCGTCAAGACCCCTCTGGCAACTCCCTGGTCAAGACCGTCATTCAGCTGCCACCAACTTTAACCTTGGATACGTTGGGGATAGAGGGTGATGTCCCTTGGCTGGCCCTCACCGAGATCCACCAGACGGTTTCAGATCAGAGTGATGTCCTCGGTAGTCGTACCCCGCTATTGGGGGTGGGGGACTTCAGCCAGGACTTTGTACGCTCTGGTACTGTCCATCAGCATGTGGTGTCTGTTGGGGAAGCCAACAACGAGGCGACCTACATCAACTTAGACCTTCGTTGGCTGTTGGCCTCAGGGGAGGCAGAGGTCAATGATGGGGAAATTGCTCAACAAGTAAGTCGTCGCGACTTCTATTATACCCTCAAAGGCCAGTATCGGGTCTCGACGGACTACCTTACCTTGATCGAACGATATTTAAAAGCACTTGGCGTGACGCCCTACTATCAAATGCTTAGGACGGATACCCAACATAACTTTGCATTGCGCTACACCCTGGACGTCAAGCTCGACGATGAGCATTGCTGGCCAGTGCATGGCGGGTTGTTCCTGGCGTGTCGTCGCCGCAAAGATTTACAGTAAGGCATAATGTTACAGGGTCCGCTTCGGACCCTGGTTATGTCGCGATCCCATTTTCCTTAAGACCTATATCACTCTCATGCAAACCCAAAGGAGCACAACAATGCGGTTTATCAAGAAGCTGTACAAGCACCGTCCTCGTGGCCGCCAATGGCGTCGTCTGTGGGCGTACCGTGTGATGCTTGTGGCAACAAAACGAGAAATGAAAGAAGAATAGGAGGTGATCCATGGGTGGTGTCATTGCGTTACTTCTCCTCATCCTACTCTTTGCCGGTGCTATCGGCTTGTGGATGAAGATCCTTGATGCGTTACGGGGAAAACGTCCTACCCCTCGAAAACGCCCGCAGGGGCCGTCTGAGGGGCCGTCCTACCATCTCCGTACCTTCGTCCAGGCACTAGAGAACGAAGGCTATATGGGCCATGTGGCGCTCTCAGAGGGGGATATGGAGTATGTAGACGACCCGGTGTTGTCCAACATGCTTACCATCATTGCCAGAGAACGTGATTTGCAGTGGGCGCTCCCGCCTCTGCGCCTCAGGTTGAAAGCAACTCCCCAGAGTGCCCCGGAAGCATTCAAAAGCAAGTACCGGTGGGTGGTCATGACCCCCACTCACGCCATTGGCTATAAATAACCGAAAGAACCATAACGGAGAACGACCATGACCCTTATCGTTGTTGATCAATTCCGCACCACTGCCGATTCCTACGCCGTGGAACATAAAGGCGGTACCCAAACCATTCACAAGGATTTTCCTAAGGTCCTGAGGATGGTGATGCCTATCCACTATACCCAAGTGGGATACGAATCTCACCGCACAGTGGCGTACTGTGGAAACGCCCAAACGTTCGTGCACTTCTGGCGGGAAGTTGTCGATGCCCAAACCCGCGATGGTATCATTGACGAGCACGACCTCGAACTGATTGCCAGCCAAATTCAGGGCGATCCCTGCCAGGTGATCATTCCGTTCAGCAACGCCGTCTTGACACTACTCGTGGGACGAGAACGTCCCCAAGTGGAGTGGCGGGAAGGTCCCATCCATGCATTTGGGAGTGGTTACGTAGAACCTGCTCATGTAGTAAACGAGTACCGTAGCTGGTACTCGATCTTCTTTGACGCATTGGACGCTGGGAAGATTGCCGGTACGGATATCCACTTTCTTTCACACCAGGGCGAAGAGAAGGAAGCCATTCAGGACAGCCTGAAACCGGAATCCACGGTGAAACGCGTTCGACGCCGGATGCCGTGGCGTCAGCGGGTGAGTAAGAAAGCCAAACATTCGTAGATGTAGGAGAATCTCATGAAAAAGAAAACCGTTAAGGACCCTGTATTGAGTTCAATCCTCTCCGGAAACGGGCGTGATGAACTTACACCACAGTCCGACAATGAACTGGATCGGGCCACGTGTGGCGAAGAAAAGTGCGAGTGTTGTAGTTATAATGAAGCATTACTCTCCTCACTTATTTCAGCAGTTCAACACAACGTCGAGTTAATCAACAAAATGAGTTCTCAGTTGGAGGATATCAATATCCAGCAACAGAGGCTAATGAACATGATCGACGACATTACGCGTTAATAGCGGAATGCCTAGAATCAAACCAAATTAAGACCTATATCACAGACATGAAGCCAACCACATAAACGGCTTCTTATACAAACGAAAGAATGGAGCTTTTATAATGAGCAACGAAAACACCAGCCAGCAGAACACCAATGACCCGAGCAAGAAAACCGGCTTCTGGAAGAAGCATGGCAAGAAAGTTATGATCGGTGCTGGCGCCGTTGCTGTTGGCGTTGCTGGAGGTGCTATTTATTATGCCTGCCGCAGTGTAGGTGTTGATGCCGCTGAAGCGATCAGCGACATCAAAGACGCCGCTACTGGCGAATAGTAATGACCTGGAGGGCTAAAATGAGCGCCCTCTAACCTACCCTGGACAGGCCAGGGAGCAGAAGCAAGACCCGGGAGTGGGTAACTACTCCCTCTATTGTAGTAAACCAAAAAATCGAAAGAACGGAGAACTACCATGGCCAAGACCAACATGAAGTCCAAGTTCAAGCGTGCCTACAACACCACCAAACGTTTCGGACATGAAACGCTGGACGCCACCGCCATCGGTGGAATGGCAGGTACCGCATTGGGTGTCCTGGGTGGGTTGACTTATGTTGCCGTCAACCTGTACACCAAAAAGTAATCGTCATCACTAAAACGAAAGAACCATAAGGAGTTACACCATGTTCACCAAGACCACCGATTTTCAGCAAGACGACAGCAAGAAAAAGAAGGCTGTCAAAGTAGCTGGTAAAGTATTCAAGGGTGCCGTGGGTGTCGGTACCTGTGTGGGCATGACCCTGCTCGGGGTCGCCACTGCTAAGATGATCGTTGACGTCAACAACAGTTAACGGTCATCAAAGGGACGTCGCATTGACGTCCCTTTATTTTTTGTCTTCACTGAGGTTTCTTCTCAATGATCATTGGATCAGTATATGCCGGAGATATCTTTGCTACTGGAATGCAAACGATCACATGTCCTACCAACTGCGTCGGTGTCATGGGGAAAGGATTAGCAAAGACAACAAAAGAACGCTATCCTAACGTATGGCGGGTTTATCGGCGCGCTTTTGAAGAAGGAGGATTACATCCTCACCGCCCACTTATCGCTACGGCATACCCTGGTCGCCAGGTTTTATGTTTTCACACGAAACGACATTGGCGCGATGCGTCAAAGGTAGACGATATTGAGATGGGACTCCGTTACCTCGTCGATAATTATCGGGTAATGTACATTGATTCGATCGCCATCCCAGCCATTGGGTGTGGGTTGGGCGGCCTTGATTGGGTGACTCAAGTTAAGCCACTTATCTGTCATTACCTTGACCCGATAGACCTTCCGGTTATGTTATATGAACCATAAGGAGACTCACATGTATACGACCAAGCGCGATACGGCGAAATATTGGAAAGAACTCCTGATAGGAACAAGCCTCTTGATATTCCTTTGGTTGGGAAGTGTTGCGTATGGTAAATCCGACACGGTAACAGTGACTGATGTAGTAAATCGTGTCAGTCACGAACGGAACCTAACGGTAGAAGAACGTTCGCGATTAGCTGAACGGGTATCTGGATGGGTGACCAATAACCCAAACCTCATTAAAACACCGATGGTTGTTTATCATTATTTAGGGGGAGGTAACCAATAGTATGTCGTAGTGCATCGGTTACCGTGTTACGTCATCACGCTACGGCATACGCCCTCCCCGTTTGGGGAGGGCGTTCTATGCCGTTTTTTTTTTATTTGTTATCTAAACAAAAACTAGCAAAGGGGACCGCGGTGGTGGTTAAGCCCACCAGGCAACTTCATCGTCAGTACCCAGGGCGCCACCACCGGGCATGGCGAGGGTCACCTCATAGTCTTTATCAATGTCCCATGGAATCGTCCCAACGGGTTTAAAGGGAAGAACGAAATATTGGTCTTTTGGATCAGTTACGGCGTTACGATGCTTGCCCCGTTGTACCGTTAAGAACGACTCGCCATTAATCACGACCTTATGAATGAAAAACTCAAGGTCGGGTTCTTGGCCCAAACGACGACATCCATCGTAGTAGCCTTTGTTGGCGACGACCTTAACAAAGTCCTCAACATTTTCACGGGTAAGCTGTAATGCGTCCGAACTGAGCTGATGTGGTGTGATGCAAGTAATGCCTCGCGTGGCAGTGTAATTTCGGAGTTGGCGGAACAATAGCCGGATATCATCACCCGCCACTTTAGCGTCAATCCCGGCCTTCGATACCATGTTTAGGTAATCGATGAAAAGACCAATGATTTCGTACCCGTCTGCATAAAGACCATCCAGGAACCCCTTCAGAGATGCCGCACTGAAATCGGTCGGATCAAAGCGATCCATACGGATTTCAAACCCGGTTTCTCTTAACCGCTCCGAAACATAAGCCGATGCTTCATTGACGTCAACTTCAGAGTCAACTACCGCTTCTCCGGTGTCATTTTCCTTGAGGTATTTATAAATCCACAGAAGGTTATCTGGGATCTCGTTTTCGAAAGTGATGAACTGCAATAGCGGTTTACGGGTGCTATCACGGAGATAGGGTTTATTAAACAGCGCTGCATGTGTGAAGAGTGAGAGCATAAAACCGGATTTGAAGTGATGTTGTAGACCACCAACAACAGCAAACTCCCCGCGTTTAATCGCACCAACCTTACCCAGTGCCCGGTTAAGACCCTTCCAACCAAACTGCAGAGCACCTTCAGTCGACATTGTCACTTTCACGTCCTCAAAGAGCTTTTCGAGTTCCTCGGGTTCGGCAAAGTCCATGCTACCCATCAACGCCGGATGCTTCTGCCGGCTACGGGCTTTGATAAACGGTTCCAGTCGTTCTCCCAGCATGGTAACCTCTTCCACGATATCATTCACCTTACCGCGCTGGAAGACCATACGGTGGTGGGTCTCTTTTAAGAGGGAGACAATCTTTTCATCGTTTAAGAACTGGGACAAGTTGTTACGGTATGACTGAATTATCTTTACGGTCTCTTTCGGAGACTCGTGTTTTTCCATCAATGCCGTCATCACCGCTTCATACAGGAAGTTCTCTTCCCGACAAGCGACTTGAACCTGCTGAAGCACTTCAGTCTCACTGGGGAAGTTATCGTCTCCGCGACTGTTGAGCCACATAACCAGATTGCGTAGTTCAAGGAAGGTTTGACGACTATGGTCGTGATCCACGCTAGCTTCGGGGATCGGCAAGGTCTCAAGAATATTATTGATCAACTCATTAGAGGGGGAGGTGGCGACCCCATCGCGGTGTTCGAGACACAGTAGGCTCGTACACGTAATTAATAATTGCTTAGGTGAAAACATGTAAGTCGTGTCCTTACCGGTTACACGAAACGGAAAGAAAGAATTCGTTACCTCGCTCAGGCACATCATAAGAAACTCAGGTAGTTTTCCCCATATGTGTATGAAACGTCTCTTTTCTGTCCCCATGCTATGTTAGCTGTATAAATCGTGGAGTTACCTATGGTCCGCTTACTGGTGGTACCTGAGGCCATCATGACCATGCTCATTCGAGAGGGGATACCCTACTCGATCCTCAAAGATGTTGAGTCGATGAGTGGGGCATTGTCCGTACATGATATGGCCGAAATCCATATGGCTCAAAAGCAGTTCCCTTTTGAGTTTGATCAATCCCTTGAAATTCAATTCGCCCGATCGCCGCTGGTGGAGTTAGCGGAATCGTCGGAGAGTCGTACACTCTATGAACGACTTAATGAGCGTATTGAGACATTAACACTCCGCGAAAGCGCCGAGCGTGAGTCGTTTACCCCTGTCTATACGCTATATCCTGTAGACGAGACACTTTGGGTCGCAGTGCTGCAGAGGCAGGACTCACGGGAAGGCGATCCACATCGCGAATTACTCTCGTCCAATCACGCGTTCTTTGACGCGTTAATGGCGCAAACCTTACACCTTCATTCGTTCGAACGAGTGTGTAGCACTAACCTCTTCACCTATTATCTGAAAGCTCTTCCCGCACAAGCTGCGTGAGAGTGTCGTGATGATATGTCGAAGTGTGTCTCCCTGTAACTTCCTACGCGTAAGGAAATCAACACCATGAGTAACCTCAAGAAGCTGTTTGCTGCTCGTCACGACGCGATGAGCAAAGACTTCCAGATCGGCGAGTTCGTCGCCTCCCTGGAGTCTCACTCCGATACCGTGGGCAGCCCCCTGGCTGGCGGTAAGGAACTGGTCGGTCGTATCTCCACCGAAGCGTTCGGTGATATCGGCACCGAAGAAGCGGCCTCCTGTCAGGAGCTGTACGCTTCCATGCACGAGATGCTCGAGCGTGAAGGCTTCGAGTCTTTCAATGCCAAGCGTGGCGCCGACGCCCAGCGTGTGGGTGAGAACCAGGTCCTGTCCGCGACCCTGGCTGCCATCGCCGGTAACGACGAAGTTCGCTACAAGCGCTCCCTGCAGGGCATGCGTAGCGTCCCGCAGTCCAACAACCCGAACGTCATCGCCATCTCCCCGATGATCGACGGCCCGCACGGTCAGATGCCCGTTCTCTCCGAGAACACCGGTCTGGAGAACTACAACGAGAAGTCCCAGCGTGACTTCCGTGTGATCTCTGTGGCCTACAACCTGGCCGCTGCTCGTCAGGACGCCTTTGGCGAAGCCCTGTATCCCACCGTGGTGGTCAACCCCACCGAAGGCGGTGTGACCCAGAACCTGACCTACGCTGCTGTCCTGAAAGACGTGTTCCACGAAGTCACCGGTGCGCTGTTCGACACCCGTGAAGTGAACATGGTCGAAGCCTTCCGTGACCCGTCCGTCCTGGAAGATGCCAGCACCAAGCTGGTGCCCGTGGTTGACGACGCCGACAAGAACGCTCGTGTGTTCGTTGATCCCGCCGTTATCGCACCGCAGGACATCGAGCTCGAGAAAGGCGGTACCGTCAAGACCGCTCCGCTGAAGATCGGTGAGAAGTTCGACCTTATCGGTGTGTCCAACCGTCAGCAACTGATCGCTGGCAACCTGCTGGACGTATCCGACACCATCGATCCGGCCATGCGCCTGAAGCACCTGTACGTGCGTCTGGGTGGCACCACTCCGAAAGTGGTTCGCTTCACCGTTGAGCGTATGCCCACCGCGGTGTTCCAGCCCAGCCTGACCAACGACACCCGTCTGGCGCAGCTGAACTTCACCACCGAAGACCTGGTCGTGTCCGCCTCCACCAAGGCCATCGATGGTTCCACCAACGCGGCTATCGACGAGATCGTCAACCGCAGCTGGACCATGCGGCTGTCCGTGGGCGTTTCCGGTTCCGTCTCCCTGTCCAAGGGTGATGCCTGGATCAACGCTACCCCGGTCGTGATCGAAGACATCTTCGACGACGCCGGTCAGAAGCTGGACAAGTCCGCTGGCGATGCCAAGACCGTGGCCGATGCCTTCGGTGACATGACCGTTCTCGGTTACGACCTGGATGCACGCTTCACCAACTCCAACCGTCGTGAGCGTGGCCAGCTGGTGCAGACTCGTACTCTGCAGTTCCGCTACCCGATCCCGATGCACAGCCCGATCACCCTGCCGATGTCCACCATGGACGAGTCCGGCCCGGGCGACGTGGTCAAGACCCTGACCGTGGCCACCAACATCCGCAACAGCAACAACGCGGTGACCCGTCTGCTGAACTACCTGGCTCAGCTGCGCGAAGTGGTGCGTTCTGGTTACGACCGTCCGAAATTCGGTGCTGTGGAAGGTGCCCTGTCCGCCATGATCCGTCCGACCTACCGGTCTGGCACCCTGGATCTCGAGCAGGCCATCGACACCGTGCGCTCCAAGGATCGTTGGGAAGACGTCTGCGAGACCATCCTCAACACCATCAAGAGCCTGCTGTTCCCGGCCTACCGTGACTCCAACATCGAGGCGGCCTTCCAGACCGTCACCGGTAATGCTGATGAGCGTCCCAAGTTCATCATCGCCACCGATAAGGAGATCGCTCACTACCTGATGCGTGTCGGCGACGACCGTACTCTGGGTTCCTACCTGAAGTACGACATCGTCAGCACCAACAACGAGCGCTTCGACGGTAAGATCGTGATCGTGCCGACCCGTGAGAACCCGGTTGAGAACGACATCCTCAACTTCGGTCAGTTCTACTACGTGCCGACCATCATCGCGGACCTGCCGATCAGCCGTAACGGTCAGATCTCTCGTGAGATTGCTGCCGTGCCGTTCAACCTGCACGTCAACAACATCCCGTTCGCTATCGAGATCGACGTTGTGGGTCTGGACAAGGTGATGGGTTCTTCTCAGTACAACAGCCTCCCGGGCTTCCAGACTGAGCAAGTAGAAATCACCGACACCACCACTACTTCTCCCTAACCCTTAGGTTAGTGTGAAACAGTGATAATGGAGGCCGCCTTCCGGGGCGGCCTCTATGCCATATTTTACTATTGGTTATGTTCTTATGAGAAACAATCACTTATACGAGGTGTGGTTATGTTTATCTTTCCAGTCAGGTTATGCGGCGTTCGGTATTTGTCACTCCCCAATGGACGTTATTTAAAATACGATGATAATGAAAGTACATTCCTGAACATTGATGCTCCACCGAGCGGTGCCTATATTGTGGACGTCGAAAGACACCTTCAGGGCACCGATGGATTCTTACTGGAATGTCCTAAACAAAACATCTGGTGTGTTAATACCAAGGGAGAATGTTTCAACATCGGAAAATCTTTATGCGTTTGTGGTCCGGTAGGTGGTCGGGAGCCCACCATTGTTAAAACAAAACCAAACGACGGCTACTGAACGATCGTTTTATCAAACATGATATGACACCCATTTAAGGATTCGTATCATGTTACGTTTAATGAAACAACTCTTTGCCCACCCTTCGGTTGTTGATCCTCTGTATGAACGACTCACAGGGAAAGAAGCCGACTATTTAACCGACGACGATAGGACCCAGGGACTCATTGGGGTGATGCGCACCTATGAGCCCTTTAAGCTCATTCAGCGCTTCTTAGCACTCGTAGTGATCCTTACCTACGTGGGAGTTTGGATACTGAGCGTTGGCTTGTTCGCCTGGGCAGGCATTGCGTCACTGGCAGGTCACGACACCACCATTTTGGTTAGTATCGCAGATCGGATCACCACCCTCAATCGAGAACTGTTAGAGTGGCCCGCCCTGTTGGTCCTCTCTCTGTACTTTGGTGGGGGTGTGGCTGAGGGTATCTTGGAACGCTGGAAAACACGCCGTCCCAGTAAGTGAAACTAAAAATACTCGGAGCCTCTATGTAATGAGGGAAACTGCCCCGGTGGTGGAATGGTAGACACAGGAGACTTTGGTAACTGAGCCTCCATGGGGAAACCTGTGGTTGCACACACTCTCAAATTCAGGGAAACCTTCCAGTTCGGCTGATGGCAATCCTGAGCGAAGCCTCGACAGAGGAACGTGCAGAGACTAGACGGGAGTGGGCTACGTCCAGTAATGGATATGCTTGAGGGATAGTCCAGACCCCAAACGCATTCAGGTGCGGTAGTGAAAGCTATAGTGGGTAAGAAAATCTCCCGACCGTATGGTCGTGCCGATTCGAGTTCGGCTCGGGGCACCCTCCCGATTTCAAAGAACCCAGGAAGCTTGAAGGTGGATCACTAGGGATAGTCCGTCCAACTAAGAACGAGCGGATGGCGTAGGTGTGGAACACGCTTCGGGGACAGCCCCACACAATGCGATCGAAACCTTCACTTTCCCATCCTCAAGATTGTCGGTTGTCTTGAGGATTACGCATAAACCGACTAGTTATCGGTAAGCCGCATGCCAGGTGCTGAAAAAAAAAAGCACCCTCAACAACGGTGTGGGGTAAAAGATACACTCCCGCCATTCCGATAGCGAAAGGGAGAGGTCAGGTATGCTGGTCCGATACATACCGACCTAGGAAGCTGAGACTGGACAAGTCGCGGGGCGTCTTCCTTTAACGTGGGAAGTTATTGGGCGACATAGGGCGGTGAGTAGGCTGCTGTTGGGTGAATCACCCGATGTCAGTACGAAAGCATCCCATCTCGCGGCGGGCCTAATCAACTCCGGATGTTACTTAAGTAACGCGGAGTGATAGTGGTACCACGTCGTGTGGGCCACAGATCCTGTGTTCCAGCACAGTTGTTGATGAACATGCGGTTGACTGGAGAACCGCATACAAGGCACTAGAACGGTGAGTTGGGAGCCTGACCTAATGCACCTGGGTAACTGGGTAGCGCGATAATGCACCGTTTAGGAGAGCGTTCTCCCTTAGAGGCAGGTACTGCATTGGGAGATTGTCCGGAAGAAGGATTGACCGGGAAACCGGAGATCGATGGGGTGAGGTAACTCACGCCCTACAGCCGGACATTATCCGCATAATACCCTCCCTACGGGGAGGGGTTATGTTGCCACCATAACAAAAACACTACCCACATAACGGGTAGGGACTATGCCGTCACTTAGGTAAGTCCATTCATTTTGACATCTACATTATCTTCGTGACCGTACCGAATGTACTGACATGGAGATTGACGATGTCTTACCGTAAATTGGGGCTGGAGGCCTATTACCTCCCGACACTTAAGTCGTACCGCCCGACACCGACGCAGCACAGCATCACACTGCGTGAAGATGACCTGCTGGATGAGGTGTTTGAGTGCCTCGATGACCTCCCTATGTGGGTCGCTACCCAATGGCTGATGCAATTCCGCAATGGTGCCCGCACCTTGGTGGCAGAGAAGCCCCAAGAGACTCCCCAACCGGAGGAGGAAATTTCCGCCGACGAAGAGCCCATCCCCCGTCTCGACGATGAAACTGATGAGCCCACTCCCGATGTGGACCACTATACCTTTCGTATCCAATGTGCCATGTCGATGGAGTCAGCCACTCAGCTGCGCAATACCATCCACGACCTTCGTCCCACTGAGGACCCACCGAATGAAAGATCTTACCAAAAGGGAGATCCCCTCCAAAAATTTACCGGGCGGGCAGGGGAAATCCACCACCTCTGTCCGCCCATCGACACCTATCGTCAAGTCGTCCATCGCGAAACGGCCCAAGCACGAGACCTTGTTGGGAAAACGTCGCCACGGTCGCAAGCGGTACGGAAGGACGTTCCGCCCCCTTCCGTAGTTCCTAAAGCGTTGGACTTGACACTCCTGGATGTCCGTATCGAGGTTAACCCACCCAAGGATTAACACATGCGACAACTACAACACCTCTTTGCGTCGCTTACCTCGGAGGTGGTGCCGGGTCCAACGAAACAGCAAGGCCGTCATACCTGCAGTGCCTTCCGTATGGAGATCCGCAATACCATGCGGGTCCCCTTATTTTGGCGTAACGCTTTGGGCATGGTTGTACATGAACCACCCAGTGCATCGACCACGGCAGGTGAGTATTTTTACATTACGATTGAATACGAGTTCGATCCCGGTGTAAAGATTGACGCGCGTGAGTTATTAAATGAGTTGGATCTCCCGGAGAACCACACCGAGAGAAAGCAGATATATGAAGCGCTGCAGTCGCTTGAACGTGAGCCCCAATGGCACCATCAGCGTAAATTTACCTACACCTTAGGCATTGACCGTGAACGGCTAGAAGCCGCTGGCGGTGTGGCGTATCTGAATGACGTCGATCTGGTCGTGGGTTTTGCCAAACATGCAAGCGATGCTACCCATCCCTATTCGCCTCCGGGTCAACGGGAGCGAATGAGCAATGCGGTTGATCCCGCAGAAGGGTTTCAGCAACGCATGGTGTTGGTGGATAATGCCGGTGTTAATGGTCCTCGTTGGATCAACACGGGCTTTGGGGTATATGAGGTGACACCAGTTGAAGACCCGTCACTACAGGATGGGTTTTATCTTACTGTGTTTCACCACCGTTCGGGAGAACCGTCTACCGAACACCACACGTATGAGGTCGCTGAAAAGACCTTTGGTTTATACCGCAGTCGTGCTGAAGCGGAGGCCTTTGGTAGTCCAGAGGAACGTTTCAAAGCGGAACTCAAAGAAACGGAGCAGCAGATAGCGCGCGACAAGGTGGCACTGGCGAGAGAGAAGCAACAGGTCGATCGTGAGCGCCATGAGATGGAACGTGAAAAACGCGCCGAGGAAGATCGCAGGGAACGAGAGAAGACGGAGCACGAGGCCCAACTGGCTCGAGAGCGAGATCAACTCGATCGCGAACGAGAACGCATGAAGTTCGAGAAAGAACGCATGGAGTACGAACGCCAGACGTTTAGTGAACGTCAAAAGTTTGAATATGACATGCGGTCTCGGGATCGTAAGGATCACTCCGAGCAAACCAAGGCATTGCTGGACATGGCCAAGATCATGTTGGGTCTTGTGACCACGGGGCTATCACTCTATGCAGTGATCAAGAAAAACTCGAATTAGGACGCAACATGGATAACGTGTTATTGGAGCGGGTTAAGGCGGTCACGCCGAAGTTTAACCCGTCCGTGGCGAACGGTCTGGCAGTCGAGCACCTCATGGCCCGTTCTCCCGAGACGGGCACGCTTTCTGTCGTGTCGTACATTGACCGTCTGATACACATCACTCAGGAGCTGTTTCCGGAGGGTCTGGTCTATGAGGGCAGTCAGGTCTGCAGTCCGGTGCAGCAGTTCGAGGAGGTAACGCGTGAGTACAATTCCAAGCGGGTAGCCAACATCGCCAAACACGACACCTTCATGGTGAAGTACCAGTTTTCTTTTAAAGGAGAAATGCTGTTTCCACGCTATATTCTCCTTCCCTTTGTTCGGGACGGGAGTATTCTTCACCTTAACGGGGCGCTGTACAATATCTCCCCGGTATTAGCTGACGTGGGTTTCTCTGTCCTCAAGGGCAGTATCTTTATTCCTTTTCAGCGTACGAAACTGACGTTCAATCGGGTAGACCATGCATTTTATGCCGATGGGCGTCGTGAAATCGTGTATGTGATTTGGAGTACGATTCATCATGAGAAAAACAAGCTCAACAAGCGGGATCTCGATAACCGACGGGAAATCGAGTCATGCCTTGCCCATTACTTCTTTGCGCGATATGGAGTGACGGAAACCTTCCGTCAATGGGCGAATGCCAACGTCATGGTGGGGTGGAAGAAAGACTTTCCCCTCAAGGACTATCCTCGTGACCACTACACGATCTTTGAGTCCACTAACTTAAAGGATCGTCATCCCACAGGTGAGTTGGTGGTGGTCGTGCCGAAGAGCGACGACACCGACTTTGTGCGGATGTTGGTCGGGGGATTCTTCTACGTGGTGGATACCTTTCCGGATCGTTTCCGTGAACCGGAATGGGTGGACAATACGATTCACTGGCAGCTGCTGCTCGGGAATGTGATCTTTGGTGACTTCCAAGGGTCGGGTACCCTTCAAGAAGACGTCGAGAAACACATGATCTCCATTGAGAACTATCTTGATGAGATCACCCGGGATGACCTACGGGGTCGGGATATTTACGTGGACAGTGTCTGGGAGTTGTTTCACGTGATCATGACTGACCTTTCCGGACATTTCTACCAAACCAGCAGTGATGAATCCTCCATGTACAATAAACGCATGACAATCCTGCGCTACGTCATGGAGGAGTTCAATAACGTCATCTCCAAGTTTGGTTACAGCTTCCAGTCCAACCGTGAAAAGGTGTGGGATGCCCAGAACATCAACGATAATCTCAAACACCATTTCAAACTCAACACCTGTGTGTCGCGCCTGACCAGTACCCACGGTGAGATCAACACTGTGAGTTATCCGGGAGACAATAAAATGTTCCGGATTACCTGTATGGCGATACCGCAGGATAAAGCCAAGAAATCGAAAGGGTATGGGAAGGGGCTGATTGAAGACGCCTCACGTCTCCTCCACTCTTCGATTGCCGAAGTCGGTCAGTTCAACAACCAACCGAAGAACAATCCGGATGGGCGCAGTCGTCTGAATCCCAATGTACACACCACGGTGGAGGGATTGATTCAACGTAACCCAGACCGGAAAGTATTGATCGACTCCGTCCAAAAGCGCATGATGCGTTAATCTTAATCGTCAACGAGCCAACGAGAAGGAACGTCCTATGTCCTACCAGGCCAACACTCAGTACGGTCAGCCCCAGCAGCCGACCAATCTGCCGGTCCCCGCCGACCGTTATGACCAGAACACGTTCAACCCCAACCTCCCCAATCAGAACGACGTCACGCCCCCGGTAAACCAACCGCCTAACCTGGACGGTCGGATCATGGATCGGATTGCGGCGGAGTTCCGTTTCGCCGCCCAACAACGGGTGAACCGCACCCCGCTTCACATGTTCACCTACAACATGTGGAGTCAGAACTACTTTCAGAACCAGGAGTATGTCGCCTGGCTCCAACGGGCCATGGACTTCACTGAGTTTCTGATCGTCGCACGGAGCTACCAACCGGAGCAGGCTGTTCAGAAAGCCGTTCAGCTGATCTATGCTGGCGCGATGGCTATGTACACTGCCCAGTATCCGACGCTCCAGGGTCTGCTTACCCACCAACAACGCAATGAAATTCCCCAGTTCGGTCAAGAGCTGGAGAGCATCATTCGCGATATCCAACAGTTCCACGCTAATGGACGTCGTCCCACACAAATGCAATGGGGTCAGCAGGGACAACAGGCGCAGTATGGTGGTACTTATCAACAGCCCATTCAGCAGGGAGGTGGGGTTCAACAGCTACCGCCCACTCATCTGAACCCCCATTTCCCGAATCAGTCGGTGGGTTACGGCCAACCCCAAGGACAGCCGATGCCCCAGCAGGCTCCACTCCAGGGGCCGGCAGGTTACGGAAGTGGTCCTCAAGGTCAACCTAACCCGGTCACATCGACCAATTCGCCCAGCGCCGGTCGCTACATTGATTTGGACAACCGGCCGAATCAAGCTCAGCCTACTCCCCAAGGAGGTCCGAGCCAACAGACCTGGATGGCGAGCCAAACACCGGCGTCCCCCGTGGGTGGGATCACACCACCGAGCTTCAATAACGGGAATGGGACACCACAGCCCAGTGCGTCGTTGTTGTCAGCATACGACGAACAGACACAGGGAACCTCTCAATCGGTCCCCAATTGTGTGGAAGACATCAACCTGAGCGACTATGTCGACGAGAACGCCTCAGAACGCCCCTGGGACGTGATTCACATCCCGGGGGGTATCGAGGTACGCCCTGCCCATCTAACGGACTGGAAACGCACTCGTAGGGACGAGAAACCCTATGCGGTGGCGTACGACCCCCAGCGGTTTATCCTGTTCTATGTAAAATGGCCGGATGGGATCGTCGATGAGCTCATTGTGGAGAAAAGCACAATGAAGACCATGAACTACCTGCAACATGAGATCGACGCTAAGCTGCGTGGTGAGAAGATTAAGCCTGAGGGGAAAGTGGTGGCCAGTCATCATAAGGTGCTGGACATGGACGTGGAAGCCCAGGTGAAGCCGGTAGAAGAAGTCCGTAAGGCCCTGGACGAAGGACTGGCGTCTAAAGATGCGCTAAACCCAGTCCAGCTTGACGGTTACTTCACCGCTACCAGCGAACTGGAAAACGAGGAGGAAGCACGTCTCCAGGTGATGGAGCAGCTGGGGCTTGAGGAGAACGCGAAAGTGCCGGCACATGAATACACCAGTGCCCAGGTATTCCCCATCAACGTCCCGCAGGAAGGGAAAGATCGCCTTCAGGCCATGGCCACCAGCGATTCTCTGAAACGTCTGGCCACGGCATTGGTGGAAGCGGTGAATGACGGCGCGATTTCCCAGCGTTACTTCCTGTTCTTTAACCGCCGTATGACGGATGCGGTGAACGCCACCCTGAAGGATAACCTCTCGTTGGATATCGACATCGACAGCTTCGTTGAAGACATCGATGATCTGTTCGACTATCTGCGGGAGAATCATGGGGATAATCTCTCTACCATCCTTCACGCCCAAACCCAGAACATCCTGACCCGTTGGTTGAACTTTAAGGAGGAAGTGGATGGGGAAGAGAAGACGTTGTACCTGCTCGATGAAGCGATGAACTTCCAGCTGCCTTGGGAGTACAAGGACCTGGCCTCACTGACACTGAGTGATGAGCCAGTGGTGGTGAGTGGTGTAACGCACCCCACCATTGCCAACGTCCTTCGTCAGACCTTCAAGCGCCATGCCAAAACCGGTAACCTGAAAGGTCGTCGTCTGCGCCTGATCACCGTAGATGGCCATTACCTGGAAGCGTTCCGTGGATGGTTGATGGAGGATTCGATTCTAATCAAGCGTCTGTAAGTCCACATCACTACCTGATTACCAGGGGTGTGGCTGGCCTGGCGCACCCTTGGTGTTTGCCGAAGGTCTACGGCATAGTCCCTCCCCGTGTTGGGGAGGGCTCTTTTTTTTTGTTACGGTAAGGTAATTTCCAGCTCCCCTACCCAACGCAGGGAACGAGGATGGGCCTTCAAAGTGTACGTGTTGAGTCCCACTGGAATGGTTTCATGGAACACGTCATCCCGATCAAACACGATTCCATAGTCGTTCCCTAATTGCCGGGTAATCTTTAAGGTAGTGTCGGGGTATTCACTCCCCGTCAGAGAATATGTTCCCCCAAAGTAGGTTCCCAGGTTTAACCGTTGGTAGACCACCGTGAGTTGTTCTGTTGGTGGGAGGAGATTACGCAGCGAGGTGCTGGGTTTCAACGCCAGTGTGACTTCCAATCGGTTGTCACTTAGTGTCTCCTGTTCCACCAACTCCGCCATTCGGGGATCAATCGTCATCCGGTAGTGATGATTCACCATTCGAATTAACGCCTCCCATGGTGGGTATTGTAACAATGTTTCGGTCGTGTTCATTGCATAGGGTCCTCGCTTAACTTTCCGGGTACTGATAATGGCCCAGGTCATTGGTATCTGGATCGTCGTGATCCACCACAAAAGACATGGCACGCACCCCCACGTTAGCCACGTTTAACTTCACACGGCCAAGTTCGGTTTGTTTCAACCACATCCCCACTGTGGGGTCGACATGATAATGGGGTTCAATATGTGCGTCCCAACTCAAGGGCGGTTCATTGATTATTTGATCGGTATCCAGATGGGTTTGTGTTTTCAGTCCCACACGCTTTGCCGTGATGCGCGACACGGGTGTCCGGAAACGACTGGCTTCTTCTCCCCAGATGTCCCCCAGGCGAATCACCGGCATACCAATGTACCAGAAATCCTCCTCATTGATGTTGCGTAAATACTGTACGCTGTACGAGGAGAGCTGGCGCATTAGACCCAATAGGGCTTTCTGGAGTTCAGAGAGGGTCATGCGATTAACAAGGTCGGCGCCGGTAGCCGTTTTCACACAATCCACATATAGCTGCTCTAAGTCCAAGGGGGAGAGATCAGCAACACCATACCCTTTCTCCTTGAACCACTGTTCAAAGGAAATCACCTCATCGACCAAACTACATTTAATGTGCATGAAGTGACGACGGACCAGTTGTTCAGCCATCCCACGATTCATGTACTGTTCTTGGAAAGAGTACAGCTCCCACAGTTTCAGGTACTCACGGTGGAGATTGGCACAGTCGTTAAAAAACTTCTCCGTGGTAATGTACGAGCCCAGCGGTGTGATTCGATCCCGAATCGCTTGGATCATACCTTCCGGGACATACTTTCGATCGACGATGGACACAAGCTCGCTGTGGCTCGGTAGAGGGTCTCTCAGGACGTCGTAAGCGATGACCCTAGGGATGGTATCAAATTCGATACCGCGTGCCTTGTTGAAGGCCCACAGGCCCACGATGAAGGCATCACGTACTGACATCGACATGTATTGGCCGGTTCCCGGGTTGGGAACGTTCACAAAGGCGTTGTACCGATTGTGTGTGGCCAAATACAACCATTCATAGAGCAGGATACTCCCAAGGGAACGAACCGATGAGTTAGAACGGTCCACCACCTCGGATTCCAACACTTTGGTGGGGAGACTACTGAACTGAGAACTTTCGACCGCTTCGGTGATCTCTAACTCAGCATCATATTGCACAATGGCGTTCTCACGCGCAATATCCCGCTCTCGATTGAGAATGGTATGGACAGAAGTCGTATCCCGTCCACTTTGGTTATAACCGAAGTTCAGCGGATATTTAGCCAACTCGACTTCAGGGTAGATGCTATCCGGCATCTCTTCCGTGTTATGTTGGAATTTATACGCCGCTAAGGGGAGTCCCCGTTTGGTGAGGATGTTCTCGACCAAGTTGTCGAAGATCTCTTGTTTCCCGACATTCCGGTTGATGTAGCGCAGATTACGGTACAGGTAAAGCTGTTGGAGCTTGTTCAAGAATGGCAGGTACTGATCCAACCGACCATTGGAAGCTAGGTATTCCCGTACATGGAAGCTGTGTGCCTGGGGGGTTTTGGCATTACGCAGACGGATTAACTGAACCACATAGGGGAGGTTGACGTACATGACCCCAAGAAAAGAGGGGATGTACAGATCGTCCGTCAGGGCGTATTGGATATTGTACCACCGCGCAAAATAGGCATACAACCACTGTTGGAGACGGGGAATAACATTTGTCTCATTGGGCTCCAAAAAGGTGGGATCATAATACAAAAGTTCCCCATCATCTGCATCAATAGCTTTCGCTATATCCACCGGGGACAGGATGCCGTTGATCAAAGCCACCTGATTGGGATAACGTCGCGTCAACTCCATGTAATACCGGGTACCAAACTGGTATTCCCGAAACGTGGCGCGATGGATTCGCAAGTTGTCTTTGGTGAACGCAATCTCTTCTAGCGTGTCAATGGAGCGCACGGTCATGGGGATATCGGTACTGTGATACTCACCCGCCAGGTTCAGGTAATATTTCCAAGTCTCTGGCTGGGATTCTTTCACCTCGACCCCAATGGCTGACAGTTCCCGATTGAGGGTTTCGGCACTCCCGGTACATTTCACGACCAAAGTGCGGGCGAAATCAATGATCTCGTCGCGGTATAAACGAAAGTAAGTGTTATTGCTCATTTGTCATCCATTACGGGTAAATTCATTTAAGGAGTGATCATGGCTATCGGACGCCAACGCAATCAACCGATCTATCCCAAGCTTGCGTACAATCGCAATGCACCTGACCAGGTCAAGGCCATCATGGGGAAACTCACCCGTGATCCTGACCAGCCAAGGGGGAAGACAGCGGAGAATCCACATCTGAATGTGTCGAGGGATCTGTTTACCAAACTCTCGAAATCGACAGCACAAGATACAGCGGATGCCGATAACGTATTTCAGCTGCTTCCGGATGTCGAATTAGCCGAACAGATCCTGGTGGGAAGTATTCTGTCTCCCAAGGACATGACCCATGTGGAACTCGGGTTTAAAGTCGAAGAAGGACTGTTTGACAGCGAAGTGGCGCGGTCGATGCTCGAAGTGATCGAAACCCATTTCAAACAGGACTATAAGATTGACGAGCAGCTCGATCGGATGCTCGAGGAGATTCTGTTTACCAAAGGCGCGTACATTCAAGCAGTCCTGCCGGAAAATAACTTGGATCGTATCATCAACGGTCAGAGTCGTCTTTCCGTCGAACACTATAAGCAGGCAGTGACACGTATCCAGAAAAGCCTACCCTTGGGTTTCTTGGGTCATCCTCGTGAAGCACGCGTTTCCATGGAGTCGTTCCGTGGTCGCGATCGTGGGGTAGAATCCATCCAAGGCAGTGTCGCTACCCGGCGTGGCGAGAAATCCGTGACGCTACCGCATGTGGCAGTCAGTGACAACTTCGATCTTTTGAAAACCCCTGAAATCCAAAAGCGTGGTCGCGCCAATGCCATCGGTAGTCTACTGGGACGTCATACGGCCTCCATGGAGTCGGCCAGCAAGGGCATGACTCCCGAACAGATCGATGCACTTTATGATCGCCCGAGAGGTCAGGCACAGCAGCTCCATACGGTGATCCCTCAGGAGTACATGGATCGACCCTCAGTAGGACACCCGCTGGTGATGAAACTACCTGTGGAGTCGGTGATCCCGGTATTCCCACCCGGACAGCCTGAGGAACATGTGGGTTACTTTGTAATGATCGATCAGAATGGTCGTCCTGTAGTGCGTGATGACCAGAAGGATTATTACGGGGAACTGCGCACGAGCTTCCGGGGTAATCAGCAGGACAATACCTCGGAGCTGGTTCGTCAAACGCGGGAGGCCATGGGGGGCATAGGCGCCAGCGAAGACCTGGATGTGGATGGCGTCCAGCAAGCGTATAGCACCATCGTTGAGAACGATCTGATCAATCGCCTGCGTAATGGGATTTACCAAGAAGAGTTCTCTTTGGGGTCTACCGAAGAACTCTACCGGATCATGCTTCATCGTTCGTTGAAAGGCCAGCGGACTCAGCTTCTGTATATCCCCGCCGAGTTGATGACCTACATGGCGTTTGACTTCAACAAGTTCGGCATTGGTCAAACCCTACTGACGAAGTCCAAGATTCTCTCCAGCATGCGTAGCGTCCTGCTGTTCGCTGAGACCATGTCGGGAGTGCGTAATGCAGTGGGTCGTAAGAAAGCCAACATCAACGTTGACCCAGACGACCCCGATCCCCAAAAGACGATCAGTGACATCCAGAATGCGATCCTGGAAGGGTCGAAGCGAGGCTTCCCGTTAGCGTCACCCGATCCCGCACAGACGTTGGATTTCCTTAACCGTGCTGGGTTTGATTTCTCGATCAATGTGGAGTCGGATAATTACCCCACTACCAAAGTAGATTTTGATGACTACAACACAAATGTCAACGGCGGTAACCCGGAACTTCAAGACCGTCTGCGTCGGATGCAAATCTCGTCATGGGGCATGAACCCGGAGTTGGTAGACCCCACCCAGTCGCCGGACTTTGCGACCAGTGTGGTGAACAACAACCTGATCATGACCCGTCGCGTATTGCGCTACCAGAAGCGTTTCACAGCGTTTCTCACGCAGTTCATCCAGACCTACGTCCTGCACAGTTCAACGCTCTTAGACAAACTCAGAGAAGAGCTGAAAGGCAATAAACAAAAGCTGATCACTGAACATAAGAAACTGTCGGATGACGAAGTGATCGAAGCCTTTGTGGCGGCGGTAACCGCTACCCTACCGGCACCGGATACCACCCGTACCGATCAACAACTCCAGGCCTTCGAGCAATACAGTAATCTGCTGGATCGTAGTCTGGAAGCCTACATCACACCTGATCTGTTCCCTGCCGAGATGCTGGAACGAGAACCGGATACGGTGAACCACGTCATCAGCGTTGTGCGGGCTTATTACCAGCGTCTGTGGCTTGAGCAGAATAACGTCATGCCGCAACTGGGTCAGCTCACGGAGATGGATGGACGTAAACCCGGCTTCAGCCTACTGGATATTCAGCAGGCACAGTTCAAGTCCGTAGGGAATGCCATTCAGAAGTACATGGAGGGCATTGAGAAGTCCAAAGAGAAATGGGCGGAGAAGTACGGTGAGAAGGTAGAGGAAGAGGAAGCCGCTTCCGGATTCGGCGACGATGCCACCACCGATGAGTTTGGAGACGGTGATGAAGGAGGGGATGACTTCGGTGAAGAGGCGTCTGATGCGGATGATGACTTCGGTGAGGAAACCGACGACTTCGGTGAAGAGTCTGAAGAGGAAGGCGAACTAGAAGAGGAATCCGAAGAAACAGAAGAGGAGGAAGAGTCTGACGATGACAGTGAAGACGAAACAAAATAAACCACGACATAGTCGCCTCCCCGGTTGGGGAGGCTTTTTTTTTTACTCGTAACTGTCGTGCTTCACAAAACCTTGATCAATCATGATCACGGAATAATTACGGCCATCCGGTAATAAGACATCGGCTTCGACGCGATTATACACCGCCCACCCATACGACCGGATGGTAAAACGGTCAGGAAGTAATTGAATAGCAAAATCGGTAGCGGCTTCTCCATGTGCCGCTTCGGCTTCAGTCTTCGGACGCCAGGTTTCTGGGGCATCGTAGTCCTTGATACGTAACCGCACATCCATTAACATTCCAAGTCCCATATCGAGCCTGACATCCATGGTATCAGCGTCGACGACGTTTAATAACGTGGCATTGTAATACTGAACTTGCTCGAGTTCATCAAAACTCGGCGCATCTGACATGAAAGCGGCTTGGGCAGTGAAAGACAATACCCAAAGGAATACCCCGACAAAAAAATGTTTCATTGTGGTTCTCGCGTATAGTGGTTGTTAACTGGCATTAATTTCCGCTAATACCAAGTCGGTGATACTCACCGGAATAACCGGGAGTTCCGATAACTGGGTGGCCTGTTCTACCTGATAGTCCAGGTCCCATGCTTCTCGATAAATCCCTTTATAAACCTCAATGGAATAATGCCCATTGTTCCTCGTTCCCTTTAAGCGATTGAGTCATATTATCGACATAGCAGGGAGGGCGTTTGCCCTCCCTGTGTTTTATGCGGCCTGAATAGTGCCGTGATCCATCACCCACTCGCCGGTACCGACGTCTTGGGTAAAGCCCATGGATTCCATGAACTGACGCATGGCCAGCGGGGTCATGAAGTGGGCAGCACTGTCGGCAGCTTCCGCTTCGACCTGGGTCGCGGTGGGGTAGTTGTCGACACTACCCAGACCCACATCGGTGGCGCCCAGGACCACCACACCAGTCTGGCCGTTAACGGAATCCACCGCACCACCGCCGCCAGAACCGACATCGGTCATGTTGGGGACGACGTGACCACCGGCAGTCAGTCCATCATGCAAACGCACACGCCAGTTGGTGGTATCGATGGTAATCTCACCGGCAGGACCGGTGTAGTTGTTGTTGGAGGCTTCAGAGCCCCGCAGGAATTTGACACGAAAAGCAGGACCGGCCATAACCGTTCTCCTTACGTTGGTATTGATTAGACCGGTGGGGTTTCCCCCACCGGCTTATGCCCCGTTACCCGTTAGGCGATCGGAGCAACGTACAGGTACTGAACCTGGACCGTGTTGCCATCCCACTGACCGGAGGTATCCAGGTCAATGGTGAACTCGTTGCTGTTGACGGTGGCCACCAGCGGGGCATCATACGCGGCACCAGTCGCGCCATCGATGTAGCGTACGGTGGCGAAGTTCAGGATGCCGTCGATGCCGCCCTTCGGTGCGTGAGTCAGCACGATGGTGTCAGTCGCGGTGGTGCTCTGGTTGACCACCACGGACTCCAACATGACCTCCGGACCGCCGGTACGGGCTTCCTCGTCAGCGTATGCCTTGACGGCTGCAGAGGAGGGTGCCTGATCGGCCGGAGCGGAGACTTCCAGGTCCTGAATCAGCTCAGCCTTGAGGACGGCGTCATCTAGGTTGATAGCAGCGGTAACCGCCAGAAAGTCCACCTTGGCCTTGGCGGCGTCGGTGTAGGCGTTGGTATCCGGGTTGGACTCGTAGGTGGTCTTGATGCTGGCCGCGTTGATGGAGTTTTCCAGCGCGTCCTGATCAGAGAGCTTGATCCACGAGGTGGCCACGCCGTTGACATCGACAGCGCCCGGCTTGTACATGGCCCACTTGGTGTCGCCGTCATCGACGACGAACACGCGGTCAGCGGTGTCCAGGTTGGTGAGCGCATCACGCTCGGCGATAGTGGCGACGTTGTAGTTGGTGCCCAGCGACAGCTCGGCGGCGGTGATCGCGTCGTCCACTTCAGTGGTGGAGTACACGTTCAGGTTCGTACGGGCGGTCGGAACGTCCGCGACGTCGCTCAGGTTGTTGGCAATCTTGAGGGATTCACTGCTACCGGTAGAGGCGGCAGTGTTCACTTCGTTGATTGCCTGAACCAGGGAGGTCTTGTTGGTGGTGTTGAGCAGGCTCAGGTCACCGTCGGCGGTCTGACGGGCGGTGGTCTCATCGGTGATGGCCTGATTGATCTGGTTCAGGTCATCGGTAAGGCCGATGATAATACTCTTATGGCGCTTCAAAATTGCCATGGGACTTTCCTCTTTTAGCGTGTGATAAAACGACTTGACTTAAGATTTAACCGTTAGTCAAGGGTGCCTTGATCGGCGTAGCCTTGTTCATCGACGACCGGACCGGACGGTGGGACATGAGCGTACTGAATGGTAACATCGAAACCATCCCACTCACCGGAGGTCTCCAGCACGAGGGTGAAAACGTTCGGGGTCGCTGTGGACTGCAGCGGAGCGTCATATGACACGCCATTGATATCGGTATAACGTACCGTACCGAAGTTCATGATACCTGCCACACCGCCCTTGGGGGCGTAGGTGAGGGTGATGGTATCACTGACGGTAACAGTCAGGGTTTCTTTGAGGGTAGTGGTTCCCCCAAGACGCACCGACTCACGAATGTACGGCGTCACCGCATCAGCAGACGGTACCTGGGTGGCGTCTGCTCCGATGGACAGGAGGTCCTGGCCAAGTTCAGCTTTCAGTGCCACATCATCCAGGTCAATCGCCTGGGTCACGCTGAGCAGGTCCACCTTCGCTTTGGCGGCGTCGGTGTAAGCGTTGGTGTCGGCGTTGGACTCATACTCGGTCTTGAGGGCGGACGCACTGATGGTCGCCTCCAGACTATACTGAGTCATTAACGGCGCCCAACCGGTAACCGCGCCAGTGCCTGCATCAAACGTGGTCGGCTTGTAGGTGGCCCAGGTGCCGTCACCGCTGTCTGCCACGAACACCCGATCATTGGTGTTCAGGTCCATCAGCGCATCACGCTCAGCAATAGTGGCCACGACGACATTGGTGCCGAGATCCAGTTTTGCTGCCTCAATCGCATTGTTGATTTCATCGATTGAGTAGATGGACAGGTTGGTACGGGCGGTAGCGACATCCTGAAGATCGGCCAGGTTCTGGTCAATTTTCAAAGACGCGTCACTACCACTTTCCGCGCCAGCCAGCAGTGAGTTAATGGCTGATACCAGGTCGGTGGTATTGGTGGTTTCCAGAAGCTGAAGGTCGCCATCGGCAGCCGCACGATCCAGGGCTGCTTGGTTGATGGCATCGATCAGTGTCTGGAGGTCATCTGACAAGCCGTAAATAATACTCTTGTCTCTCTTCAAGATCCCCATAGGGAAGCCTCCTAAGTGAATGAAACTGGAATTCTCCCCCGTTCCATAGAAAAGAATTCCATAACATAAGGGAGTGATTACGTGCGGGTTTTAAATATTCAAATAGCCGAGAAAGGACACGGTGATACTGACGATTGGACTATGAAGCCACGCTACGTCATCTGGGTCTAGAATCAGCTGTGCTGACCCAGACGAGTTGTAGCCCCAATCCACCCCTACCATCTCTGCAACACTCCCATCGGCGAGGTTGGCAATCGCCATTTTCCACACCAGATCCCCAAGAGGTATCTGCGGGAGAACGTAATATCCATCGCCATCGGGTAAGATATTCTCTGCGGTGACAATACCCACAGAGGTCTTCTTGAGTTCTTGATCGGTGACCCAGCTGTTGTAGTTCTGTAAATAGAACCCAAACCGATCAGAGACCTTTTGTGTTTCTGCAGAAGATAGAGGTAAAAGTCCAACACTTGGAAACGGTCGGGTGATAATCCCCGGATAACCGATGACATACCCCAGATTGGGGTTAGGGTACTGGTTATCGTTGTCGTCATCGTACTCTGCAATGACTTCGACATTACCGTCCCAAGTGGTGTTCACTACGTGGGTGATGGTGTAGCGCGTTAAGGTTCCTGTCTCGACGGCCCCGGTATCCAGGACTAAAACGTCTGTCTCCGTCACATCCCGCGCGCGGAACTTCCCTTCATTGTCGACTAACTTGAAGGTCAATTTCCACGACTGGGATTCTGTGCCTGGTTCGGCAGACGATAGGTCAATCCTGGACTGAAAATGTAGCCGTGACATGGTGTCGTCCTTAAACGATGAAAAGACTCATGATGAGAACTTAAAAAGGGATCTACACCATGAGTCTAAACAGTGAAGTTAAGTGTTACACGACCACCACACGAAAGCGGGTGCCTTCCCCATCAATCAAACCAACCTTTTCAATCCGCACACGCCCATCTGGTTCCAATGTGTAGTTCTGAAGCGTAGTGGGCTGCTGTACAGACGGTACCGCATGGTTGTATTCCACAAAGAAAGGAATATTCATGGTCAGTACGTTCGTATTTCCAAACGGTTCCTTATAGAAAATGTTGAAATACGATGTGGTGTTAAAGCCATCATGGTAGATCACCGAGATGTTCTTCAACATGCAGGTGGACGGGACATTGTCAATCTCTAACGTATTCCCGCCACTTTGGGTAATGGTGATCTGGGACGAGTCAGTTTCTGACCCAAAGATCACCAGGTTAACAAAACATTCAACGCCGTTATGGGTGAATGTGTACTCACGGGCATGAGGAACCCCACTGCCGGCAGTGCCGCCTGAAGTACCCCCTCCAGGAATATCGACAGTTACCTCACCTGCGCTTTGAGTGGTGGTGACACCCGCTCCGGTGAAATTAAGGTGTGTAGCCGCGGCGGTGAGCTCAGTTCCTTCATCACTAACCGCAACGGATTGACCAGGTTCGCCTTGCGGGCCCATGGGGCCTTCGGGACCCTGAGGGCCTTCGGGGCCGATGGGACCAACCTCCCCCTGAGGACCTTGGGGACCCACAAGTGAAGTCAACCACTCCGTCTCCGTCCCCACGAAGCCGTTTGTTACCGCCACATCATAAGCACTGTCGCCCTCTAATGAGACGAGCCATTCGCTTTCGGTACCCACATACCCGTTATTGACGGCGATTTCATAGGCAGATTCAGCACTGGTGACGCCTGCATCCAACCAATTCATTCCATCGAAATAGTAGAGCTCGTCGGTACCTACCAGATAGACGGTTCCCTGTGTTGCGTCGGTTGGGAGCTCTCCGAACGTTGCTACTTGACCGTCAATCTGTAACCCGTGGCCAGCGGGACCTTGTGGGCCCTCGGGACCCTGAGGGCCTTCAGGACCGGTAGGGCCTTGCGGGCCCATAGGACCTTCGTCCCCAGCAGGTCCGACAGGACCCTGTTCACCCTGGATGCCCTGCGGACCTACCAATGAGGATAACCATTCGGTTTGGGTGCCCATGAACCCATCATTTAAGGCAACCTGATAGGCACTGTCGCCTTTCTCCCCCTTCAGGGTATCGAGCCACTCGGCTTCTGTCCCAGTAAAGCCCTGGGCAACCGCACTGTCGTAGGCAGAGTCTCCTTGAAGGGTATCCAAGAACTCTTGTTCCGTACCTGTGAATCCCTGCGCTACGGCTAATTCATAAATGCCCTGACCATCTTGTCCATGGAGGCTGTTCAGCCAGTCATTTAATGTGCCGGTATACCCCTGCTCTACCGCATGGTCATACGCACTGGGTCCGGGTTCACCTTTCAGTGACTCCAGATATTCCTGCTCAGTCCCGGTAAAGCCCTGCTCTTGAGCAAGCGCATATGCCGATTTACCCTCCAGTGATGCCAGGTAGGTGGCGAGATCGCCCGTGAAGCCCTCCTGAACGGCGAGATCGTAGGAAGAGGGGCCAGGGTCCCCCTGAGGGCCCGGCTGGCCCTCAGGGCCTTGTATGCCCTGTATACCGGCATCGCCTTGGGGACCCTCTGGCCCAATGGGACCCTCCGGGCCTTGAGGACCCTGGAGACCCATTTCGCCTTGAGGACCTTGGGGGCCCTCCGGGCCTGTGGGTCCCTGGGGTCCGGGAGGACCCTGAATACCGCCTGCGTTTAACCAGCTCTCTCCTATCCAGACATGGAGTTCACCGTCGATCAAATACGCATCGCTTTGTGTTGCATCGGTGGGCAACTCCGCGGTTGAAAGTAACTCCCCTTTCAGCACCACCACTGCTGCCGGATCGCCTTCGGGTCCTTGCGGTCCTACGGGCCCTGCAGGGCCTTCTGGCCCCACCAGACTACTAAGCCATTCCGCTTCTGTTCCGGTAAAACCCTGTTCAATTGCCAGGTCATAGGCAGACTTACCGTCGGTACCCACCATGTCTTTCAAGCGGTAACGGCGGTTTTGCCAGGGTTCGAAGGTGTCACTACGTTCAATGACCTCAATAAAGACATCGCGTCCTTGGATGTCGACTAACTCACTTAGCTGGGAAATCTTTCTCGGTCCCGCCATGGGATTCTCCTTTTACAAACTGGATACATCACAACATAACAGGGCGGGCGACATGGCCCGCCCTGTTATGTGTTAGTGGGTTTAGACTGCTGGTGCAATGGTACCTTCGTCGTTGACCCAATCCCCTGCGGCTTCGTCGTAGTAGACGCCGAGTTGATCGAGCAGGAAGGTTTCCAGGGCTACTGGGGTGACCGCTTTATCGACCACAGTGGTATTGGGTTGCATGTCAGCTGTCGCATCAGCAAAGCCCAGCGGTACCCAAGTCCCATCACCTTTCCGCACATACGTCAGAGTCGGGTCGGTATCGGGCACCTCCTCCACTTCGGCAGTCAGGATTGCCCAGGCACCGTCAATACGAACGTATTGCTGTCCATCGACAGGGGCTTCTTCCACCTCAGCGGTTTGGACTTCCCAGAGACCATTCTTACGCACGTAAGCCTGATTGTCCTCTGGAGCCTCTTCCACTTCAGCGGTCAGCACTGCCCATTCGGCATTCAGACGCACATACTGTTGGCCGTCTTGAGGGGCCTCGTAGACGGTACCGCCACCCAGGTAACCCATCGCGGACCAAGTGGTATCAGAGACCTTCTGGAACCACTGGTTAGTGACTGAGTTGATGGCGAAGTCGCCGATGTCCCCAGTCACGGCGTCGGGGTCGTAATCCCGGGCGATCCAGCGGTTACCGTTGAGGCTATCCAGCCAGTCGATCTCAGTACCCACATAGTCAGGGTACTGTTCGAGATAGACTTCATATGCTGACGGACCCCGAATATCGCCCATGTCGAGCCAGCTGCCCGCACTGGCTACCCACAGGAAGATGTGATCACCCACCTGGTAGGCTTCACCCTGGAAACTCCCCGCCGTAGGCAGGTCGGCTTGAGATGCCAATTCGCCTTCGATGATGATACCCAAGGCATCGGCGCCCTGTGGACCTTGGAGGCTATCTAACCACTCCTGCTCGGTCCCAGTGAAGCCCGCATCGACAGCCACTTGGTAAGCGGACTTACCCTGGAAACCGATCAGGCTATCCAACCACTCCTGACGAGTCCCGACGAAGCCTTCATTAACCGCCACTTCATACGCGGAGTAACCGCGCGGACCGACGAGCGTGTCGAGCCATTCTGCCTTGGTTCCGGAGAACCCTTCGGCTACAGCAATGGCGTAGGCACTATCGCCTTGGGCACCCTTGATCGACTCGAGCCACTCGGCTTCAGTGCCCACGAACCCACCAGCAACCGCGATGTCGTAGTTGCTGTCACCCTTGTCACCTTTGAGGGAATCCAGGAACTCCTGTTCGGTGCCCACAAAACCATTATCGAGGGCCACGGCGTAGGCATCACCCCCCTTCAGGGAGTCCAACCATTCGGTTTCAGTACCTGAGAAGCCCTGCTCAACAGCCACCTCATACGCGGAGGGACCTTCCAGCGACTCAAGCCATTCGGCTTCGGTACCTGTGAAGCCACCAGATACCGCAGCATCATAGGCTGACGGACCCGTATCGCCTTGGATACCCTGATCGCCCTGCGGGCCTTTCACAGTGCCCAGGTTCTTCCACTGGTCGTTGACCCAAGCGTACAGGTCCTCACCCACTAGATAACCTTCACCAACGGTACCGGAGGTGGGAAGCTCACCAGTGGTTGCGACACTGTCCACGATATTCAGGCTCGGACCGGGGTCGCCCATGTCACCCTGCGGACCTTGAGGGCCTTGGGGACCGACCAGCGACTCCAACCACTCACCGGCCGTACCAGTGAAGCCGTTGGCTACAGCCACCTGGTAAGCATCATCACCTACCAGTGATGCCAACCATTCACTGCGGGTTCCGGTGAAGCCATCAGCCACTGCGACGTCGAAGGCATCCCCACCCTTGAGGGATTCGAGCCACTGACCCACACTGCCCGAGAAGCCGTTTTCCACCGCCTGCTCGTAGGCAGACGCGCCGACCAGGCTATCCAGCCACTCTTGTTGAGTACCCACGAAGCCTTGATCCAGTGCTACCTGGAAGGCGCTATCCCCGGCCAGCGGACCAGCATTGACCCACTCACCTGCCAGACGCAGATACAGGTCAGACCCTGCCACGTAGGCTTCGCCGTCTGCACTGTCAGTCGGGAGGTCAGCTTCCGTCGCCACCACACCGGTGATGTTCAGGCCAGTGCCCATCGGACCCGCCGGACCTTGCGGGCCGACCAGGGTATCGAGCCACTCTTGCTCGGTACCACTGAACCCCGTGGAGAGAGCCACTTCATAGGCGGACTTGCCAACCAGGGTCTGGAGCCACTGAGTCTCAGTACCATTGAATCCCTGGTCTTGAGCGTGTTCAAAGGCCGACTTACCGGTAGCGCCTTGGAGGCTGTCCAGGAACTCTTGCTCCGTTCCCACGAAACCGTTCTGCACCGCTACGGAATAGACGGAGTCGCCCTCGAGGGTACTCAGCCAGTCGCTTTCCGTGCCCTGGAAGCCATTGTTAACGGCAACGTGATAGGCGCTGTCACCATCATCACCCTTGGGACCCTGAACCCCCTGGATGCCTTGCTCGCCCTGAGGACCGACAACAGGACCCACGTCCAGCCACTGGGAGTCGTCCCAGACGTAAAGGTTCTCACCAATGAAGTAGGCATCGCCCGGGGCGTTACCTGATGCCGGAAGGTCGCCCACAGCGGCGACTTTGCCCAGGACCTTGATGGCCGCAGACGGTTCACCCTTGGGACCTTGAACCCCTTGGATACCCTGATCCCCCTGAGGACCAACGAGGCTATCGAGCCATTCGGCGCGGGTGCCGGTATAGCCATCAGCCACGGCCACTTCGTAGGCATCGCCCCCTTTCAGGGAGTTAATAAAATCCTGTTCGGTACCCACGAATCCGGTGGAGAGGGCGACCTGATAGGCGCTATCACCAATCAGGCTGTCGAGCCACTCACTCACGCTGCCAGCAAAGCCATTAGCCAGGGCCAGTTGGTAGGCGCTGTCACCTTCCAGGTCTGCCAGCCACTTCTGGACGGTGCCTTCATAGCCCTGCTCCACGGCCAGGACATAGGCCGACTTACCGTCCGGACCGGTCTGACCGACAGGCTCCCACTCAGTACCTTCCCATACGTACATCATGTAATCGATGATGTAAGCATCACCCGGGGCGTTGTTCTGCATCGGCAGGAATGCCGTGTCTTCAAAACTACCCAGGATACGCAGGCCGTTACCGGTACGCCCTTGCAGGGAGGCGAGCCACTCTTCCTCGGTACCAATGAACCCATCAGCGACGGCGATTTCATACGCGGACATCCCGCGCTCACCACCAAGGGTATCCAGCCACTCCTGACGGGTGCCGGTGAACCCTTCTTCCACGGCAATCTCGTAGGCGTTCTCGCCTTTGAGCGATGCCAACCATTCTGTTTCGGTTCCGGTAAACCCGTCATCGACCGCCACCTCAAAGGCGCTCTTGCCGGTCTCTCCTACCAGGGAGTCCAGGAACTCCTGCTGGGTACCCACAAAACCTTCAGAGACCGCGAGGTCATACACGGACATCCCGGTCTCGCCCTGAGGACCAACCAGGGATGCCAGGAACTCAGCTTCAGTACCCACAAAGCCGTTTTGTTGGGCGAGCTCATAGGCGGAATAACCACGGGGACCTTGGTCACCGGTATCACCTTTCACGCCCTGGATACCTTGGTCGCCTTGCGGTCCAATCAGGTGGTCAAGCCATTCCTGTTCGGTACCGGTGAATCCGTTTTCCACGGCCACGTTGTAGGCAGACCAGCCACGGGGGCCTTCAGGACCCACAAGGGTGTCCAGCCACTCTTGGCGTGTGCCTTCAAAACCTTGATCGACAGCCACCTCATAGGCATCTTTACCGATCAGCTCGCGCACATAAGCGCTGAGGTTCTCAAATCCGCCACCAAACGAAGGACGGATAACTTCCAACATCTCAGTGCCGGATAAACCACCCGCCGCTTCTAATTGAGAAATCTTCCTGTTGGCCACAATAGCCTCCTCATTAACATTGACCCAACGTGAAGCTATGCCTCACCACGTCATATAATAGTTAATCTTTACGCAACCGACTGACTATATTTATCAAACGCTCTGGCCAACCGGGTGTCATAGGGGGGATTATGCTTCGCGTAAGCGGGTCCATTGTAGATTCGTGCAAAACGGGCCCAGTTGCGTTCTTTCAGCGCTTCGTGTAATCGCTGGTCGGCCCGAATGAATTTCACAAAGGCCATCAAATGGTGGCGTTCGCTTTCTTTCATTAAGCCGACGAACTGATTAACACTTTGGTAACCTAATTGTTCCCAGTGAAAGCCCATGATTTGGAACAGTCCCCACGAGGCCGACTCGAGGCCACTTTCCTCATGGAGTTGGCATGCAGCGTTTAGCCGTTGGTGTTCCGCCACGCCCCCGCGATACCCACCGGTTTTGGTGTTGACGATGTTCGGGTATTGATCGACATATGGGCGGGGGTCAATTCCATGGTGCTTCATGCGCCGAAACATGATGTGTCGTTCATAGAGGATCGTCGGTTTGTCCTCAGTGAAAAACCCACTCCCCCGAGACTCGACGGCGTTGACAGCCATCACGGAAGCCACCGGGACATCCAACATGACCGCGGCATCTTGGATATCGTCTTGAGATAGGACTTTCGGATCTTTCGGATGGTTATCCAATCGCCATTGGGTTTTCGGGCCCACCCGACCATCCTGGACCAACCCAACGTCTTTTTGGAACTGACGGATAACCCGTTCGGTACCGGGACCAAACGCGCCGTCGATGGTGATGTCATATCCCGCTTCTTTCAGCTGTCGTTGGATGGATTCAACCTGGTGGCCCGAATCTCCCCGCTCCAGCATGATGTCTTGTTCTGGGATAAAATCCACGTCATCAAACCAGTGTTGTGTTTCGCTCATCTATTACCTCCGGCTGTCAAAACAGTGTTGTAACTTGGTTAAGGTCAGGGCATCGACTCGACCATGGTAAGGCAGGCGCAGATCGCGCTGGAAGGCCCTCACACCGCGAATCGTACGTTCATCAGGGGTACAGGCCATGGTGCCTTGAAAATAGCCCAGGCGACGTAACATGAACTGGATATCGTAACACCGGGAGTGTAAGTAGTCAGTCGTCGCCATGGAATGCTCTCCGATAGGCCCCATACGCTTCGACGGCACCAACCATTAAGGCACGCCGCCACCAGGTGACCCGCTGGGCTTTTAATGTTTGTCGGAAACGTAGATTGGCGACGCGCCAGCCTACGCCTTGTTTGAGTAGATAGTCATGTAGAATTGCCGCCGGTAAATACCGACACACGGGAGGAAACACGATCCACATCCAGCGTGGTGTGGTTGCGGCATCGGTTTCAAATCCCAAGGGGACTTGCGTGCCGTTAATTGACAAGGTCTCTTTTAACCGGTAGATAACCGGGTTCCACCACTTTTCAGGGAGGATGATATCGACCGGATAGGTTTGGCGTAGGGTTAAATCCATTACCCCACCTCCATGCGATGAGGGCTCACGGCTTTTTGTTCGATAAAAAGCTCACGTGCTCCAGGTTAGTATGTTTGCGGATTACGTGCGTTCTGGATCACAGGATTGGGTAACTTTACCCGGTAGACGACATAAAGGACCTCCCCATAGGGAGGTCACTGGTACTCATTTTTACTTGTATTGCTCTGATGTCGACGAGCGCTAGCAAAGAACCCTACCAAGTACCGACGATCGTCGACGTCCGCTCAGCGGTCTGTTAGGCCACTAATTCCAAAGCCGGCCGCCACCCGAAGTTGGTATGCGTACCCGCCGCAGTATTGCGAGAGAAGTACGACACACCAATGTAGCCACGAGTGACGCGATTGCCGGTATTATCCCCATTCGTTTCCTGACACCAGCTGTAGCTGCCGTTACCGTGAGTGTACTCCACTAGCAGGTCGGCATCGCTGTAGCTGGCCCAGCTCGCAAACGGGTCAGCGTTAGGGTCTGAGTGAGTGGTGGGATTGGAGGTATTGGTATGCTGACCCGAATGAATCGGGTAGAACAATCGGTTCCATTCTGAGCCGTCACCAATCGAGACGTCGAAACCATACCATACCCCGTCAGGGCCTTGTACGGTGGGGTCGGATCCAGCCCCGCGCAGTAAGCGCACACGGTAGTCAAAGCCATCCACGGTCACCACCGCGTCTTGCAGGCGGGCGGTACTTGAGGGATTACTGCCGTTGGTGTCGTCGCCGTACACCGCGCCCGCCTGGTAAATGTGTTCCCAACTCACGGAATGACGAAACGTCAGTTTGGGTACTAAGATCACTTGGCCATTACTGGCAAACTTTAACCAGTCACTGGTGCTGTGTTGACTGGTGCCAGCACTGAGACCAATCGCGGACGCTAGCGCGTCACCGCTGATGAAATCCGTGCTGGCCACTTCCCCATAAAAGCCCCAGGTGGTGTCCCCACCGATGATCGACTGAGGCCCATGGCCCACAGGCTCATAAGCCTGCTGGCCGACGATTTCAAACCCACCCAGCGTACTGCCGTCATGAATACGCAGTCCTTTGGTTTCGCTATCAAACGACAGCTCCCCGGCGGGTAGCGTCAACCCATTGTTTTCAGTACGGTTACCACGTAAAAACCGTGTACGCATCTGGTATTACTCCTCATCTATGCGGTGGGATTCCATCCGCTTCATAAAATCACTAGAGGTCTCAGAAATCACGCCGATTTCCTCTTCCCCATCCACCAGTTCATGTTCCCCTAACTTCTCGGGATTGGCCTCGGGTACCGGTACGTGTTCCACACTTCCATCGGGATTGCGTTCAAACGGGTTGCGGTTCTGTTGCATCAGCACCATTTCCCGCATGGCCTCTGCCACTTCTTTGGAGCTATCCGCGTTACGTTCATCAATGTTGTTCTTGCGATCATTGATGGCAGTGGTATCCATGTCCTTTAAGGCTTTCAGGACAATTTCAATGTCTTTCGGGTCATTGGGGATGGTCTCCTTGATGAAGTTATCCACCACCCGTTTGCGGATGTTTTGAGAATACGCTAACGTCTCCTCATATGACAGCCGGTCTTGGGCGTTATCGCTCATCCTGTCTCTCCTACTACCTAAATTTACCCACCACGTTGATGGTGTGATGAGTAGACGACGTTTGACATCTATATCATTGCCACGATGCCCCTAAGACTGGGCGTTTGCTCCACTAACCCATTCCCATAAGGAGCCACCACCATGTTCGGTCGTCATATGCGACTGCGCCGTTACCTGCGCCAATACGAGGCGTTATCACCCAGTGCCACCGACAGTCAAAATGTCGCCACTCAGCTCGCCGCCTTTTGGAAGGGAGTTCGATTACGTGATGTGTTGTCCATGCCCAATGACGTTCGTGGCGTGGCCACGCTAACGGTATGGTTTCCCAATCTGGAACAGCTGGTCAAGGAGTTGAAGTTACACAACGATCTGATCGCCGAACAAGACGACGGTGGATTGGAGTCCCGTAATCGGAAAACCATTCAAGAACGCACCACCGTGATCCTGGATTTCTACTTTGCGGATGCCAATCACTACCCTGTTGATGAAACCCACCTCTTAAGGCGCCTACAAGGCCTCTTACAGGAGCATTCGTATTTAGTTGACCAGTATGAGGGGCATTACTACCAACGCCTCTCAGAGCGCTTCTACGACGATGTCATCGCCCTTACCCAAACCCTACTCGACGCTAACCGACCCAAGGAGTCTCCGTAACGCCTTATCGCCTACCCCACTACCCTGTGGTGTCATCAGACACCGGGCCTTGCCCATTGACCGTTGGTCAACCATTAGAGAGAATACGACGATGTCTAAGACCGTAAAAGAGCTGCTGAGTGACCCTTTAAAGGGGACGAACCGCGCTCACGGGATACTTTGCTATCTCTTCCGTCATGTCCTGCTGTGGCGAAAGGTGAATCAGTTCGCCTGGGACAAACGAGCGAAACTCTTCTTTGACAAGCCCCACAACAAGAACAACCAAGATAAAGGGAACTTGAATAAGGCATTAGTGCATGACGAGTTTACCTGGGCGACGTTTAAAGAAGCCATCGATTTTCTAAACCCAGTGTCAGCGACCCTGACAATTCAGCTGACCTGGAAAAGCGGACGGATATCACGCTACACTGTCGTGATCGATCCTGCCGAAGACGAGTCTGATCCTGAAGTCAATACGTTTGACATGCAAGAAGGAGAAGGCAGTGATGTCTTTGCGAATAAGAAGAAGCCGACCAGTACCTTGGCTCGCCTTTTTCGTAAGATCGTCGCGGAAGAAGACATCAACGCCACACAGTGGGCGGCATTACTGGAAGCTTATGCGCGTAATCCTGTGAATGGGATTGCCCAGAACAGTCGGGAAATCAATCAAGCGATTTCCGGTCTCCAGCGCATGTTGCTCTCCCCCCGCATGTCATGGGGGACGTTCCGTAAGGGGCTTCTGGTCCTTGGGCCGAAACAAGAAGACTACATCCTTGAGATGCGGTGGTCCAAGAAACCCGGAGACGTCACCACCCATGTGGTCACCCTACGTGATCCGCTCACGATGGTACCCCCACCGCTGGAATCGGACTCCGAATAATCAACACTAAGGAAACGGCATGTCGCAGGTAGCTTTCACCTATAACGACGTCACCTCACGCGATGGGGTGGCACACATCAATATCGGCAGTCTGGCGAAGACCGCCCTGGGGCGGCACCTGGGGTACTACCACGCCAGTCCCAAGTCCACCATCGATGGACAATCGTTCTCTCTGTACGCGGGGTTCTATTACTACCTGATCACAGAAGGGGACAATCGGCGTTTTCTCACGGCCACCACACGACAGGAGCTGGGGGCGAAACGGAAATACCGGTGGGAGAACGTGCCAGGTATTGAGACACACCTCGAAAGTGTGCTGAGCTACAACCTACGGCAGTCGCCCATGGCGATACCGTTAATCATCCGACATCCCTTACCCCTAGTGTGGGAGGAGCCCGACCGCGCCCTGACGAACGCTGAGAAGCGGTGGTTACGGGTGGTACAACGCACGGTGGACCGTTTGCGGTTTGAACACACCCAGTGACGGCAGACGACCCTCCCTACGGGGAGGGCGTTTATCTCGTCTTTTTTTTTTGTCCCCGATCTTATAGTTCACCCATCAAAGGATTCTCTCATGTCACGTATTGCCAATCCTGTTTTTAACGGCTCTCCCTTAGATGACCTTCAAGCTGTTGATGTCTACAATGAAGTTGCTGATAGTGTCCGTAATAGCTTCACCACACAGTTTTCTGCCTTTGGTCAATCCCTCCAAGATAGCCTCGGACAACTGACCGGCGGTCTTGGAAACCTCCGTGGTGACTTAAAAGGGGGACTCGCCGATACCCGAGAAGCCACCCAGCGTATCCGCGATGCGCTACGAGGTGCTAAGGGCGATCTAGATAAGTTACGCGATAATTTGAAAACTAATATCATCGCATCCACCGGCATCGACGTTGAGGGCCTAAAAGAACTCAAGGTGACGGTTGAGGGGGAAATTAAACGCTTTAAAACAGCAGACCTGGGAAGTGCTAAAGGCGTCATGTCCCTTGCTCGTGACCTCACCGGCAGTGACCTATTTGACGTCGTGGATTTTGGTGCTGAAGTGGGACTTTTCCGTGGGGTGCTGGAAGAAATCTCGGCGTGGGGAGTACCAGAGCTCATTGATGAGGTCTTAGGTAATATTGATGACCCTGCCATGCGCCGCCGGGTAGTCCAGGAAAGTACCGGTGTCCTGAGCACCAATGGGGATATTGATAGCATTGAAGCTATCCTCAATCAGGTAGGTGCGGCTCCCTTAACGGCGGGTCGCCCTGACTTCCCCAAGCAGGTCTTACAACGTTATAAGTTCAAGAAGGGGACCACACCAGCGGATTACCCCGCACGGTTAACCCAACTGACGGGGGTCATGAATCGCCTTCAGTTTGATTGGCTCTGGACGCAACGAGGTGGGGAGGCAGTATGGAACTTGAGTTTGATCCAACATGCCAGTGACGACGCCCGTACGTTGTTTCTGTCCACTGAAGAGTACCGCACACCAATGTTAATCGCGGGACACTATACGTCAGTGCCCGTGACTACATTAATGCGTGAGACCTATCCAGGTATTGCAGTGTGACAAAAAAAAAAGCCTCCCCGAAGGGAGGCGTTTCTGCCATCACCATCCCAAGTACGCCGGGGTCGACGCTTTTTCGGTGGTCTTCTCCCACCCTAAATCACGGGCCAGAGTTTCATAATCCACTTGAGCCGATTCCATCCCTGATGCCATCTGAGCCTTTTGTTCTTCGGCCAGGCCCCACAGCATGGTTGGGGTGAGTTCGACCTCTGAGAAGGACTCTAACGCCGGAGAGTAATACTTATTGGCGTTATAGATACCGCCTTCGTTGACAAAGTCCCAGGTCACGATATCGCGGGTGTACTTTACGCCGCGCATCATGTCATCCACGGTGAGACTGCGCACTGAGAAGTAGACGTTCTCGTGAGGATTATCTAACGCGTCCTTCAGGACTTGGCCATAAGGACCCGAGGGACGTACCTCACCGATGACCACAGTGACAGGACGCCCTTTATCGTCCTTCTGGCCCGGTTCAAGACGCAGGTTACGGATATGGAACGCCACCCGATCGGAATCGATCTGGCGAATCCGTCCAATAAAGGCTTGGTCAGATTGCCCTGCCTGTTTCTCCGGGTGTTTGTACTCACCGCGCAGTACCCCCTTCTCCAACATCCGTATCAGGGGTGAGCCCTGTTGGAAGAACGGTACTGCCGATTGCAGGTCATAGAACATCCCGGCGCTGTTATACGCCCCATAGGCGCCTAACACGACAGTGTAATACCCATCCTCATCAGGGGTCAGTACCCCTTTCTTTTGGGTGCCCATGAGCATGGTACAGCCCATACTCACACTACGTTTCGGTTGCATGTTTCTCTCCTACGTCCTCAATAACTGTTCGATCCGCTCCACTCGCTCACTGGGATTCACCAACGCTGAAGTCACACCATCGCTAAAGTACGCACCAATTAATTTACTGGTAGTATCGCTCGTATTATAGATCACGCTTCGGAAGGGCACGACCTTAGGGGCAAGTCGGTATACGTCCTCAACCTTCTTAATGGCGTGACGGTACAACCGTGTGATCTCTTTAGGGTCGCGGGCAATGGTAGAGATGATCAACTCCAACACCGCCGGGTTCCCCAAGTTCATCCCTGCGTGTTCTTTTGCCGTTTCAAACAACTTGGCCATATCAAAGTAGTTCATGAACCACGGGATACGGCCCTTGGCTACAAACTCATCGTAGATATAGTAAGTTAAGGTGTTGTTCTGGACGAGGTCGGTGGAGTCAAACACCCGATCCCCTGCCTGGAAGTGGAACTCCAGGTAGTTCTCTTCTTCGATCTCTACGGTCTCGGTGCTGGCCGGGTTGATGCGCATCATCGCGTTGGTCAGGGATACCGCGTAATCCTGATCCACGATAATGGCAAAGATGCCGAGGATATACACCTCGGCACCAATGCTGGCCAACTGACGATTCAGGTACCGCTCGGGTACCTGAATCTTACACGGTTTCGTCGTGACAATCCCGCCGTCCGACGTCTCCTTCAGGACCGCATTGACCGCCTCAGCATTACGCCGGTACGGTGTCGTCATGCGTCTCGCTCTCCTCAGCCTTTTCCTCATCGTCAGTGGTGACGTCCGCTTCTTCTTCGCTCACGTCCTCACCACGCTCGGGCTCTTGCGCCGGGTTCTCCGCTTCGTGTTCAGTGACGACTTCACTGTCAGCCACTTCACGAATATCCGGGGTAAACGGCTCACTGCGAATCTGCTTAGCCAGCCACTGGGCGGTCATCTCGACGGTGGCGAGAGTTGCCAGCTCACGTGCCGGGATGTCCCCATGAACCTTTGCCATCCGATCCATGGCGGTAAGGAACTCTTCATAAGGCGTATTGGGGTAATACACACGACACACCAGACGTACGATAGTCCGCCACGGGTCATCAAAGTGCTCCTCCCGCAGGGCCTTGAGTTCTTTACTTGCCCGCTCGACCAGTTCGTTATACCCAATCGAAGGCAGGGCTCCAGACAACTCATCGTTCTGATCGTTCAGGTTGGGAGCATCCACCAGCAACATGCGCAGGTTGTCCCGACGCTTCTTCAGGAAACGGTCCATCGCTGTCTGACGGATCAGGTGATGACGGCGCTTCCAACGACGCACCAGTTCTTCACGGGCCTCTTCGAGGTCCTTGGCGTGCATGCGGGTCGGCGCTTCAACAGCCGCCCCCAGCAGTACTTCGATATCCCCACCCTGTTCGAGCCAGTCGGTGTAGATATCGCCGTTAACATGCACGGTAATCATGTCATTGCCGTACCGGGCATCACGCTCGACGTCGTAGCGGAACACCACCCGCTCACGTTCCCGTGCCTTGGCGCGAAACTCGTACGCCTGACACAGCAGGGCACCCATCAGGCTGTGCAGCTGACTCATGCCATGGTGCCATTCGTCGATGGACACCGACTCACCCGCCACGTCCTGCGGCTCTTTACAGAGGTACGCGGTCAGCAGATAGGCGATCAAGATTTGGTCCAGACAAAACGGCAGGTTACCCCGTGACGCAAACGAAATATCGCTCAGGGTGATTTCCCGACGATGACCAAACAGCAGATCCCAAACGGCACCGATTTCAAACTCATGGTCCTCTCGCGCCAGCAACCATTCGGTGGTGGTCTTGGCATCAACATGTTTGTTGTCGGCAATCCATTCCACCAGGGTCTCAACGGAAGGACGATCGATAATGAATGACCGATAACTTTCCTTGGGGCGCTGGTTACAATAGCCTTCCAGGATATGTGTGGTCAGCGTCGGATCATTGTGGATCTCATGGAAGACAAACGGTTTAACTTCCAGCTTGGGGACGCGCTGGTGGTCGCCAATGGTGTCGTAGTCTTCCTTCATGCGTTTACAGACCGGCACCACCACACCACGCACCTGAGTCAGCATGCGCTTCAGGCCCTGGGCCATCAGGTCAGTGAGTTGGTCGAACTCTTCCTCGTTGCCTTCTGAGGTGGTCTGGTTGGCCTTTTCGATCAAGGTGTTGATCTTCTGGCCCCGCTCACGTGTGAACGGGCAGTAATCGGCATCCACCGCGGTGCGAATCTGAGAAGCCATCACCCCCACCGGGTAATGGTCAGATTTCGGAGTCAGGACCAGGCGGTTGTCGGTCAGTGCTGCCGCTACTGAGCTGACCACCGGGATCGTGGGTCGCTTTAACATGGTATTCTCTCCTTAGGCGCCCAGGATCTTACCCAGACGGCTGGCCAGAAGTTCTTGGATATCACGGGTTTCTTGGGTCTCTCCATTGATCTGGGTGGAAGTTTCCTCCCCACCCAGAACTTTCTGAAGAGCTCCCTCACCCAGGGCAACCGCGCCAGCCAGCACGGTTACGTTTTCTGCGTATGCCTTATTCGGGCTTTGGGGCTTGGCCATCTTTCTCTCCTCGATAAACCGCCGCTACATGTTGGGATAGGCTCCGGAGAAGCCGGTTGGTGGTCCCCATCAGTTTGGGTGACAATACCATCCGGTCTTCGATACTGGTGTTACCGAATATGGCGTCCAGGGGCTGACCTGATTCAGTACGGTTCTCACCTGACATGACACGAGACACCACAGTCTTCATCTGGTTGGCAAAGACGAATTTCTACTGCTTTCATATGGCATCGTTACTACCATACCGTCCCGTCGTTGTATATCCAACGATGGACTGCTCCAGGCTTTCCCTGGACGTAAAGACTATATCTTCTCCTTCAGCATGACCTGGTCAGGAGGCTCCCATTTCGAGGTCACTTGACCCCTACACCGTGGTAAACGGTTAGTCGTTGAACGTTCCCCGTGGGGTCCTTTAGGACCCGGTAGGGGCTTCGCTGCTGATTGCCCAATCCTTCTACTTGTCAAGCCGTCAACACCTGCTTTCGCGGTGCTTGTGGCAAGAAGGCTCTAAGGGGTTCCCAGCAATTAGAGAGCATTCACTTAACCCTTTCGGATTAAGCGGACTGTGTTACTGCACTCGGCAGTCACAATCACCAACCCCCGCAGGGATGTCGTGGTCAATGTACACCTGAATGGCCAGGGTATCCGGATCAAGCGCATTACCTTCCACACGGAAACTGGTATCGACTTCCCCGGTAAAGGGAGGTTGACCCAATTGTTTCGCACGCTTCTTGCGTTGCTTGTCCGACCATCCCGCCAGTTCTTGGAGGGATTCTGAGAGGTCCTCAAATTCCCCGTGGTAGAAACACTCCACACGACTGACCGTACCGACCACCTTCGCTCGGGGTGTCATCGCTGACAGACGCCGTAACGTATCGAGTGCGGCGTCGTCAAATAACGGATTCTCGGCAGTCTCCGGATCTTCAATCGTACATAAGATTGTCTCGAGGTCAACGTGATCACCCTCTTTAACGAGACCTGAGACACTTTGGTCGAACTTCACCTGAATAGTTCGTACCTCCGTGGTCTGGGTGGTCATCTTTTTGGCCATGGCCTCAGAGATCACCGAGCCATCTTCCAGCGTGTCAATGTTGTCGATCAATGCAGTACGACAAAGGGCTCCCGGCTTTAACGTCACCTGACCAGGATTGAACACATCGGGGGTGAAGTACTTTCGGTTATAGGCAATGACATCGCCTTGGTTAACCTTATCCCCTTTCTTGAAGTCAGTGACGACCTCGTGCGGGTAAGTTACCCCGGCCGCTTTACCGTAGCGCTTCCCCAACTCGACCTTCTTGACACTTCCATCTGTATACGTCACGGTAATGGCGGTCTTGGTAACATCAGTGACCTTACCATCGGCCTCCGCCGTGGCCGCAAACAGATCCGTCATTCGGTGCGGAATGACCTGTTCATAGCCTGTCCGGAGTGGAATCGGCTCATACCCATCAGCATACACACTCTGTTGATTCTGGATAGCGACAAAATTTATTCTTTTTGCATCGTCATGCAACTATGTTCAGTTACACCGCTACGTGTAACCCGCGATCCGATTGCTGTGAGGCAACCGAACGCTGCTCTAGGTCTCCCTAGAAGTTCAGACCATATCTTCTTCCCTTTTAAGGAAGCCTCCCATTTCGGAATCGCTTGATTCCTACTCCCCTGCCGGGGATGGTCGTTGAACGTTCCCCGTAGGCGCTCTAGGAGCGCCCGTAGGGGCTTCGCTGCTAAAGGGGGTCTTAGACCCCACGGTTGTCCATTGCTGCTCTTGGAGAGCTTTATCCGTCCCGTTGTTAGACCGTCGACGTCTGCTTTCGCGACGCCTGTGGTGGGACAGCTTTAGGAGTTCCCAGCAATTAGAGAGGTTATCATTCTGAAATTTCTTTCAGAAGGGACCATGTCGAGTTCATTCCCAATCTTCTTTTGAAGACAGTTTACGAACCTGCGTACCTTTACTATGCACTTCCTTACAGCTCTGACGCAACCAACTGAACATGGTAGATTTACCCACCCCTATCGCCGTGGCTGCTTCAGTTATACTTCCATAACAGGACACCACTCCTGTAGTAACATCTCTAACTTCGACGGGTTCTTTATTATTAGGCGCTTCGAGAATTTCTTCTTCGGAAACGTCGCGCCATGGAGACGCATCACTCTTTTTCTTTATTAAAAACCGACAATCCCATAACGGCTGTCCGGCAGCTGCAATACGTCGAGTCATTTGTGGTTTAGAAATACCAAGGGCGTGTGCGGCGTCTTTCTGCCTCTCGTATTCCTTTACTTCGCCACTTACAACGTCTTTAACAAGAACCTTATTGCTGCGACCATAGAGTTGAAGTTCTCGTTCGGGATCGTCTACTTTTCTCCACGGCGTTGGGTCGTTCTTAAATTTCATTAAAACACCAGGTGGTATGAGGGGCTGATTTTTTCTCTTTAGCCAATAAACCACCGTATTACCCGATACGCCAAATGCTTCACCACACTTGTGCATACTCTCATAGGTGGTTATTTCGCCTGTATACACATTCTTAACATCGACCCGACGTTCCCACTTTTCAAAAAGAGGTTCTGTGGCTAAATCCACATCACGCCACGGGGTTAAATCCGATTTGAATTTAACTTGTATATTACCGACGAAGACGGGCTGGTTAGGGCGTTTAAGATAATCATTAATGACCCAAATATCCACCCCTAACTCTTTAGCGCATTGAAGTTTTGAATTATATTCCCTTACGATATTTTCATCCAAATACCGCACCAGAACAGGTTGGGGGGCATTAGTAGTATTCTCTCTAATTTTACCTCTATCGCGCGTTGTATTCCACGCATGGATATGATTTTCACTCACTGTTGTCCATTCGAGGTTATCCAACCCGTCGTTGCCTGGAATACCATCAATATGGTTAACGTGTAATTGTTTATAGTTATTGGGGTAATTCGAATACGCCAACATCATTGCGCGATGCCGACCTAGGTTTGTCCTTCGATTGTCACTATCGCGTTTTATTTGATAGATAACGTAACCACTATCCATGACTGAATAGGGTGCAACTTCCCCACTCAGTACATGTATCACCACACCTTCCCGATTTATTGCATATTGGGTATAATCGGGAATATAAGCGTAGCCTGGCCGAAGGAATGGCTCAAGTCCATTCGGTATTTTAAAATGTAAATTATTAGGGTGGTGATTGGTGAGATCACCATCGTCGAAGCCCACCTCAATGAGATGCCAGAATTCTACTGGTATCCATATTGAGTTAAAAGTGAATGCGATAAGTCTCGCCACTTTATGGGGTTTGATGTTACCTAGCCAACTGACTTTAGTCCAACGCAAGCCATCTCGGTCAGGGTATGTGTTAATAACCCGTTCCTTCTTACCTGTGACTTCGCCAAGTCGACTAACAAACAATGTTGCGGTGCTGTAAGGTACTGGCAGTAAGGCATTATCGTCGTAAAACATAGGGCATCCGTTGGTTGACTGAGATATGCTCATAAAGTTACTTAGGTGAGTGAAAACACACCGAAACTAAATTTCATACTCGTCCAACGGATGGTAACTCAAACGTTAATCCGCACAGGGTGCCGCTAAGGTACTGGAAGAGAGCAGTTTGGTGGGCCCATCTTCCTTTGGATCAAACCGCCGTGTTTGCCCCCGGAGGTTGGTGAAGTTGGCATCCGGTGAGAGATACGCCACCACCCCCACGTCTCCCGAATCAACGGTGGACTCACTGACGACCCCCAGATCCGACTTGTGGTATTTCCGGGTACGTTCCACCATCGATTTGCCACCACGACCACCATCACCTCGGTAAGACATGACCTCCTGCTCACGCATATTGGCAAAGGGGTTGGTGTCCTCTACTAGCGAGACCGATGGATCTTGCACGATCTTCTGCCAGACAGCATGTGGGTTGAGTTCAACCGCATGATCGCCCATTCCGGCTTTGGCATTAAATGTTTTCGCCGCCCGTGCAAGTTCACCATACACCATTCCAGCGAAGCGCTCATAGCCGCGATAGCGCATGTACGCACCGTCTACTTCTTCCGGTGAGAAGTCCGTTTGTAGGAGTTCCACACCACGTAGGAGCAAGGGACCAAATTCGGTGGGCTCGCCCATCTCTTCCAATAGACCACGGGTGATGGGATCGACCCAGGCTTGGAACAGGGCATCGATTTCACGAAGATACCGTACGCCAAGCCCCGCGTCCTCTAGAATGCGATAATAGACGTCTTGACGGTCAAAGTCCCACACGCTGAATTGTTTCAAGGACTGATGATACCGATTGAAGCCCGCCATCACCATCATGGCTTTCTTGTCCAGTCGTGAGAACACCAGCGTCTCGTCCTGGAAAACGATACGGTATTCATCTGACGTATACGGGATATGCTCGCCACGTTTAAAGCGGCTCACCGATGCCCCTACCATCTTAATGAGTTCCGCCAGGCCGAACCGGTAGGCCAACACCACCCCGACTGGCAAACTTTTGTTTGCCACGGTCATATCCACCACTTCTAGCGGGGCTTTTCCCAAATCCAATCCCAAGACATCATGAATCGTGCCTGCAACCTCAGTACCTTCCTCTGTCACGACGTAAAACACATCGTTATGGTCCACTAAAAGGGGCACATTCCGGTAACGTCCCACGACCACCAGGTCATCGGTCTCGTGGTCACTGACGTCAAACCCGGCGGTCTCTTTGAAATGCTTCTCTCGGGAATGATAATCCAAGTAGAAATGGTAATCCCCACTTTTAAATGCACTCATTCGACTGGCGAGGATCGAATACACTCGGGGGAGGTCCAGGCTTTTATCGAACACATTGGATAGTCTGACATCCCCAATATGATCGTTATCCTGGTCCAGTCCCTGTTCGGTGATCTGCGCCGTCAACCACTTCGCGTAATTATTGGTCACGCGTTCACTGCGATCCAAGAACGTCTTGTTATAGTACGACGTTAACGCCACACGGTGGGGATGAACCTTCCGTAAAGGAACGTCAACCCGTTGAAGTCTTAGTCGATTTGACACCCCGTTAGAGATGAACCGTCCATCGTCATCCACCACAGGCAGGCGAAAACGAACCGTTGACTGACGTCCTCTCACGGGCTTCAGCGTCACCGTATGGACTTCGTAGTGGTTCATGGTGTCTTGAACGGTTTCGACACTATAATCTTTAACGGCAATCCCCTGTTGCTGAATCGCCAAAACGGATGACACCACATCCTTGTGCATGACATTACGCAGATACTGTTGGTTCATTACCTTCAGTTTGGAATGTAGCATGGACTTATCGGGGATGGTGTCTCGATCGGGGAACGCCGGAATGTCCGGTAGGGCGAGATCCTCCTGAGATACCTCCAGAAGCGTTTCTAGGGACTGCCCTGACCCGTAGGGGTCTTTGAGCTTCTTGTACGTCTCAGCGTCCTGTATGGCCCTCTGATAGGCTTTCCCTGACATCAGCCCGATATCGTGCAATTCCCACGCTTTCTTGGCGATCGGCTGGGTCAGGCGTTCTTCCGTTCCTACCGGCTCAACCTCAATGGGATCGTCCTGGTCAGCAACGTTGGGGAGACTAACCTCACTGTTATCGGGACCGTCGGATTCGCGTCCATCAAACGCCGGTTGGGGAACCAACGGATCACTGACCGGTTCGGGCAGTACCAGGTCGTCATCAAGCCCGTTAAGAAGACTTAAACCGAACGACTCGTCGGGAGTCGATGCCTGGGCCGTTGATGTCTCGGTATCATCCGTTTGGGATGCTGGGGTATCTGACGATGGAGTCGATGATGTGGTAGGCGCTGCCTTGGTCTGGGCGGGGCCTTCGTTTCGATCGAGTTGGGTGACACCACCGACCAGGTCGCGTAGTCCATGGAGTAGACGGAGGAAATACCTCTGTAATGTACTTGCGCTAAGGCCAGAGTCCTGGTCATCATCTTTCTCCTTCCGCCACTCGTTGAGTTTCCCCAAATTAATGACAAAGAAGTAGCCCTTTACCTTAATCAGGTAATTGACATGGTCGATGGCGTCGTCAGACAGGACACTTAACGATGACAACTCCCGATCATCCGAAAGCCACAACCACAGGTCCAGAATGTTGAGTTCGGCAGGCCCTGAAAAAGCCGCCAGTGACTTCTGGGTGATGGTCCGTTCAATCCGTTTGAAGTCCTCAAACGTCGGAATGCGATCCGGGAGATGGAGGTCCACAAACTGGTGACGTTTAAACCGCCGATGGGTGGCTTCCACGTTATCCCAGAAGGTCCGAGCCACGTTCTTCCACCGGAAGTATTCCGCCTTATAGGAAGGGATATACCGATAGAGGTGAGAGAGCAGTGCGTAATTCACCACCAGCAGGTTCTTGGGGTTAATGGTGAGGGCCTGGTCTTTCCGCAGTGGCTTGAACAGACGGTTCTTACGCCGGTATTCGTTCTCCATCATCCGGGCATTGAACACGGTCCTACGTGGACCACCTTCGAGATGCCGTAACTCATGGAGGTGTTCGATGAAAATCCGACCTCCTACGTCAGAAAAGATCGGGTCTTGAGGGTTGGGACCATAGCTCACCGTGTCGTCCGGCCAGAAATGGTACACGCTTTCCAGCGGGAAGGTGAGTTGGTTAATTGGCGTCAGGTGGGGCTTCATCAGTTGGTTACGGTGACGTACCCCAACCTGACGATAATACTGTGGATATTTTAACCGCATGGGACTCATCCCTATTGATGTTAGGCAAATGTCTCGACGGGATCGCCGGTCATGAAGCGCAAGGCAAGTTTGATGGTGTGGATATCCACACTGAAAGCTAGCCCACCACCTGCGTCGAGGTACGCCTTACGTGTGTTAAAATGTTTTTCCGCTTCTTCATTAGCTTCTTTCGAATAAGTCGCCAAATAGGAAATGGTATCGCCGTCACGTTATGTCCACTTGAGGCGCTACCCTCAAGCCGGTGTGCTAAGACACCCGCCCACCGTCACCGGTGGGGCCAGACCATATCTCCACCCGCCGACGATGACGTCGGGTAGGGTGCCTCCCGTTTCCCCGCCGCTTGGCAGGTACTCTACTCGCTTCTCCCCGTGGGGTGCTTTCGATGGTCGTTGAACTCATCCCTTAGTGTATCAGCACCTTAGAGACTTCGCTGCGTCGGTTGTGTCTACCATTGACGTTTTTACCATGCCCACCACTTCCATTACTGGGGTGGGTATTACACTCAGTTTCCTGGTGTAAGTGGTAGTCAATGACGTAACGACAGTTTCCCGCAATTAGAGAGGTTTTACTAAAGGTGCTTTCACACCTTGGGACTCTGATCAAATAGCATATTTTTCAATGTCATTTAGATGAGAAAAAATCTACACTATTTTACTAAAGTCCCCACCCAATTGCCCGAGCGTAATGGGACTGACTGACAATGAATCATGGTATTGAGGATCACCACCAAGCCTTGGGTATTCCAACGCCAAGGGAAGCGAATTATCTCGTTCAAACTCATGATTCAATGGGTAGCGAAGTTCACCCACCACGGTGGTCTTTACGTAGCTTTTTACCGGAATCGAAGAATACATGCCTGTCACGGGATAGCGTGTAATAAACGCATGGTTTTTGTACCACATCGAAAGGCCAGTGAGGTATATCAGTTCCACGTACGTGATGGGCCTCACCCACTGGGTGTCCCACCCCTCAGGGACTTCGTCGATACTCCGGAGGATACGATAGTTCTGTTCATCGTCTACATACACCAGCGCCAGGTAATGGCCTGCCACTTCCACATAACGGTGACGCTTGTCCACGACTTCTAAGTCGTTGATGACTTTCTCCAACCCTTCGTCTGTACTCCAACGATCCATGTCTTCGTTAGAGACCTCCACCCACACCCGCTGATAGGTCTTCGGGTCCACCAGCTCGACATTATTCGAGGTACTGGCAAAAATCTCTCCCACCAGGGAGGTTTTCAGGTGATAGATCGTCTTGGGAAGTACTGCCTTGGCAGCCTGATAGAGACCGACTTGGCAGTCGTTAAACCGTGGTCGATTCGGAGCGTCAAGATCGGGCACCGACGTGTCCATGGAGGAGATCACATTTCGGGTACCATTAAATACCCGTCGTGACGCCCAACGCCCCTGAATAAAACCTTTCTTACCAGAAATCAGATTTTCAATGTATTCATAGATCGCCTGTAGACGTAGAGTCAATACGAAACGCGTTCGATCGTACAGAGGGAGATCGCTTTTACCAATCTGGTCTGGAAGGTTACGGACGAGCATAAGCACGTTTTGGTACAGCTCATTGATCTCATCCATGCTGACGCGGTTATCGCTGTCGATATCAGCGTCCCGGAGTCCCGCCGGCATTACCAACAAGTGTTTCAGGGTGGCCTGTTGACGATACCGATTGATCAGCTCGACACGCATGTCCCGACTGGACGAACCTGTTTTCTTAGGGGACAGCTCCTCCCAGTGTGTCATGAAGAAAGCATACCCCGTCGCGCCATCCAGTTCAGTGGCGGCTTCAAAATCTTTTTCTTCGGGATTCCATTTGGCGTATTCTTGTCCTGAGAGAATTCCTTTATAAAGACTTTTGAGTTTGATCAGTCGAGAGTACATGACGGGATGCAGGACAGCAATCTTTAGTGGGATGTACCCAAAGCGACGATCCCGGTCGGGGTCACCCACCCGACCAAACGTGACGGTGGAGAAGAGCCCATCATCATGGAAATTTCCACCCGGACCATCAAAGATGTCCAAACTGGTAATCGGACGAAGGCGTTGTAGCTGTTGTGGGGTGGGTGAGAGTAGGGATAAATTAAAAGGTACACTAACTGATTTCATAGTCTATCCTGTATAAAAGAATCGTCACAGTATTAGGTAGAAGCGTGAAAGCGCTAGACGATATGACAGACTTCCTAGCGCCGGAGGATATTCCATGGCGGATAAAAGAAAAGACCTCGAAGAAGAGAACCTGGATTTACGGATTCTTGACCTCGATGCGTTAGACGATGAATTTGATTTTGATCCCCCGAAAGACGATAAACCCGTTAAACGGTTTGCGGTCAATTTTAAGCGGGGGTTTTTACAGCAGACCAAATCAAAAGTCCTGCTGCGCAATTTCTTACGCAGTTCTCTACCGGATGGTTATTCCCGACTCTGGGCTGCGGGTGAGAGTGCGTTCTCTAGCGGTAAGTCCACGGCAGACGACGTCTTCCGGGAAACCGCGCCTGAGCTGGACAGCATTGCCCAAAAGATGGAAGAGGTCTTGCCGAATATTGAAGGCAGGACACCAAAGCGTCTTTATGGGCGTATTGAAAAGGGAGTAGGACGTTTCCGTCGGGCGACTCAGGATCAACAAGACTCAGGATTCTCGCGTCGCACCCAGGCGGATGACGATAACAGCGAACTTGCCGACGCACTGGATGCGCTTAATGAAACATCGCGTGCTGAAGGTGAACAGGCGTCATTAGAAGCTGAAGAAAGACGCGTCCGCGATAAGCTGGACGCGGGGCGCTTTGACGTTCTGACGCGCCAGATGGACCGCATCGGGACGGGCGTTGAGCATCAGGTTTCATACCAAGACCAGATTCAGTACAAGTTCCAACGCAAGTCCTTAGAACTTCAATACCGTTCTTATTTCGCACTGCGCGACCTGCGTAAGTTTGCAGAAGTCGCCCAAGACACGCATGAGACGGCTTACAACGCCCTGGTTCACAACAGTGCGTTACCTGATCACCTCAAAATGACGAAAAGTCAGCGGGTGAGGTTTGGAACTCAGGACAGCCTCGTCGGTGCCTTGGGTACCCAGATGGCGGCCTCATTGCCTGGGTTCTTGGCTTCCTACTACCCCACCATTATGGAGAATATCCGTAAGAGTGCGGTGCAGGGCATTCAAGCTGCGGGCGGTATGCTCTCTACCACTGACATGATGAGTGGGATGGGCGGCGACAGCGCCAGCACCGCCGGTCAGGTCGCCGGAGATGTCGCTGGGGGCTTTTTCCGCAATACCCTGGTGTCACGGGCTGCCATGATGGCCAAGCCTGGTATGGAGCGTTTAGGGGACAAGCTGGGTGGTGGGCATCACGTAGTGTCCTATTTCCTGAATAACCTCCCCGCATTACTGCAGGAGTACACTCAGGATCACTCCCACTCCACCGGGTTCCGTGGCGTTATCCAACGGATGGTGCGTGCTATTGTCCCGTCCTATTACCAGGACGATACTTTAGAGGACGGTTCCTTTCAGACCATTGATCGACAAGCGGCCTTTAACCAGCTGACACAACGTTCCATCGTTGAGGTCATCCCCGGATACCTGTCGCGCCTCCTGCAAGAAACCCGGATGATTCGCACCGGAAGTGACGACGTCGAACGTGAAGTGTGGGATGTCACCACTGGTCAGTTCACTGGTTATAAAGCGGCGAGAAAAGCCCTTCAGGGTCGTGTCATTAATGAGGCCCAGCGCCGCAACATTGATGCCACCCTTAATCAAACCGTCGAGAACTTTGATCCGGATGGCTACCTGTCCGACACGGCACGTGCTGTCCTGAAAGAACGGATGATGCGGGAAGCCTCCCGTAATGACCGTTTTGATCCCAACACCTATGCGTCGGGTGAAGGTTATGGGGAGGAGGTCGATGACGCCACCCTGAAGGAACTGACGTCGTTCTTTAAGGCCCAGTTCGATTTTGACGACCAAGGCAGTATGGTAGAGGACGCCGAAAACCGTCGGCGCCGTAATGCCTTTTCGGACGCCTTCCTGGAAGTACGTAATACCATCCCCGACCCACGCGCAGAGATTCAGCGGATTTCAGGGGTGGGGATGCAAGAGATCCTCCACGACCTGGGACTGATGACCAGTGATTACGGTCGTAACCGGGTGAACTACGATCGTGTGTGGGATCTGTATCGTGGCGATGGTCCTTCAACGCCCAACCGTAGCGGTCCGCGTCCTGAGGGACCGATCCCCCGTACCCAAATCAAGACCGGGTATGACGAGAACGTTACCTTTAAAGAGTCTGTCCAACGGGCTAAAGAGGCGGCCAAGGAGAATCTGCGGTTCAAACGCCTGAAAATTGAACTGCCTAAGTTCGATGACGCGCTTATCAAGCGTCTACCTGAATTGGATGGGAAAACCCTCGCCAAAGTGGTGGAGTGGCGGCCTGAGCTGCTCGATGCATTAAAACGTATCGATGGGGATATTGAACTCCGCCTTGCTCCCCATATTGAGAAATTACGCCAACGGGGCAAACCGAAGAAACTGGATCGTGAGACCGCTGAAGCCCTGTGGACACTCGTATCAGAAAAATCCCGGCATGAGTGGGATGATGTAAAAGCTAAGGCCAAAAAGCACTACGATCAAGCGGAAGAGGCCACACGGGATTGGCGGATTAATACCGCAAGCGATGTCCACGAAACCGTAGAGAAAGCCAAGAAAACCTGGGAAGGTGTTGACAAAGACCCTGAGTCTTGGAAAGAGAAGGCGGCCAAGAAAACTCAAGAAGAGAAACAGCGACTTAAGGAGACTTGGGAAAAGACCCGTACTGCAACTGAGGAGCAAACCGAGCAGCTCAAAGAGCAAGTTCGGGAACACACCGATCCGATGGTTGAGCAAACGCGTGAGAATGCGAATCGCTGGCGCGAAGAAGCCAGTCGTCGTTCGGAAAATATCCGTGAACAGTTCGCCCAACGGGTACGGGATCCACTCCATACACCCAGCGATGAAACGACCCCCGGTTATGGTCAAACCGAATACGATCAATACGTCGATGGTATTCAGCGTATAGCAGAGCGGCAAGCGGAGACGTCCGATAACATCTTTACCCTGCTACGTGAAGAAATGCAGCGTGGCTTCAAGGTAAGGGAGCTTCCGGAACTAACGTTTGCCGATCAGGATGGTAACGCCACCAAAGCGAAAGGTAAGGCCAAACCTGAGAAGAAATGGTCATCCATCCTGAAACGGGGAGCTGATGGTATTGCGGGGTACTATAAGAACCTATTCCCGGGCATCGGTAAGGGGATGGGTGGTCTCGTTTCAGGTATGGGACGTGGTACGGGTGCTGTGTTCAGTGGAATGGGACGTGCTGTCGGCCGCATGATTGGCGGTAAAGAGGACGAGGTATTGCCTGATATCTACGTCAAGGCCCGTCCTGACACGCCTGTTCTGCTAGCACGTGACATTAAAACCGGGCGTTATATTGACGCCAACACCAACACCGTTATCAAAAGTATTGATGACATCACCGGTGGGGTGTGGGATACCGTTGAAGAACGCATCGCCATCACCCATACTGAGTTTGAAGAGGGCCTTTTCACACGAGGAGGCGAGAAAATTAAAACTACTCGGGGCCCTGGGATTTTGGGTACCTTGGGGAGTTTTTATAACAACGCTTACCTCAAGCCCACCCTCTTTGCGGCAAAACAGCTCCCCAATTTAGGGAATGTGGCCAAAGACATGATCTTCTCCGAACGGGATGCGTATATTCCCGGGGAGAAAGAACCTCGGATTCGGGCGAACCTACTGAAAAAGGGGATTTATTTCGACCAAGCCACAGGTGATCCCATCACCCGCTATAAGGACATTTCGGGCACCGTGGTGGATGCCAACAACAACGTCGTTGTCAATGCTGCCGAAATCCCTCACCTGGTTGGTTATGACGGACGTCCTCTTGAGACAGCCGGTACTAAGCTAGGTGGGGTAGCCAAAGCCATCGGTGGGGCGTATGTGGGGGCCCTTAAAGCAGGATGGCACGCTACGAAATCGGTAGCGAAAGGTGCTTTTGATCTAGGCAAAGCGGTTTCGGATCGTGTGATTGGCATGATTCGTGGCAAGCGAGGGAAGCGTGATGAAGAATCCATGTCCCGTGAAGGTCAGATAATCTCCATTCTGGGGGGTATTTACGACCTGCTCGATCAGCGTCTTCCTCAGAACCAAAACTTCCGTAAAGGGTCATGGCAGGAAGAACTTGCCAAACGAGCTGAAGAACGGGAAGAGGAGAAAGACTTCAAGGAAGAACAAGAGTGGCGAGAAGAAGGTATCTTCGGAAGAATTGGTCGTCGTCTAGGTGGTCTACTGGGAATGTACCAGGACCGTCAGGATACCCTCGATGAGATCGCCGAAAACACCGAAGACATGGACGATGGTGGGACTGACATACTCGCGACAGGTGGCGGAGACGGTCCTGATGGCCGACGGCGTCCTGGTCGCACCCGACGTACCCCTAAGAAGCCTGCACCAAAAGGGTTTTGGCGTAAAGCCGCTCATTACGGCGGTAAAGGTTTCCGTAGTGTGGGTCGCGGTGCAGCGTCACTTGGACGCGGTGCCCTGAACCTGATGGGTATGGGAGGTCTCGCCAATCCGATCGGTCGTGCCGCCGGTGGTCTCGGTAAGGGTATGGCCTGGGCCGGTAAGGGTCTGTTCGGTGTTGGGGGCATGCTTGTCCGCGGTGGAGCAATGGCCGCCACGGGCTTGGTCAGTATGTTGGGCGCCCCCGTGGTGCTCGCCGGTACTGCTGTCGCCGGTGCTGCGGCTGGCGGTTTTTGGTTGTGGAACCGCCACAAGAAGACGGCCGGTAAGTTCCGGCAGTTGCGTCTCGCTCAGTATGGTTTCCCCGAAGATGGTGGGTTACAGCGCCGGGTGGTTGCCCTGGAAAACCGCCTGGATGAGGTCACCCAACGCAATGAAGGTTCTGAGCCCACGCTGAACTTACCGGAAATCGACCCATTAGAGTTAATTGAAATAATGGGCATTTCAGAGGACGATGAACCCGCCCTTCTCGCCTTGGGGGATTGGTTTGCCAACCGGATGCTTCCCGTTTATCGCAAGTACCAGCAAGTGATGATGACCCACTTCCCCGATACCCCCTTGGGGGAATTGGATGACGTGGTGGATCATGATACCGCAGGTGATATTCTGCGCATGGTCTCATTTAGCGACGGTGGGAGTAGTCCTTACCAAGTGCGTGCTAATCCCTTCGATCCCGAGACCCCACTGCCGGATGTCACATCCATTATTGAAGAACGTAAGGAGGCAATTCGTAAGGAGTATGATACCCCGGAAGCGGTACGTGACGCTTCCCGTGCAACCACCGCAGGGGCGGGAAGTACCGCGGCAATCATGACGTCAGTTAATCATGCCGTCGTACAAGCCCGTGAACGTGAGCGACGCAATAGACAGGCTGAACAGCAAGGAGGGCGTCAGGTATTTGGTAACGTGGGAGCTACTGCTGCGTTAGCGGTTGCGGGCGCTACTAACGTTACTGAACTGGCGAGTCGCCGCGCGGCGATCCCCGAGTACCGTCGCATGACCGGTAGTAACCTCACGGCCCTTCAAGCCATGCGGGTGCGGGGGTATGGCCTAGTTGACCTTAACCGGTCAAAGGTCATTGCGCTACTGACCCTTGAGGATACGGTAGTCCCTTACTTAACGTTCAGTGGGGATGGGACAGTTGCCTTTGAGGGGAGTATCAATGATGTTTTCCGTGAGGTTGCGCCCCTCTTTGGTCTATCGTTGTACGGGTCATCCACAGGGGACGAAACACGAACCGACAAGGAAAAGTTCCGTTTGTGGTTTAGGAGTCGCTTTTTGAGTGTCTTCCTCACCTACGTCAGTGCAATCCGGCAGATTGACGAAAACGTCGGTATCCCGAACGCGGAGCGTCGATTGGATGACATTGGTAAACTGGACGTCGGAAAGAGCCTGTACTCCGCCACCTGGGAATCGCGGGAGTCGGGTACCATGTCGGTTTGGGAAGTTCCATGGTTGATCTTTGATCAGCCCGCGGCCTTCTCTGCCAAGGAATTGGCGAAGATGGAGTTGATGGTATTGGAACAGGCAGTGAGTGGCGAAACCGTAGGGACAGCCGCACAAAGTGCAGAGCAGGCACGTCAACAGGCCCAAGGGAATGTAGCGCTGTCGGCATCGGCAATCAATTCTGCACTCCAAGTCGCTAACAGTGGAACGTCATCTCTCGCCTCACGTCATCTCCAAGCCTCACGAACTGCAGTGCAACGGGCACAGAACCGTTGGGGAACCGCAGGAGTCGAACCCCCTCGGCGGCCCGGTGGTACCGCTGGCGCGTTAGGAAATACGTTCTCCGGTATTGTCCAAGGAAATGGAGGGCAGTGGGAGGAGGTCCCCATGCCGCGCGCTAATAAATCCAAGGAAGCCGCGTTACCGACACTTCAGGCGGTAGAAGCCATGACGGGTGTTGATGCCAACCTTCTCATGACGTTCGCCTCGATTGAGTCGGCGTTTGATTACACGGTAAAGGCACCGACTTCATCCGCCACTGGGTGGTTCCAGTTCATTGACGCCACCTGGGATGGCATGATCGAACAACATGCCGACAAATATGGGATTCCTCATACCGGCATGACCAAGAATGCCATTCGGGAAATGCGTAAGGACCCCCGTATAAACGCCTTGATGGGGGCGGAGTTCTTGAAAGGGAACTACAAGTACCTGGAACGAAAATTGGGACGCAAACCCACCGATACCGACCTCTACCTGGCGCACTTCTTTGGTGCAGGCACCGCATACAAGTTCTTGAAGGCGGACCAGAACGCTGTTGCGGCAAATCTGTTCCGTTCTCAAGCGAACTCTAACCGGAATATTTTCTACCGGGGCGGTCAGCCACGCACCATTGCTGAAGTGTATCAGGTCATGGACGAGAAAGTGTCGGGACATCGGTTTGGTGGAACCAGCGCCTCTCGTACAGTGGATATGGATGAACCTGATCCGGTGTCGGTTCCGGAAGGGGCGTCCATGGAAGCGGCGAATGATCCCGAAGCAGGGGATGCGGGGATTATTGAAGAGGGCGGTCGTGAGATGATCCAGCTGGCGCCAGAAGGGGTTAACAATCACCTTCAGGGTGTGGATAACCCCATGCTGACAGAAGGGCAACGAAATGCCCATCGGCGGCGGCAATCGACCAGTAGTCGCGTTGGGTCAACCATCAATCCAGCAAACGCCGCAGTGGCGGGCGCTGGCTTGGGTGGACCACTAGGTCAAAACGCCACACCACCGACTGGGGGTAGATTCTACGGGGCGATCGACTCCGATCCTCAGGATGACCCCGTGGTGCGTCAGCGGGAACGCCAACGCCAACAGGCGGAGGTGGCAGATCTCCAACAGCGCGAGCTTGCCGATCGAGATCGGGAAACCAACCGGAATGTGGGTCGTGTTCTCAGTCGCCAACTGGAAGTCCAGCAAACGATGGCGGATTACCTTAAAGCTATCGCGGAGAATATTACAGGTGGGGCGCGGGAATCCACGACGACGGAACGTCAGGACGACCGTCAGAATCGCAATGATTCCAGTCGGCCCCCTGAACCGCGTGGGGGTGAACGACGTCAGCATCACGTACCGCCCATCAACATGAGACGGAATTCTCCGTAACGGTATGACCTAGGGCCTCCTAGTGAGGCCCTTTTCTTTTTTCCGGAGGTAATTATGGGATCACCCACGAACGACAGGCGTTGGATTCGTCACGCCTTCTTGTTACCCATCAACTCCACTAGTGCTGAGGTGGGTACTAATTCGCGTCGGCGGCTGGCCACTTCCGCCGCCTATAAATTTCAAAACGCTTCCCTAGGAGGTCATTACGCTGTTAATGTCCCACCCCAATTCACACGCTTTGCGGACATCCGCGTGCCCGGTAAGGGACGTTCCGAAGACGAGTGGGATAAAGGCATGGGGCGTTATTACAGTGAAGCGATTGATGACCCCAAGCAGATTGTTCACCTTTCGTTTGGTGTCCCTCGGTATTCGTCGTGGACAAGTTTCTTCACCAACTTCTATGACCGACATAGTGCGTTATTGGCCAATACCGGTCGCTCCAGTGGGCCGTTCTATAACCTCGGCCTGGCGGGTGGGTATATCGTCAGTCTCCCGCTGCAGCCTTTCATTATGGCGTTTAGTGGGGCTTCTAGGGTATGGAACTTCTTGTCCAAAGCCCAACCGAGTAAATGGTACTACTTTAAACCCACCATGCATTCGTATTGGTCGTCGGTGAATACCATCGCCAACGAACTGGCCATCAACATGGGATTGATTCCCCGTGTGTTCTCCGATGGTCAATCATCCCTGCAGGAAGGCGGTGAAATTAGCGATCAAGAAATCAGACGGATGCACGAAATGTTCCCGACCATTTGGCGGGAGGACGGTGGTATTGATGTCATGTCGCTGGCGCGGGAAGCACAGCGTCGCTCCGATCATGCGGACCTTGCCGCTAAACGCATGAAAGAAAGTGCCACCAACATTCGAGAACTGGGTGATGCCTTGGTGCAATTTCAACGCCAAAAAGCAGAAGAGCCCCAACGGAATTTCTCAGATGCAAAAGACTACTTTCTGGCAGCTGTAAAACAAGAAGATTATCGGACGGACGATGGTATTGTCACTGAAGGTTTCCAATCAACCGGAACAGGTAACGAAGAAGAACCGACCTTCTCCACTTGGAAAGGGCTGAATGGGATGTATGAATTTGTGCGGGCTTCTCAACGTGATGGTTCGCAGTTCGCGTCTTTCTATGTTCAGTATAATGGTTCAGTATCGGAATCATTCAATAACTCAACACGTGAGTCCAATATCTCCCAGACACTCAATCAAAAGGTCGCTTCTGGACGCTCGGCAAGTTTCGACCTGATGGCCGGTAATATATCCGGTGGGATCGGGGAAATTATTAACTCGTTTCAATCTTTCGCTGCTGGATTGTTGGACAGTGTAAATCTGGGTGGTCTAGCAACGCTTGCTGGTACCGCCTATCTTGACATACCTAAGATGTGGGATGGTTCCACAGCGAACTTACCGCGGGCTGAATACACCGTTCCCCTACCCAGTCCGTATGGGAATCCCATTTCCCGCTACACCAACATGATGATTCCGTTGAGCATGCTGCTAGCGGGGGCCTTGCCTTTATCGGCAGGTAAATCCGCCTACACCAGCCCGTTCTTGTGTCAGATCTACCATCAGGGACGAGTACAAATCCAGTTAGGGATGATTGACTCGATCACCATCACCCGCGGTACCGGCAACGTGGGGTGGAGTGCTGAACACAACATGCTGGGGGCAGAGGTCAGCTTCTCGGTGGTGGACATGTCATCCATTATGCATGTGCCCATCAAAGGGGGGTTCGCCAGTGCAGATTGGATTGGGACCGCCACGCGGGCGGCTGTCATGCAGGGTGCTCAGTCTGGGGGTGGGGATACCGCCGCGGCGATTGCCGGTATGGCCACCAACGGGTCGGTATGGGATGAACAAAACACCTTTACGGATTACATGTCAGTGCTCAGTTCCTTGTCGCTTGATAATATCTATTACGTCGGTAAACGTCTGAACCTTAACATGACGCGTACATTACGTAGCTTCAAAACGTGGAAATCACCGTCTAATGTTATGTCGTGGATGTTAGATGGTCAACCTGCCCGGACCCTATCGGGTCTTTCCCAGTACAGTAACCGTTTCAACGAATAACGCAGGAGTTCGTATGGGTAATTTTGTCTTAAAGCTGTTGATTTCACAGCTCATTGGTCGTATCATGAAAAACGTCGATCTGGATGCGCTGATCGACTTTGTGGTGGAGGCAGAGAAGCAGTACGATAATGCCTTTGCCAAGAAAGGTTATGTGTATCGCACCATCAAGGAACTGGAACCTCAAGACATCTCCACCACGGCGGTGAACCTCGCCATTGAAGCAGGGGTATACTACGCCAAGCGCTACGTCTTTTCATGACATACGGCCTCCCCGAATGGGGAGGCCAATAAACCGCTGGGGCATTTTCTATCGGGCGTGGTGGTCTGTTAGACCACGAGTTCTAATACGGGTCTCCAACCAATATCCGAAAGCATGTACGACGAAGTATTCGTCTTGAAGTTCGTCAAGGAAGAACGACCCCGGTAGACACGCCGTGAGGCGTCTGACGCCGAGGTCTCCTGCACCCACGACGCGCGTCCGTACCCCGACCCCACGCCAATGTCTCCATTGGTGTAGGATGCCCAATGGGTGCCGGTGGGGTCGTCGACGTGGACGCGGTAGATCAAGTCGTTCCATTCACCCCCTAAACGTCCTCTTCTTGGTTTAACAAAAAAAAAACGTGTCCGTCACATAACATTGTTAATCTTCACGGGCCTCCGCAATATAATGACACACACCAAAAGGAGGTACCCAATGTCAACTCGCACGTTACGTTCCCATATCGTCAATCCCGCTAACGATAAGATCACGATCAACGTCACCGACGAGCCCGGAGATGGTGGTGCCAACCATCGTTATGAGATTAGCGGTTTCAATATCGAATCCAACGCCTCAAAAGAAGACCATGACGGGAACCGAAATCAGGTGAACCTCCTGTTCCAAAATGGTCCGATTCCTGAAAAGGGTGTCAATGGTATCACCCATGAGGTGTTGCTCGCTATCTTGATTGACCGCCTCCAAGGGTTCCAGGACGGTCCCTTCCGCTGCCGTGAAAATGCCCTGGCCCTCACCAAACTGGAAGAGGCTCAGATGTGGTTGCAGAAGCGCACACGTGATCGGATGTCAAGAGGGGTCGAGGGGACCCATGAGCAGTAACCCCGTTAGTGACCATGATATCAACGGGATGCCCATACGGCATCTCTATGTGCGGTATCTGATGGCCAGCTACTTGTACTATGTGTGTGATGAAGCCTCACCTTGGTCGGATTACGAATACGACCTCGCCTGCCGGCGTTTACACACTGAGTGGGAAAGCTTCGATCATCCCCATAAGTACCTATTACGTAATCCCGATAGTCTCTTAGCGGGGACAGGGTTTGATATCATCAACTACCCCAGCATTGTCCGGGTCTGTTCCTGGTCATGGAAAGAGGGTGAGTTCAACAGATAGGAGTAGCAACAATGCGTTTTCAAACCGCGTATGTGTGGATGAAGCATGGTAAGCGGATGCGTGTGCCAGGCTTCAAGGGGTATTGGCGTTTCAATAAAGAAACCGAAACTATTGAGATTGTCACGAAAGACAATGTTGTCATGGATATCCGTGACACTAAAGACGTTGATTTCACGATGTCGTTCATTAACTCCGACGAATGGGAGTTCTACGAAGGACATAATGACCCGCGTCAGAACACATAACTCCAAGGGCTCCTGCGGGAGCCCTACTATGCCGTCCCACTGTATTTAACATCTATATCACTCTATTGCCCACTCACCCAAGGAACTAACACGCTAATGAATACCAATGCTTCGTTAATCACACTAAGTAACCGCATCCCCGACACTGACGTCACTGCGTTTATCGCAGCCCTTGAAAACAAAGAGGGCCCATACTTCCCCAAAACCGTCGTATTCGATGATCCAGTATCACATTACCAAGTATATTGTGGGAATGTCGAAAAGGGGAGTCGTCACTGGTATTTGGATTTCACCAGCATTGCCCTCAAAGAAGGGAAAATCGACGCGCGTGAGGTTTTGCGCGTATACAATGACCTGGCGCTGAAAGGCGGGGATCTCCTCTACGCAGGCGATACCAGTCACTTTATCTTGGACATAGCGCGACGCATTACTAACGGTCCGCGGTTCTACCGTCAGGACGGCATTACCGTTTATGGCATTGTCCGTGAGTTCTGCCATCGGATGGAAGACCTCAACCATCACCTAGTGGAGATAGGTCCCGTCAATAACCCCAACCACCCTTACGTTATCAAGGTCGTCAGCAAGACCAATCGGGATTAGTCATCCCAACGAGTTTAACACCTATATCACTACCATGCATCCACTGGAAAAGGAACCCCGTCGTGAAACAATTTCTCAAAGCCGTCGCCATCGGTACCATCACTGGCGTCGCCATCACGCTGACCATGGAAGAAATCCATAAGTGGCGCCAGCGTAACGCACGTCACTGACCCCCATCAAGCCTTAGAATAAACCGAAACACAATCACAGGACACGCAACACCATGGACATCAATACCCTGATCGATCTTGTCGAAGCTCACGATGACCTCTCCGCTTCCCTGTACGAAGAGCAGTTTCGGCACGTCGATCCCGAGCAAGTTTCCCTCTCCACCAACGACAAACTCGTTGATGTGGAATAACCATGGCGGGGAAACTACCCGCCAGCACCATCCGATGAGGGGTAATGCCCTCACCACTGACCCAGAGAAGAGAGAACTGTAATGAGCGAACTCAAGTCCCGCAAGTACGCCGACAAACATGGCCTGGCTGACAAGCTGAAGGTGGACGCCAAAACTGGCGAGATCACCCCCAGTGATGATTACTACGAGGCCACACTCGAGGGAACGGGTGTGACCCTGGACCAACTCAAGAAGGTCCAGAATAACAATGCCGAGCTACTTTCATCCACCACCCTGGTGGCTGGGGAAATGGCTGCCGAACATTTCAAGGAACACCCCGAGACGAACGAGCTGTCGCTGCGCTATTCCGCTGGACGCGATACCTATGCGATGAACTTCTCCCGCGCGGAAGACGCCAAGCCAGTCCGGCATGAGATCAGCATCTATGGCGCTGAAGACAAAGGTGAGCTCAAGAAGGTGAAAAAGCTCGTCAAGGGTCTCTTTGACGAGATCTGATCACAGCGTGTCAAAACCTGTTGCTAACCGTTCCACCTTCGGGTGGGGCGGTTTATTTGTTACCTCCTTTCTTTTTTAGGTTCCGTAATCGTATGTCATCCCCTGTTACTTTGTTACCTAAGGTTCCTATTATGCAACACCAACCTCTTTTCATTTGTTTTGAGGGTATTGATGGTGCGGGTAAAACGACCCAACTGGATCGACTTTACACCTACTTGGTGGACTGTGGTATCGATGTTATCAAGACACGCGAGCCTGGCGGGACCCCATTGGCAGAACATATTCGAGAAGGTATGCTATCAACTGACTTAACCGAGTCCGTCAGTCCGATGACGGAACTTCTCATGGTTTATGCGGCTCGTCAACAACACCTCGATAATGTGATTCGTCCCGCCCTTACCAATGGCACATGGGTGTTATGCGACCGTTTTATCGATACCACCTACGCGTACCAAATCCGCGGACGCTGTCTATCCCCAGCCCTATTCCATCAGCTAAACGACATCGTAGTGCGGGACACGAAACCCGATCTGACGCTATTCTTCACTCTCCCCGACGAGGTCTACCAGGCACGTCTCGCTGGACGGACCGAGAAGTCCGATCGTCTTGATCGTGAATCCCACTTATTTGCCGAGAGGGTCATTGGCGGCCTAAAAGAACGAGCCCGGTTCTGTGGGCATCCGACGGTTATGGCCGATGGGGCGATTGAAGAAGTTACCGAACGCATGCTTGACACACTGCGTCGTTATATTAACCTCCCGGAGGCCGCATGAACCCCGACCTGTATTTACTACAACAGAACTCTAAGGGATTCTGGCAACACCCACGGACCGAGCGGGTCTATCAAGTGCTCACGGTCGCCAACAAACACAGCACCCGACCTGACGAGTTTCCGATAACTGTGGTTTATCAAGATATCGTTGATGAACGTATCTGGTCCCTTCCCATCAAGTGTTTTGTCGATAAGTTCGACCCTTGGCAACCACATACCCCCGAGACCGCTCCAGGAGGCCGTCAGTGAGCTTTTCACCCACTCCCTGTGACAAGCACCCGGGGTTTTATGAAATACCCGGATATCGCCGCTACGGAGCAAATAGAAAGGGGGAGATCCTCTTTAAGGATACGGGTCATGTGACTGCTGGTGGAAATGCCGGTCGTTACCTTAAGGTTGCGGTTTTCCGAGACGGAGATAGTGAGAGAACGCTACAGTATGTCCACGATCTCATCTGTCGGGCGTTTCGTGGGAAACCCAAACCTGGTCAGGTTGTATTGCATGCCGATGATGATCGCCGCAATAATCGCCCAAGTAACCTGGCATGGGGGACGCAGTCCTCTAACATTAAGGCGACCTATGATAATGGTTTGAGAAAGCCCACCACCGGACCACGCCCGAGTAAGGAAGAGTATCGCCACTCTCCTTTCGTGCGACCTTGTCTATAAACCAAATACTTTCACGCCTATATCACTATGGTGCAGGACTTTGACTGCCCTAACGTAACACTAAGTGACTCAAGGAACTCACATGGCTGTTAATGCAATCGAACAAAACCTCAACAAACTGTTCGTTAAAGAGATGTACGGGCAAACCACCGAAGCCATTCTACGAGAAATCCGTAAGAAGAAAGTCGTACTTCAGTGTCCTAAGCGAGAGGACAGCTACACGATCCCTGTCGCTGAATTCAATAAGAAGTACCGCCTGGCAGCCATGGCTCCTTAAGTAAGGCCCTCCCCGCGGGGAGGGTTTTATGACGTCACCGCTGTCTAAACGTTCTGTTCGCGGTAAAAACTACTGGTTGTTGCAATGATACACCGGGGGTCGTTTGACCTCCACTTATTCAGGCCCTACCAAAGGAAGGATTGCGTTATCATGTTGATTCCGGCTCACGAGCGGCGTGTGATGCGTCACGACAGCGAAACCCTGATGCACACCCCGTCGTCCAAATCCCCCTTCGATATGTTCCATAAGGACGCCGTGTCACACCCCAGTGACAGTTATTCCGAGAACGAACTCGAGGCCATGTCCCACAGTGAGTTGGCTGACCTCAGTGACTTTAGCGTTACCACCATCCGCATTCGGCGTGAGAAGAAAGGGCTATGTGCTCGGGATTCGGTCGTTCGTGCGACGTTAACCTCTTCCAGTCATTACCGGGCCCTTGCCCAAGACAATGATATCACCTATCACAAGTTAATGGCGGCTCGACGTAAGTACCCGGATGTTGCACTAACGGACATCGTTGAACGTCTCAAGATGGGGAAGAAGTGATCCATGCGTTTATCCGCCCATGAGAAATCCCGACTTACGCAATCACGATACAGTGAAGAAGAACTAAGTAAGATGAGCTGGCGCGAGTTATCTAAACTCAGTCGGTTCAGTCATCAGGCGATCCGTTACCGGGTAGTCGAAATGGGGATGTCCTACCGGGATGCTATCACCAAACCACAGACACCTCGAACGTCTAAGGTGTCTCAGTTGGCAGAAGAACACAATCTCGGGTATTCCACACTGATGAGCCGTAAACGCCGAAACCCCAACGTTCCGCTTGAGGTACTCGCTAAACAACCGTTACTTGACCCCTGTGAGTCCTCCCGCCGCGCTAACGATCAGAAAAGGAGGCGTCTTGAGCAAAACCAAACAACGTCGTCAAGCAGCGTACAATGAAGGGTATCGTGATGGACAGGCGGGTGTTCGCCCCAAGCGTCGACATAAACTCCCCGGCTTTTACCGCCGGGGATATAATCGGGCTATCCGAGAAGAACGTCTGAAACGACCTAAACACCTATCTTTCGATGACGACTATCTGGATTGACCATGGGACGCCATCACCATAAACGAGGTCGTCAAACATTGGATACCCTTTACTATCAGGGACGTGCCGATGGACGACGGGGACGACCTTACACGATGATACATGCCAAGAAACTCCGTGGGGTATGGTACTGGCATGAAGATCGGTATTGGCAAGGGTATCGGGATGGGAAATGTGAAGGAACACCGTGGGTACTTGCGATTTGGCAGAAACGATGGGCGCGCCAAGTCTGCTACCTTTTCCTCGCTTCCGGTCTCACTGTTGCCATCCTTAGTTTATTATAACCATAGCGAAGAAATCATTCGGTTAATGGACGGACCTTCCGATAGCATCCACCATTCCAGGGAGTATTTTGATGCAACGGACGGTAAATAAAACACCTTACTAGGAGGTGGTGTTATGTTCAAACACATTAACATTCCCAATGTTGGTTATTTTTCCGTGACTGAAAACAGCGCCAAAGGTCGCCACCGGTGCGTGGGTATGCGCCCACTACTGACGGAAGAATCAACCCGCCCAATTACTGAAGAAAAGCAACGCTATATCAATGAGATTCAACAGCGAATCATGAGAAAACCCAATGACCGATAACATCCGTAACACCATGTTCGGACCGAATGCAACGTTCGGTAGAAACGCACTTTTTGATATGGGAATCCCTTTATGATGATTTCGCTAATTGCGGCAGTAGGGACCAACCGTGTGATCGGTCACGAAGGAAAGATTCCTTGGTACGTGCCGCGGGACTTCCGGTTCTTTAAGAAGGCCACCACGGGGTGTCCGTGTATCATGGGACGAAAGACGTTCGACTCATTGCCAGGGCCCTTACCAGAACGCCTCAACCTCGTTTTGACGCGCCACCCTCATCTGGTGAACGTCAAAGGGGGTAACGTACTTCCCCATGCTGAGTGGAGGCATCTCCTGAACAAGGCGATCCAGTATGCCGAGAACAACCACTCCCCTCGAATCGTCATCATGGGCGGTGAAGACGTCTACCGTCAGTTTATGCCCCTTGCCCACGAATTGCTCTTGACTCGCATTCGCTATGATGGACCGGGCGATACGTTTTTCCCCGAACTACCACCCAACGAATGGGAGCTTGTCGAAACGATGGACATCTCCGAAGAGGCGCTTGTGCAACGATACGGGCGCTGTTTTCCCGAGACTATTATGCCGTTATTCCCGTGACGCGGCGCGCCCAACGAGAGCGCACGGTGTTTGAGCAGGGGTTTGCTGACGGACAAAAAGGACGCCCTTTCCGTTACAACAAACCCACCAAGCGTCGGCGTGGGCACGATGGAATACCGGGGCGATACTCCCATCTGTACTGGTATTACACCAAATATCAAGCTGGTTACAAGCTAGGGAAAGAAAGTCGGGGCACCTACTGGCTCCATCAACCAAAAGTGTCCAAGTGGGTAGTGAAGTGCCTCATAGGGGCACTAGGAGCTCTTCTGGTGGTTTCTTTTTATGCGGCACTGTAAGGGGTGGAGTCATGACAAAAAACAAACACGAGCGCTTGTTGATCGAAATACAGCGTGAGTTAGAAATCTTACAGCGAGACCTTAAAATAGCCATTAACACCCGTCCCGAGGACGCCATCGGGATTTGTATCAGGACACGGCGAGTTATTAAACGACTGTCGGTCATGAAAGAGCCCACCTAATCAAAGAGGACCACCTCGTGAGCAATGACAACATCACACAGCTTAACTCGTTTCGCAGCAAGAAACGCAACCGCGAACGGCTTGAGGACAATCAGGCGTTCAACCAAAGACTAGTGGATGACGTGGCCGCACTGAACCGGATCTTGAATCCTCAGCGATTAGCGCTGGATGGGTTTGTAGAGGCCATCCGGGGGTATATGCGCTTGTCCGCTCGGACATTGGCCGAAGATCCCCACAATCCGATAGCCGGCCAGTTTATTGGAGGTGTTGAACAAGGAGGTGACGACCCCAATAGCGTGGTCCTCGTTTTTTACAACGGCTTTGTTGTTGATGGTGCAGTGACCGTTGAGGACCTCCCTAACTACCAGATCAACCGTCTTGCCTGTACAGTCCTTGACACTCCCCAGTGGTTTCCTACGGTCCTTGATGACGACGCGGTATTCGCCGCTATGGAAAACGACATTGAGACGTTCCACGAGGGGCGTCCGATTCTGCAGGAGTTTGCCCACCTGTATTTGCTGTCAATTACGGCACTTCAGCGCCTTGAGTTCAAAATGACCCACTACGTTTTCCATGACGGCGTGATGGAACTGACCCTGGTTAACCGAGCGGAGCAGGTCGCCATATCTCTCGATGTGAAACAACTAATCCTCTCGGCCGAAAAGGTAGCCAGGAAGTACCGAGAGGGTCTTCATCACATCACCCAAGAAGAGGCTCGGGACCTGGGGGTGGAAGTTGAGAAAGACTGGCTGGAAGAGAACCCGAAGTGACGTAGCCGTAAATCGATAATTGAAAAAGGATATCCCCATGTCAGACAGCTCCCACCGTATTCCGGAAGCCCTCAACATCAATAGCCTTATGTCGTGCGCTATGTACAACCCCAACCCCGGGATTGGGCGAGACGCAATGTTCTCCACCCCCGCAGAAAGACAGAGGTCGGCTGTCCAATTCGCTGAGCGGGATTTGAAGAAAATCGCCGACATTCAGAAAAAGATTGCTCGCCGTACTTGATTCAACCCAACCGAAAAGGAATGTATGATGACCGATAACATCCGTAACACCATGTTCGGACCGAATGCAACGTTCGGTAGAACCTATGTCGACACTCAAACCCCCAACAGTAAGGACATCACAGTGACCAAGCGTTTTGAACTTCCCAAATCCCTAGTTAACGTCGCCAAAACCCAGAAGGGCCAGGAGATCCTGAAGAAAGCGCAGCAGGGCATACCGCAAACCATGGAAGAACACGATGCTGACATCTTTCCGAAGTTTCCCGAAAACAACTACGAGGAACACCAATACCTATCGCTCCTGGAGCATATCCTTGAGAATGGTCAATATAAGGGAGACCGTACTGGGGTGGGATGTTACTCCGTGTTCGGTGAGATGATGCGGTTCGACCTCAAGGGCGGAAAGATCCCGCTACTGACTACCAAGAAGATGGGGATTAAATCCATCATCGCTGAACTGCTGTGGTTCCTGGAAGGATCTACCGACAATCGCCGACTCAACGAGCTCGGTGCGACTATCTGGGACGAGTGGGCACTAGAGAACGGCGACCTGGGTCCCATTTATGGGAAGTGGTGGACGGCCTGGGAAGTGGTGGACAACCACCACATCGAAACAACCCTCCATGAGGCACTAAACGACCTTAATAGTGATAAGGAAATCGCGAGAGCCCGTCTGTCGGGACTTCTTGAGTACATTAAAAACCCACCCAAGATTAACCAGATTCAGGAGCTAGTCACCGCGCTTAAGGAGAACCCCACCTCGCGCCGGATGCTGGTGACTGCTTGGAACCCGGCAGTTCTTCCCCGTGATGTCAAGTGGGAGTATAATTGGCTTGACCCCATGGCGGCGACGGAAGCGGTACATACTCGCTGGGAACCCATGTCGTTTGACCAGCGGGCGGACTGGCTCTGGGAAACCAAAGGAATCGGTAACGGTGTTTTTGAAGAGGACTACCTCGAAGAGTACAATGCTCCCACTCACCGACGGCGTGTGAAAGTATCGCCTCAGGATAACGTCAAGGAAGGACGCGCAGCACTTCCGGCATGTCACACCATGTTCCAGGTTCATACTCGGGAGCTATCGGTGGATGAACGCCTTAACATAGCAGAACGCACAGTCAGTGACGGGGTGGCGTTAGACGAAATGTTCGAGTTGGCAATTTGTGGTTTGGTCGACGATGACAAAGAGGTCATCCAACGGGAACTTGTTGAAAAACTGGACGCAGTGTCGGTTCCCAAGAGGGCCCTGACGCTACAGTTCTACGCTCGTTCCCAAGACACGCCGCTTGGAACACCGTATAACATCGCTTCCTACGCAATCCTTGCCCACATGCTGGCGCAATCGGTTGGGATGGTTGCCGAAGAGTGCATCTGGATGGGAGGCGATTGCCATATCTACAGCAACCAACTCGAAGGCGTCAAAGTCCAATTGGAGCGTGAACCCAGAAGTTGGCCAACGATTAAACTTAACCCTGACGTAAAGGATATTTTCTCCTTTACAACTGAAGACATTGAACTGATCGGGTACGAACCTCACCCCAAGATTGATTTTGGGCCGGTTGCGATATAAGAAGACGAGGGGAGGGCTATAGCCCTCCCCTCTACCGTGACGCTGTACTCATTATAACCAACCTTTCTAAAGATGCTAACCGCGTTCCAAGTCAATCATCACCCCAAGAGGAAATTAAGATGGCAGAGCAAATTGTAAGTAACCTGTCCCACCATGACGCAATCGAATGGGCGATCAATGGCATCGGGGTAAACACCAGTCCCCAAGTCGTATTCGAAGAAGGCAAACAATGCCAAATTGGCCTGACCATGGTAAATGGAGGTGAGGTCGATTTAGGGCCCAGTGACTATACCCACACGTTTACCTTGGTGAAAACCCTAGATGAGCTACGTTTTCATGCTAGAACGAATTGTCCCGAGAATAAGCGGGTCGTTTACATTCGTGTCTACCCGTCCGAAGAGCCGCTCGATACCGTGAAGGAAGTCCACGACAGTTCCTTTCATTTCTTCTGGGAGGAATACGCCTTCTTTAGCGGTGGACCTCACCCTAGCCCGTATGACCAAGGCTATGCAGTGACGGAAGAGAAAAACGATTTTCTCAATCTTGTTTACACCGAAGGTCGCCATGCGATTAAAGAGCTATGGGATAAACGCGATAAATACGGTACATCCGAAGAAAACGTAAAAGAATTGTTGGCCGATTCGGTGCGGCTTGGTCAACGCTCCGTGTTTAACGTACTAGATGGGGATCCTGAAATCCACGACTCCGGGTATCATGTCATCGCGCGAAAATACAACACTCCCGATGAGTGCATTAAGAAAAGTGTCTCGGGGGACCTTAAAGCCACTATTAGGTTGTTGTTCGACAACATCTGATATCGTTCCGTCACAACCTATTGGTACCACCTAAAAACATTGGCATGGGGTTTCCTATGCCAATCATAGCCCAGTTCATTCATAGAGGGTATTGTCATGGCCACCCGTCGCCTTGAACGCATCAAAACTCGAATCGATGAAGAACGTCGAGAACTCAAACATAGTTCGTCGTCGTACGATGTCGAACGCATCGCCGACCTACACAAAGTTTTCAATAGCCTCAACAAACTTAGGGATGAAGTTATTCGGAATTTGGTGCATGTTGGCGGTAATTCGCTTGATGATGTGACCAAACTTTTTGATATATCTTCCGCTGAAGTGTACCAAATCGCCCATGGGAAACACGCCAGCACTAGATTGGTTAATGCCCTGGCCGCACGCTTTGTTAATCTTGACGAAACCCAATACATTGCTACTCAGAAATTCAACAATGCAAAACCAACAACGACAGAAACGTGCTACCCAGTGACCCTCACATTTAGCGAAGACGAGTCATACACCATTGTCACTGACGGTGAGGGGTATGTACGAACCCTGGATGATTCAGTGGTGGTAAAATACACCACATTTGAAGATGCCGACTATCAGCCGAACAATCGGCCAGTCATCATGTTGTCGCCGGTACCGAATATGGCATTTGATGACATGGAAAGCGAATTTGACGGTACGCGCTATTGTGAATATAACGCCTATGTCAACGATGTTCACCTCAGCGAAGAAGCAATCCGACACACTATCGGGCTACTCATCGCGGTAGATCGGTTCTACCGGGATTCGAATCGCCCAGGGCGCTTTGTGACCTGGGTCTTCGATGACGTCAAAAACGACCTCTTTGAAAACCAACCCATCCCCGTCCCCGAGTTCGATCGCGAGTATCAACTCGATATCGGGGTTAACTACACCTATAAGTAGGTCCTAGGGGAAACCACAACAATGAAAACATTACACATCGTCAAGTATAGCCCGCCCAGTACACCGGCCTGTTATACCGTGCCCATTCCCGACCGTCATGAGAAATGGGGATATAAGACCGAACTGTCGCTGAATGCGTTCATGAAAGCGCAGTCCTATCTGAAACAACAGGGATGTACCTACGCAGTGATCATGGAGGACTGTCATGGTAAGGAAACCAACATACCTAAATTCCCCTGTGAGGATCTGTGGGATTTCTACCAAAAGACCCATTGGGATGCGTCTCACCGTGCGTTCACCGGTCTGGGTGATCGGTGGAATTGAGTTAATTCGATCACCAATGTCAGTGCAAAGAGAAACTACCATGTCAACCACCACTGAAATTGTTAACCACCCTTCAGAATTTGAGCATGACTTTCTGAAGAATATGGTGGGGGTTCCGGCGATAGACCCAGAACGATATTCGCCGTTCTATACGTACCTGGCAGTGTTTGATAAAACACGGAATTACCCGGGCGAAAAGTACAACGAATTGTTAAAAGACAGCTTTTCACCTGAGGCGATCGTTGACGTTATCCTTAACCAAACGTCCCATAGGCAGTATGAGTTTAGTATTGGTGGATACGACGGTCTTGTCGACACGTGGTTTTTTCAGGATGGCGCTGCCGACCAAGAAAAACCGCAGATCGAGGTCGTTACCGTAATCGACGTCACTACCCGCCAGGAGACATGAAACATGCAAAAGCCCATTAAGGGAATCGATCGACTTCTCGCCCAACTCCAACAGCTTGTCCATCACGACGAATACCCGGAGAATCCCGGGTTTGATCTAAGTGCAGCACTCCCATTCCTCAATCTTTCCGACGGAGCACGGAGACTTGTGGAAGACATCATTCGCCTTGCTGCCGAGGAGTGTTTCGGCGAGTCCAATAATGTCATTTGGTCACAGCTCGACTACTTGCGACAGTACGGCTTTCCCTGCGACCTAGGCTACGATCACGAGGGTCTGGGTCGTTTGAGTTTAGTGATCTACACCACCAAAGGTGCCATTGAAGTTTAGTGTTTTACTCAGTTCACCAATAGCATGACCCACCCATCGAAGGAGCTTCCATGTCCGCAAGTGCTGTTTATTCAGATAACGTCCTGATTGATCTCATCGCTGAGAAGCTGTCCCAGTACCAGGAGATTCTGATCTCCCGCGTAGCAAGCGGACGTACACAAGACCAATCCATTGAACCCACCATGATCCTGTCAATCGATGAACTCAAGACCTTGACGGGTCGTCGTCGTGGTCGTCAAGCATTCATCGAAGCATTCATCGAAGGACTTGAAGAAAAGGGCCTTTCTGTGGAACGTCTCAAACACAACCGTTTTGCGGTAACAAAACCCGCAGATAACCTCCCCACTGAGTTTGATTCATTTGAAGAATTCAGTGAGCTGTATGATGAGGTCATCAGCGAGTTAGAACTCGAACAGGAAGAAGCCGCTTAACTTATAAACGCCCTCCCGCCGGGGAGGGCTATCTATATTCACTTTCACTTTTTTGGAGTTGTTATGAGTTCGGTTGAGGCCCGTTTAAAAAACTTAGAAGATGCTTTTCGTTATCTCTCTTCTCAGCTCGATGCGGCCTTCCCCACCATGGGACTTGGCGGGGAGAGCGATGTAATGGACGCCACCCTACGGGAGATTCGTGATTTAACTGCAGAGCAACAGCTTCGCGGGGAAACGGAATCCGCTGAACTCTTCCGTCGTATTGTCCCGAAACTGGATGCTTCGGTAGGAAAACGTAACGAGACATTCTATCCGCGCGACCTTCTGCGTCCCACAATAGAACGGTACAGTGGGATTCATGCTGTTGAACGGTGGATGAAGGATTTCTATCTGGGTCGGGGTTTTGATCTTCCTATCATTGCCAGCTTTGCGAAGCAACTCCGAGAGACTTTCATTCGTAAAGCCCGGGAGAATCCTGTTGAGGAACCACCAACCACAGCCAAGGAAGGTGTGGTATTTCGTCACCGTATGGGACTCTGGTTTCGTATGACAATCGAACACCGGACAGGAGAACGTCATCAGGTTGATGTCGGGTGGGAGGATGCCAATAAGTTCGGCTTTGATCTCCAGTGGCCCACCATTCTGATCACCACAGAAGTGGAATGGGAACCTCGTCCGATTGGACCCCACCGCCGCATTGAGTTACTGCGTTACGATGACCTCACTCGGGTTTTCCGCCAGCTGGCGAAGACCGTAGGAATTGAACTCCCCTTCCAACACACCAGCCATTTTAAGCCTGGTCCAATCGACAACCCCGTCGCGGTGGTAGGCTTTGGGAAAAAGGCCCTCAACTGGTCTGTCCATGGGGAAGTCCTGATCAATAACAGTACCATCGGGACCCCGCATTGGGTACGTATCCCATATGCAGGACTCCATGAACTCCACATGCTCCATCCTGACCACCCCATTTCTCAGAAGGTAACCGATGATGATGGATAAGTATTACACCGGCGTAGGGAGCCGCAATACCCCAAAGGAAATTCAAGCTTGGGAGAGCCGTCTAGCGACCGAACTTGAACAACGTGGATATAAGGTACGCACAGGCGGCGCACAAGGCTCTGACAAGGCATTCGAATGGGGAGTAGGGAATGTGTTCCGCAAAGAGGTTTACGTCCCTTGGGAGGGCTTTAACGGCTATTCTGAAGGACCTGGAGTCATTGTCGCCCCAACCTTGAACAATTACCATCAAGCGGTTGAGATTGCCGCCTCCATACACCCCGCTTGGAACCGCCTTACCAGGGGCGCACGCGCGCTACATATCCGCAACGTCTACCAGGTATTGGGACAGGACCTTAATACCCCCAGTCAGTTTCTTCTGTGCTGGGCCGAGTATCAGGGTAAAACGAGAACGGCGGTAAAAGGCGGGACAAACACTGCCGTGCAGCTGGCACGCCAACATCATGTTCCAGTGATTAACCTTTTCGGCGCCCCTAGCTACGACGCCATTTACGAAAAAGTCCAACCGTACCTCATTTGATCTAACCGAGAGAGTCCCCACGATAGGAGGGTCTCGTATGGCGCTTCAAATTGGTAAGTTAATAAGGAAGACGTTTGAAAGCCCGGATGGCTTATTTCATCTCTACACCTTATACTGTCCAGGGGGTCATTTCGAGACGGCCGTTTACCGTGGAGACGATGCACCACCTCCCAGAAAAACGGTGGAGTATCAACTCAGTGGGGAATGGATCACCCATCCTCGATACGGCAAAGAGTTCGAGATTTCCCGATGGCAGAAAACAGGCCGACCCGACCATCGTGGAGAAAGTAAAGTCATGTTGCGGGTCATGAAAAAACTCAAGGAGTCCGATGTGAAAGACGAAGCATACTACCAGCAAGACCAAGACGTCATCTGGAAACATGAGCGCGATGTATTCATGGAGCAGGTGATCGATGCTGTCGATAAACGGATCGTACAGGCTGAAGAGGATCTCAACGAGTACCCCGCTGATAAACTCCATGAGTTGATGACTAACCATATCCGCGGTACAGCAGGTGACGTCCTCGGTGTGTTGGATAACGGCGGATCAGGTCATGGGTATTTTGTTATCGAGAAAACCGACGACCTGGGGATGTTGCCGGCTTCTCAGGAAGTCTATCATCAGTCCCGAGATAAAGACCAGATGAAGGTGGGTCTGGATATTGCCGAAAAAGGATCTCTTGCAAAAGAACTCCTGGATCGAGTATCTAATCAGGACGACATCGAAGAGTGACATAACAAGCCTCCTTATCGGGAGGCTTTTTTTTTTACATTCCAACCATTTTTAGGTCTATATCACAGACATGAAGAAGCCCACATAACTAAGAACCCCAATGGAGTTTCCCATGACCATCGAACAGAAAGTCGCCATGCGCCAAGCCCTTCGCCGCCTGGATCGTCAAGACCTACATAAGAAACGCGAAGAACAGCGCCGTAAGGCCGCTTTGGCCCGTATTCTGCGCCAACACCAATAAATGCTACATACACCATAAAACGAAAGAACCATAAGGAGTACGATCATGAACTTCAACTTCGCCAATGCCTCTCTTGCCGGTGAGATGGGTATCCCTGTTAACGAAGAGTATGACATCAACCAGGTTATGAGTGTCTTTAATAACATCAGTGACGCGGCACGCTCCCGCATTCACGAACTGATTGATGACACACCTGTTGTAGTAATTGACCACATGGAAGTACCAATGGCGGCCGTTGTTGTGTTGAACAATGAGCCCCACTTTGCCCTGAATGCCGACACCTTCAACAACCTCTTTGAAGGCGAGGAAAACGCCGTCATTGAGATCATTGCGCATGAAGCCTGCCATCTACAGCAGGTGCGGGATGGACGCCTTATCATCGACAACACTACCCGCACCCTCACCTGGGAAGGGAAAGCGTACGACGCGGATGAGATTGACCCCTACGACGAATCCTATCTGGATCTCCCATGGGAGTTTGAAGCCCATGAGGCGGGACTCAAAGAACTGGTTAAACTCGGCCGGTTTGATTCCTTAGACGAAGGGTGGGCTACCCTTCGTGAAGCATACCAGAACCTGATCTAACCCAACGAAAGAAAAAAGGAAACCAAAATGACCACTATCGCTATCCTCGATATCGCTCTCTTCATCGCCTTCACCGGCATGGCCGTACTGAAAGCGGCCAGTTGCTGGGATCATAAAGACATCCCCGATCGTCGGGATATCGCTGCTTGGACCGTTGCCCTGTGTGTTATCGCCTACGGACTGAGCGCCATCCTAGGACTCGTCTTTGCTGCGCTTGGCATGTTTGTATGGGCCCTCTCTGTTGTAGTAAAAGGTTTGACGTTACGTTTCAATCGTCATCTCGCGGAATAACATCAAGGGCCCACAACGGGCCCTTATTTTTTACTTGTAAACCCGAAGGTACTGACCATGTACACCGATATGTCTTTATTCAACGCCGATACCCGCCAATGTTTTCAAGACTTTCTTGGCGAGCTTCTTCTCGCACATGGGGAGGGGGAAGTCCCGGACTTTGCACTGAAGGAAAACGACCGCCCAGATAAATGTGATCGCAATACCCTGTATGTTGATATATGCCGCGATGTAGTTGAGTTACGTCGTCCTTTCCCCCAAATGCATGGACTGATTGATCACTTGGTCGAGCGTGTAAGTCTTCCTTACCTGTTGACTAAAAAACCTGATCAAGGTGTTGTCTCAATCACAGATGCGATGTCGGGACTCCTTCAACGGCTCTACCCGAGTCATCAAAAGATTCATCGCCTTAAGTTAGACCATGACAACCGATTTGGGCGCGATGTGGTCAACTATGCAACTTTCCGAAATGAACTGCGAGCGTCGTTCTATCGGTTAGAGAAAGAACCCGCCGTAAAGGCGGTAAGGATCGCCATCACCTCTTCGGGCATGGTGTCGATCACAGTAATGAGTAGCCGTGGAATTCCCATTTCCGAATACACCCGCCGTTTCACTTTCCAATAAAGGAATACTCATGGCCGATAATAGTCTTAATGCCCTGATGAAACAGTATCAGGATACCAATCGGGAACATCCGGAACCGTCACCACAGAAGGTGTTGAAAAACGAACTCGATCGGGCCTTCGAGCGTAGCCGTACTCACCGAACGGTGGAAATCAACTTTATCGGTCTCTAAGGAAAACATCATGAAAACGTTCATCTACATTGTACTAAGCTTTCTGTTTTTCGGTATCACGGCCGAAGCCCATGCCGACTGGTGGTATAAAGAAACACCCTCTTTTCTGAGCGACCAGTACCCTGACACGCTTTCCTGCCGTACAGACGGTTTAAACCACTCGGGGAAATTGAGTGTTCTCTGTTATCCTAAAGGGATTGCAGCTACGGAACAAGTCCTGGTGAAAACCACCGACGGGAAGGTTCAGGTCGAAAGCCATGACACTGTGGCCATAGCGAATTGCAGTCAGGGTCTGTGTGTGGATACGCGCTACGGCGATTACATGGGAAAACTGGACCTTTCGCGTCTTCCCGACGCTTCAAGAAAAATACTCGGGTTAGATTTCATTAAGGTCTTCAGTGGGTACTACCTCCATCTCAACGACGACGATATCATCGTTGCCTATCGGGTGGGGACAGGTCCGTTAGCGGACGATTTCCCGATTCCACTGATCGAAGACGACGCTGGTGCATTCTATCATGACCTGGCGGGTGTCGAGGAGACCACTGAGTCGGCGATCACCGTCAGCGCACCCCAGGGATCGTCCATGTCCGGAGGTCAAACTGACGAAACCTACGATCTCTGGTGCGACCCTCGAGGAGATTACTGCTATTACACTACCGACGATGGGACGGGATACGAGCTCACACGTGAAGAGCTCACTACGTACATCCCGATCGCACAGGACACCAGTGATTGCGACATGGAAGTGTGCTATGATGCTGACATGAATGTCATTGGTCTCAATCCTCAATATCACCTCTACGATTGACCTACGCAGCACCGATTACCGAAGTTACTCACCAACGAAATTATAAAGAGGACTCTATGTCAAATCTGCTGGCCAACATCCTGGAAGAGGACGTTCGCATGACCCAATACAAAAAAGCGCTGAAGGCGCTGGAGGACGTCATCCGTGATGACGAGTATCGGACCATTGAGGACTCCGCTGTCGCGCAAGCTGGAGTGGTTGTCGCGGACTTCACGTTGGGTGCTGTCGCCCTGCGGTGGATCTTCACCAACTACACCTATTTCTTCATTGATCTGATGAAGGAAATGGGTCGGCTGAGTTACGTCCTTAAGGATCGTCAAACCAAGTACGATCCCTATAAGACATCGGTGTCGATGATCGCCACATTCTGCTTGTGGGTAGTAAAAGATTATGCCGCTGAGCGGGAAGGTCGTATCACACCCGCAATGGGTCTCAGAGAAGCGAACCGCGTGATGCGTTCACTGAAAGTCCCGGATGACATTCAAATTCACGTTCGGTCGGCGTTCCGACACCATTTCAGGCTGTACATCTCGGAATCCGGATGCTACCACTGTGGTCTTACCCAGATGGTAGCGGAGGGTACAGTCTCCCCCAAAACGGGCTGGGGGAGCGGCACGGTCGTTCGCCTTCCCTCAGGTAACAAGTGAGTGATCCATGAGGCCCCCGCGGGGGTCTCTTTTTTTTTTCGTTTTTTTTTTTGTTCCCAATCACATGTACTAACTACAACAGGGAACAGAATGATGCCATCTACCACCTACGCAGCCACTGAGCGTGTTAAACTCCAAGATCCGCTATTATTAAAGTATGCTGCATTGGCTGCCAATTACACCATTCATGACGTATTGCCTTCAGGGGAATTGCTCATCGGTGAATATCCCGAAGGTTACTGGAATCCCCTATCCTGTAGCGTAAGTGCCCTACACCTGACAGGAACGCTCAGTATGAGTGTCTCTTCGGTATTACAGCAAGGTCACGGCGTGATGCCCTATTACCAGATTACGGTGTGGTCGCCTTATCTCCCCGGACGACCATTGATTCTCCACGGAAGCCAATACCCGCAGCTTTATCGGGACGCCGTCACGCTCCTGGCGGCACAATGCTACATCGCGACCATCGACGATTAAAAGGAAACCCCATGTACTTCTTTATTGATTGTGAGTTTAACTCGTTAGGCGGGAACCTCATTTCTTTGGCGCTAGTAGCGGAAGACGGAGTGCATGAGTTCTATGAGGTGTTAAAACTCAACGAACCGATAGATCCCTGGGTCGAAGAAAACGTCATGCCTCATCTTGAGAAAGACGCCATCGAATATGCGATCTTCCAAGACAAGCTAAAGAAGTTCCTCAAGCAATTCCCTAAAGTCCACGTGCTTGCCGATTACCCCATCGATTTGAAACACTTCTGTCAATCGATCGAAACGGGTGCCGGAGATTGGATGGAAATTCAGCCCCTGGTACTTGAAATTGACGACGATTTGTCAGCTAAGGCATCCAAGGTCCCACACAACGCTCTACATGATGCTCGGGCCCTGAGGGAGTCATGGTTGAAAAAGGAAGGAGTACTTTAAGATGTCCAAGCCACACACTCGCCACACAATGAAATATCAAAAACCCCTGTCGCCTGAAGAGTTGGTGGTTAAGAAACCTCAACGCAGAAGCTCGGGCGAAGGATTGCTACGCCGATTGATGGCGAGTAGCTACCCTCACGCCATATTTGCCAACACAGCTTATAAGCTGGTAGATGGGATCGATAAAGAACAATTCGAGCTTTCTCAAGAACAAATCCTCAGTGAGTTGGCTAAAGTGGAAGGAGAATTTAGCTTTCTCGACTTCCCACGTTACATCGAACTAAAGCGTCACGACGAGGGTATAGTTGTTACCTTTCGCCGCCTAATACTCGACGATTCCGCATCGACCATTAAAGACCAACGCCACCACCATGAGGATTTAGCGGAATACCACCTCAATGTTGATGATTCTGTCGTAATTGATCGGGTTGAAGACATTGTTATGGAGTGGGCTAATGCCCATTATCACGTAGCCGTTCCGTTCCAGCTTCGGACGAAGAACATTAATGATTCAGAATGGGTTCTTCAGAGCAAAGTAATGAAAGCGGAACGTAACACATGGGACCTTAGAGATGTGAAGTTTGCAAAAGAAGCCCACAACGGCGTGTTTTCTGATGTAGTAAACGCGATGAAAGCGAGTATGGAGAAACCGCGGTTTCATGTCGCCATGACCCCCAAAGCCATCTTCTGTTTTGATCAGGGTCTAAAGATCACTACTGCCCGTATTAAGTAACGGCATACACTCCCTCCCGGTATGGGAGGGAGGTATGTCATTAAATGGGAGTGAGACCCACGCCATCGTAATTAAACGGATTGCCTGTGGACGCGGATTGAATGGTGCAGGGGTACGGTAGTATCTTTTTCAATTCAGAAAATGCCTTAAACTCCCACGACCCCACAACTGGATCAAACACACCAAAGGTTATTCCCTGTTCATCCATGATGTACCATGTATCGTCACCAACTACATTTAGTTCGGCATCAATATCCCCACTCGTTGCCACTGTATGTGGAGTGACAGTGGGGAACGTATTACCCCCACCCTCTAACAAAGCGCGCTGCTCTAGGCTGATTCTCTGCAACACCGCCGCCAATGAGAGATAACTGCCACCGTAGTGTCGCGTTACATAATCCGCTAACTCCTCGACGAGGCTATAGCGATTTAGTCCTGACGCATCGACACTTTGAAGCTCTTCTAGTGTTAGTGATGTGTTGTAAGAGCCTGACAGAGGGATGGGTTGCGTTTCTACCGAATGCGTTGATGCATACCGGATTGGGGCATCAATCTGTATATCGACAGTGACGTTATCGAAAGTTGGGAACCCAGTACTTCCTGGAATTGCCCATTGATAAGTGGTACCATCGGTCTGGTTTGTCTGAAACGTGCCCGCAAACACCCCGTCGACGTAAATGCGCCCAAATAACGTACCCAATTCCGCATCAAGATTTTCGATGCGTATATCGCCGATACCACGAAATGTGGTTAGTCCTCTGGCGGTAGGGACGGTTCGATCCAGCCTTCCTGGATAGATAAACTCTCCGTCCACCACCGTGAAGGCATAACGTTCGGTTACCACAGAGCCATCGTCCATCAAGCCCAGGAAATTAACTTCATGCTTTCCTGGAATGGTCAGGTCGGTAGGTGGGATTGATGTCGGACTATACGTCGTGACTTCTGTCACCACCACACGGGATTCTGATCCCCCCGCCCAAATGTCTTCTGCGTCAGCCATTCCACTGTAAAGTGGGTGGTCGCCGTACGTACTCCTTAAAAACCCCACATTGACTGGTGTGCGATCATAGTCATCCGTGAAATAAGCGCCGAAGTTAACAGCAATCCGATTCACTAGCGTAAAGAACCCAGTGTGGGGGAGCATTGCCGCATCCATCCCCGAGAGTACCGGACCATGATCTGTAATCAAGATCATTCCATTACCCTGTTCTCTGTATGTCACAATATCCTGAACAGAAGAGTTAGTAATAACGTCGAAGTTATCGGTAGCGACACTTGCCATGACAATGATGCATGCGTACTGATCAAGTTCAGCAAACGTGGGGGTGAGAGTACCACCCCAGTCGTCTCGGTCTTTTATTGTGAGCGTAAATCCCGCAATATTACACAATCGCTCAAAACTCGTTCTAAAGTCGCTTGCGTTGGTCCCCTTTAGTGAATATGATTGGCCTAATATAGCATCACCGAAGGCCAGGACTTTTTTATTGCCCGCTGCAACTTTTTCGGGGTTAGCGGTAAAGTTCAACGCGTTATATAGAAACTTGAAACTCCCATTAAGATCCCCGAACGTGGTGTCGGTACTCAATGGACCATTTGTGTTGTAAAATTTAGGGAATCCCCCGTCATACACTACATTCCCTTTCCCGTCTTGGGTGACAGCAAGGAAGGGATTCGGGGGGTTGAGAGTATCGTACGCAATATACTCGGAAATGGCAGGAGGAAGGGAGTTAATCGAACTCGCCACTTGACGTACTGACGGATTAGCAGTCCAGTTGATGGTCTGGGTGGTACTATAATAGCGAGGTTCTTTATCCGGGGTAAAGACAGCCATCATAGCCTCCTTAGGTCAGACGTGGGACGTCGATGCGGACATGACATGTCACACTGCTGGTTCGGTAGTTATGTAGTCTTACCGTCCCAGTGGCGTTGGCACCAACGGTGATTACGCCCTCTGAGTTGATGTACAAATTATGCGTTGGTGATGTGGTTTCATCATCTAATACTTTAACTTCAACACGTGCGGAGAGTAGATCATAGTTGGCGGAATCCGCCCCAATCAGGGCGGCGACATCATAGTCTTTAGTTCCATTGCCACTTAATGTGACTTGCTCCGATATCAGAGCGATACCTAGGTTGGATCTAAGGTAGTCTTTTATTGCCTGGGTATAGTTGCTAATCGACGTGGTTAAGTCAGCTAGTGCCATAAGGAATGCTCCTGTTTACCATGTGGTGTACACGGGTCGGGTGTTTATCAATTGACGCTCCAGGGTTTTGAGATCGTAGGTCTCTTCCAATTCGTACGCCTCACTAGACACCGTCATGGTACCGTTATCCTCAGATACGTCGAACGGAGACTTAATCCCTAGGATAGCCTCCACTTGTTGTTGAGACCATGCCAAGATATCGCCGGAGCGTGTGGAGATGTTAGGTTCATTTCCAGTGTCGAGGAAACATTCCCACACCGTCGTTTGGGTGTCAGCTCCGAGGCGATGAATCCGGCTGATCGCTTGTTCACGAATGTACGCACGGAACGGTGCGTTAATCATGATCATCGTATCGGCCATAGTGAGTGGGACTGCGGTGGACAGTGACTGATAGGTCGCGATGAGGGGGTTGAGGTCTTCCTGTCGGTCAAACTGCTGGACCGTTTTATTCAGTTCACTGTTATTCTTTCCGTACACCATCACCGGGTTCATTTCCTGTTTGGTGAGGTGGTCATAGGACGCCTCGAGTGCCTCAACAAATGACGTAAATACCACGGTCTTCTTCGGGGTCGATCCACACACCCCTTTGAAGTCAATGTGGGGTACCATGTCCACATGACACTGAATGCGTTTACGTCCTAGAATGCGACCTAACGCCTCACCCTGGATTTTCAAGTTTACGTACTTAACGATAGACTTGATGTCCTTGAACTCATTGCGAAGTTCTTTGGGGAGACTTGGGATAATATACCGTTTCTCGTAGTCGTTAGATCGTTTGATCTCTTCGGCACAGAACCGCGCGTCCCCATTGAACTTCTGGACCTTCTTAACATCTTCCCGATAGATCGCTAGGTCGGCTGCGTGCTTACGGTCCTTGACTTGGTCAGCATGGATCTTCATACATTTGTCGTAAAACGCATGATCGTCCTTTTTCCGACTCTGGTAATACTTAGTCCTTTCCGCAATAAACGCTTTCATGTCTTTGCGGATTTCCGTTAAGGTATAATCCCTACCGTTCGGGATTACCACCGGGAGTTTCTTCATCACTGGCTTATCTAGACCAAGTTGATGTTTCTCGACCTTAAAAGCGATCTTTCCAATACGATGTTGAAGAATGTCCAAAGCACGCAGACCGTCACGTCCATAGATTTTCTTGAACCGTTCCTCTACGTCCTTGGTGAAATAAGGATCAATCGCCCTGAGAAGCGGAATCGCTTCACTACCAATACTCTTGAACGGCGTCCCTGAGGCGTATAGCGTATCAGTGGGCTCAAGCTTTTCCAGCAAGGTAAGGAACTTCTGGGTACGTTGACTACCGATGTCGTTCAGATTATGGGATTCATCCAGGATCACTACCGTACGTTCGGTGCGTAGGTCATTGGCGAGATCCAATGCTTTATCTAGCGCCTCATAATGGAAGATCGCAACATGTTCGTTTTTGAACGGTTTGTCGTGCTGGGCGACCCAACTCGACGGGGCTTTCTTGAATAGTTTATTGACCTCACTTTCCCAGACACGCTCTGTGGCATTTTTAGGGCAGACCACCACAATCCGTTCAGCCTTTAAACAGTTGGCAATAGTGAGGCCCATCAGGGTCTTACCACTACCCGCTACCGCAGCAAGAAGGTATCCTTTAAGTTGGTACTGCTGGGTGAGTCGATCATATTCTTCATAAAACGTCTGTTGGTAATCCAACGGACGGTAGATCATGTCATTGACAAGGGACAAATCCATTCTCGGCTTCGGTTCCAACTGTGTGTCTTGGAGCCAGGTGTGTTCGAGAAGTAGATCCTTGATCTTAGTCAGAGTACGGACATTGGTCCACCGGGAACGATGGGTAGTCATCGTCTCCAACATGTAATAAATGTCGGTCGCAAAAAAGATAGGAAACGCCAGCGTGTTACGTGACGCGGTCGTGAACATGTACTGGTTAATGCGCGATGTCTTCCAAATGCGTGAAATATCGCGGGCCATGGTATCAGCAGGAATCCCGCTGATCACAATTTCTTTTTCGGTCTGAGTGACTTTAATGTTGCCAAGAATGCGGCGGATTTTAGAGAACACGAAAATTGCCTCGGGCGTGGATAGGTTGCGAAATCATAAGATTGACGACATAACCGGATGACCTCCCTGCGCGTGGGAGGTCGGTACCACAACTGTAACAGTGTGTCTTACATAGTATTACGTATAATGCCCTAATGTTATAGCACTGGTAGGGTTCGGCGTAATGCCCTACGTTAAGGAAGGTGATCCAGTCGCTAAAGGTCGGTAGGAGGATGAGTTCCGCACTACCGGCTGGGGGTCAACCAATCACCGTGAGGTGACCGTATCCCCACCCTAGGCTACCGGTGCGCATCGCCCTCCCTTCGGGGAGGGCCCCTATTCCAACTCTTAGGTGTTAACCATGGATATTCCTCCTGAAGGTACATCCCCTGAGGAAACGATCAACCATTGTTTACATGAGCTTCTGTCTCGACAACGACCTCTTGATGAAGAATTTCAGCGTGTCTTAAACGAAGAGGCGTTCGACCTCTACGAGGAGTAGTTATACGCACAGTACCCATGATGTGCTGAGGTACATAACTACCGAAGCATTTTAGAAAGTTCGCCGCCCATTGGCTTAGTGGCAGGCGAGCACCACTAAACAAGAACGGTAGTATGAATTGTTCCTAAACCCATTTCTCGTGTTTCTATCGTCTCTTTTGGTTCTTCTTTGGTTAACCCGACCCTGTGGTGGGCAGTTGGGGTTTACCTGGTCTGAAGAGCATCGTGAAACGCGGGACACACTAAAGATTGGGTGTTCATTACACCGCAACGCTCTGGCCGTTGTATGGATAATGACGCTTAGTCTAGGCCCACCACCCAGTAAGTCGTGGTTAAAACGAAACACTCCCCTGCGGGAGTGATACCCGACGCGGGTATAAGGAGCCTCCCATGTGGGAGGCTCCTATGTCGTAGGGTAGTATTATTACGATAAAGATAATCTTATGACGAGATGTGTGAGTCTCATAATACCAAACCAAAACGCAATCACGCAGCACTGAAGGATACCACCCATGGATTTACCCAATGATACCTTTTTAGTTGACCAACATGTGTTAGATCTCCCGGTACAGGCCATTAGCCTCGACTGCAATTTCTGGCAGGGAATGGACCCCTACATGGAAGTCCCACAAGAAATGACTCGCTATGTCCCAGACCTTATCGACTGTGGGGAGTTTGGTCAGCGCCTACTAGAAAACTGATTATCGTCTAAAAGGTATTGTAATGTACGCCATATCACAAGAACGATTTCTGGCTCGCGTGAGCGACACATTCGACATTGAACTCACCAACAGTCAACCCGATAGCATCGAAAGCTACCAGGTCACGCCGATGTGGCTAGGGAATGGCTGGTTCCAGTTGGACGATCACCACCCGCGATTGTTGTCGATCACCACCCGCGATCGACATTGGGGCGTATTGGTATATTTCTTGAATGGCGCAACACACAAACCCTACATGACGGTACATGGTGCTAATGTTACGTGTTGGGATGATTTCCCTTCAGAAGTCCAGTGGGCGCTTTGGAAGATCCTTCATCATTTCCATCGCCCGGACAGCGATCTTCATCCCAAACATCTAACACAACACACGTTACACCTCTTACAAGAGAACGGTACTTTATCGAAGCGAAAGTGCGCTAAGATACGTCCCATCATGGAGCGTTGGTTCTATCGACTGAATCCCGTGTATCAACCACCCATGTAGATGGCGCCCCGCCCTCCCTTCGGGGAGGGATTTTCTGTCCTTAACGTGAAAATACCCACTTGCCTGATGATCTGCTAATGACTTTCTGTCTGTCACTTGACTACTAAGGATATGTCCATGGATATGCAATCACCCAATGAGACCCCTGCGGTGTTCGTTCAATCACGGCCTTTTACCATCAAGATGGGGGAGTCCTGCTTTGGCCTACAAACCACGGACGCTGATAGCGTTCAACACACGACGCTTACCCTGTATCAGGAAGAAGGCGGTGCCAATACCATTATTCAAGCCGAAGGGCAGGTGGTAGCCACTACAGTCGAACCCATCATGGGCGTTGATGAAGAAGGCAAGGTTATTGCTGACCGGTCAGTCGGGGCCTATATTGGTGTCCTCACCCAGTGTCAAGACGACGTTTTTATTGTCACCCTCATCATCGAGGGTACTGATGGAATCTTCCATGAGCAACGGTCGGTGTCCGTGGAGTGTGATCGGAAAGACGACCTAGTGTTAAGTTATCATCACCACCATAACTGCGTTTTCATTACGTCTAACCGAAAGAACGGGACCTTGGCCCGCATCGATAACATCCGCAAAGGAGTCGCCGCGTGATCCTTTCTGACCGCACCATTCGTAATCTTTGTCAACACCCTTATCAACACGAACATGTTATTGAACGGAAGACATACGAGAGTGGGTTAGAGGCTGTACGTATCGACGATAACCTGTCGATCTACAACAACCAACGCCCAATGATTCAGCCGTTTGTCGATGGTCAAGTGCGGGAAGTGGAAGGACAGAAGATCGTTAGCTATGGCTTGTCGTCTTATGGATACGATGTCCGACTGGCCGACGAATTCAAAATTTTCACTAACGTCAGAAACGCCGTGATTGATCCTCTCAATCCTGACCCGGATTGTTTTATCAGTCACAAGGGTGATTCCTGCATTATCCCGCCGAACAGCTACATCCTGGGACACACGGTAGAAACCTTTCGTATCCCTCGCAATGTCATGGTGGTGGCGGTTGGGAAAAGTACCTATGCACGTCTCGCCGGTATCATTAATGTGACACCGATCGAACCTGAGTTCGAAGGAAATGTGGTCATCGAAATCGCAAACGCGTCCACGCTTCCATTGAAGGTTTATGCAGGTCAAGGCATTGCGCAGTTCATGTTTTTCAAAGGCGATGCGGAATGTGAAACCTCTTATGCGGATAAGGATGGAAAATACCAAGGTCAGACGGGCTTGACGCTCGCTCGTCTCTAAATATACCCTCCCCAATATGGGGAGGGAGTCTATGCCGATAAGAAAAAGGAACACGTAATGACGCACACTATAATGACCAAACACCGGCCACACCTTCTAGATTTCTTTATGCCGTTAAATGGGTACTGTGGGTCGGAACTCCACATCCAGCTCACCATGACTCCCATTGAGATTGTCACCAAAACAAAGTATCATGACTATCTATCTGAGGTAGTGGTAGAAGGAGACCTTGGGATTTATCGATACACGGTGATATTCCCAACAGCGGAATGGGACCATTTGCACATATACGACGCCCTGGACATCCAACGCGAATGTTTGGCCAAAATCGGAGATAACCACGGTGTTGTGTTACGCTATGTAGGACCGGCAGTGAAACATCGGGCGTGTCCCAGTAACATGCTGTCCCCTACGGATGACCTGCCAATCTTCAACCAATACTACGATCCAGAAGACTATACCGATTGGCGTTTGGGAATTGAAGCCCATCCTCAGCGAGAAACCCTGTTTCTTCCTTACCGTATCACACGGTGAGCCTTAAGGGTGGGTGTGAGTCAACCAGTAATAAAACCTATATCACTGACATGACCCATCCACCCTAAGAAGGACACCGCCATGTTGTTCTGTACCCGCCAACCGCTGTTCGTCGATATCACCAAGCATATTTTGGTGTGGCTTGCCGATCTGTCTATCACCCCGGATAGTGTTATCCAAAACACCCTTAGTGCATTACCCAAATGCCAGGATTATCAGATTCGACTCTCGTCGGCGACGGTAGAGGTCGTCGCGATTGACGATGACGAGTATCCTTACGGGTTTACGTTGGCTAAACGTGATCTCCCCCTCCGAGATAAAGCAATCCAGTTCAGCACTGCCGACGCAACCGCTCAGCAGATTGCACAGATTATCACGGAAAGCAGCGTGGTAGACGACATGCCACTTCAACACGCTCATTTCGGGACCGCAATGACATACGCCTTGATGCGCCATGTTGGCGAGGACCTTCGGCTGACGCTGCATTTTCGCTCCTCCATTGTAGGTCTCCATCTTGGTATTGTGGGGAAAACCCGCACAGGGAGAGCGGTGGTGAATGAAGGGTTCGATTACCCCATCGAGATGGACAGTGCTCTTACGCCAAACGACCTACCGTTGGTTGATACAGGGAAAGAACACTTCTTCCGTCTCCACTACCTAGGGAAAGGGAATCAGGATATCGTTTATATGGCTTCAGAATGCGATCTGGAGGCTGTTCTCTTCCAAGGTAGGGACTTGTCCTACCTAGCAGGACAATGGCCTTATAAGGCGTTTACGGCCCTTTGTCGAGGGGATAACACAAAACGCCCTGGACTTGCATTAAAAACTCCTAAAGGTTGGATCGTTTTGCTTCACGATTCACGCCATGATTCAGCTCCGTTTTATGTCTATCGTCTCCCTGATGCCTACAAAGGACAGTATGGTATATCTAATGGCATGTACCTGGGAAGTGAGATGACACAACTCCTGCTGGCTAGCCAGCCGTTCCACGTTCTTACCCATTAACCACACGCCCTTCTACGGAAGGGCCTCTCTACCGAGGATCGATACCATGATGATTCGTGCTGCACTGTATAACCTTTACCTGACGCTTGTCGCATTGGCATATGGAATAGTTCACCGAATACCGGGCTGGAAATATCCATTGACCCACCAGATTGATCAAGGGGATACCTTCCACACCCATGGGTCGTCGATGGAACTCTTTGCTTTTAATCGTCTAAAACACGCCAAACAGCTGACATTGCTATCGTGGGTAAACGCCCCACTGGTGTTGGTCACCACGTTCCAGGGCAACATCATGTATGTAACAGCCTTTCGGTTAGTGAAAGACATTGGCCAAACCGATATCGCCGTTGCCACTCGGGGCGTGCAGGGTAAAGACGGCCGTTTCTTCTACCACTATACCAACGGCCAACTCCAACGGGCGCTCCGCCCGACCGGGAAAAGTCGGCATATGGGATTCCTTCCGAACGATCCCCTCTTCACTGTTGTGGAGCCACTGACCGACCGCGATAGAGCAGCGATTGATAATTATCGTGATAAGGCCGACGGACCACTTCTTCCGGATGTCGGTCCAGAAACGATCATCTCCCATTAATTCCCGTACTGGTGAACACGATGTTAACGACCCCCGACTTACTGAAACTTATCGCCACCAACGGCGGAATCGAACAACAAAAAAACAACGCAGTAACCGCCTTAGTCAACCACCTTCATCTCGATCACGATGAGAGTCCCCTGAAGCGCCGTCTTCAAGCCATTTTCCTAGACAATGTTTTCGGTTATGTGGCGATTGAATACATCGAGAAAACTCGTCCAGTTGGCGTATTATGGATAGGTAGTAAACAGATCATGGTATTTGTACATCCCGATCATCGTCGGTGTGGTATTGCCAAAAAACTAATCGGTCGGGTAACGGGTATTCTCGATGACCGACCCAGTCTGTGGTATGATAATAGCGAGGGCCTCTATCGTCTAATGGATCCATTCTGTACGTTGAGTGGCCCCACTCAACGACAGCGCGCCTGATTGGCGTCATAGAAGAAGGGTCCTGCGGGGCCCTCTTTTTTTTTGTTTAACGGCGTTGGTTTCGGTATTGATATCGGTACATGGCCAGTTCGGTCACCAGTCTCACTGCCGGTTCACTGTTCCCATGTTCGATACCTCGAAGGCGATCTTTCACATAGTGGCGTTTTGCTGCAGTGGTACTCTGCCATCGATGGGCATTGATCACGATATCATGCAGTGCTTCTCCGGTTAGTGCCGATAACTGAGAACGAATTAAAAAATCAATCGCAACATGCATGGCGATCTGTTTGACGTCTTTCATTTTAGTACCCTTCAGGATAGTAGTGAAATCCTTCAGGTTCCCTGGTTTTTTTTTGGTTTACTCAACGGATCGCAGCACCGGCCGCCAACCATGGACGGCGACAGCATAATCTGTTCTTACTGAACTGAAGGCCGTCAAGGAAGAATGACCACGGAATATTCTATCCCCGTAGGTATCGGTTTCACTTGCCGATGTCCAAGTGGCTCGCCCATCTCCCTCGCCAATAGATAAATCGCCATTCGTATAGTTAATACCCCACTCCAAACCGTCCGGATCGTCAATATGTATTGGATACATCAGTCTATTCCACTCACCCCCAGGACTCGATGCTGGATTGGTATCACCGCCAGTGAGTAGGGTGACTTTAAAAACATTATCATTTACCGTGACCGTTGAGGTGCTACTATTTTCAACTGTCAGATGCTGGTCGTTAATCTCCCGCGCTGTAATTGTGTGGCGAATGGGTTTCTTCGCCACGTAAACCACACGTCCATCTAGACTAAATTTCAACCACGCTGACTCGGCGTCATGTTGTAGGGTCCCGGCACTCAAGCCCACTTGGTACGACAAGGAACTATATGTTATAAAATCAGAACCGACTATTTCGCCGTAAAATCCTGTTAGTTCGTCGCCTGCAATTATGGTGGACCCCGGAGGTACATAGGCTTGAGTCCCGAGGATCTCAAAACACCCTAAGGTACTCCCGTCGTGCAACCTGAGTGCACGCTTCTCCAGATCGATAGAAAGCTCCCCATTGGGAAGTGTCAAGCCATTATTCTGTGTCGTATCGCCTCTCAAGAAACGCGTTCTCATAATCTTACTCCTCAAAGTCTTCATAAAACCCCTCCCCGTGGGGAGGGGTGTATACGGCTACAGCTTCAAGCGCCGTTCGGCGCCACGTTCCAGTTGAGACACCAAACCAACTTTCGCCTCCGCCACATTACGCGCTACCTGATTCGGGTAGTTAATTTGACGGGTGTTCACGTTAGCCTGCTGTCCACGGGGAGTAACTGGACCAGATGCCATACTTACCCCCTATGCCTTAATAGCTGATCCGATTGCTGGCACCTTGCTCCAGCTGAGACGCAGTGCCGTTATCGGCCGCCTCAACATCAGCACCGATGTTCTCGAGCCACAGCGGATTCTCATTGGGGTTCATGCCTGCCAGGTTCAGGTTCTGGAGAATCTGTTTGGCAAAGAGCTGAGTGCCCAGTGAGACATCTGAGGTCGCAGTGAACTCGATGTTGATGTCGAGGTTCTGACCCAGTTGCGAAGCATCCTTGGAACCTTCCCATGCCGGAGTAGCGGTCGGGTACATGTTGGTGCACAGCCAAGCACTGACCACATCGGTGAAGGTGGGGTCAGGCTCAACGTACAGGACCGTTGCGCCATAGAAGGTCGCGTCGTAGTCCTCAGCTGTCACCTGACCGTTAGAGACCACCAGCGGGACCTTGGTGTTCTCGTCCCCGATACCATAGGTGATCCACCACCGCATGAACTTGGTGATGGCACGGCCCTGGAGTTCCCAGGTACCGTGAGTCGGGTTGGAGACCGCACGGGTCACGTTGGTCGGAGTCTGGATACGCTCACCAGAACCACCCACCGGTGATTCGGCAGTATCCACGGTCAGCTGCTGGTTGAGACCATCGATAGTCCGGGTATGGTTCTCGATGAACGCTTTCAGGCAGCGGACCATCAGGGCCGGGTCAGGAGCGAACTGAAAGAAACGCGGCGCTTCGATCAGGAAAGGGACGACATTACGGCGAACGTAAGGAGTGTTCGCTGCCAGGTTGGCCAGGTTCGGCGCAAACTGTTTGGTCCCCGATTGGGACATGTCGATCGTATTTGCCGCTTGGCCCGCGCCATAAGCGCGGTTACCAATGAACGGGTTCGTATAACGTGCCATTCGAGTTATCCTCTATGCGCTTATGGGGGGTTACTGGTTGAGGTCTTCCATCCGACGAGTTTCCAGATCGAAGATCATCACCGTCTTCGGGTTGTTGGCGTAGACCGTCACCCGACAGTGCCAGCTGAAACCACGCTGGTCGTCTGCCTCGGTGAAGTAGGTCTCTGGCACCACCACCACACGGTCATTGTAACGACCTTCCACCAGCTGCAGCACAAGGTTATCACAGCGCTCGATGAACTGCGGACGAGTCAGCTTAGCGTTACCAGACAGCTCAGCATGGACACGACGAACCAGGCGCATCACGTCACAGCAGATAGACACCGTGATCGGAGAGATCAGCACGGAGGTGTCATCGTTGTAGACAGAATGCAGGGCCGGGTAGTACTGACTACGGCGGTCGTAAGAGAGGGTGTAAGTAGCACCGTTCTCCCACAGGTCGGACTGGGTGCGCTCGTTGAAGAACTTAACGTTCAGGTCCTTCACCAGCTCCACGCGGTTGTTCGGGCTGACGTCGATATCAGCGCCTTCACGCATGTTGCCGGTACCCGCGCCAGCAAACCGCGCCCAGCGTTGGGCGTAGTCGAGCACCAGGGGCACTGGCTTGGTATAACCGCCACCTGCCAGACGACCAGTCTGCTGGATGATCTCAGCGCGACACACCGGGGTCGAATACAGTGTGGACTCCGGGTAAGCCCGCAGACGCGCCATCAATGCCTGGGAACGGGAGATCTCCTCGGACTTGGTGGGCGAACGACCTTCAGCTTCCACGTATGTGGTGAAGATAGCGCGGATGTCTTGACGTCGACCCAGGATGTTCATCATCTGGTACTTACCGTCCATGGAAAGGCCGGTATCATATACCACTGAGAACGGATAAACCGCGAGGTTATCGTACTCGTCACCGAGATCGCCGAAGTTGAGGTTCTCGCGATTCACGAGTTTCTCATATTCGGCAAGGCTAGTGGTACCATCGCCGCCACCAGAAGCGTAAACGGTGGTTTCCTTACCCATGCTGATGCCGCCTTTCAGCGGACCTTCCAGCACGAGGGCGTGGTAGGGGTCGCCATCGATGTCCACGCCAGTGAAGACATCAAACTGACCCGGATCTTCCATATGCGCGGTTGCAGCGGGGTTCACGGCCATTTCGGCGTTGAACAGGTGCATCTGGACAGACTCCAGATTCTCCTGGTATACATAGAACTCACTGAACGGCGCGTAGAGGGGCGGAGTACCAGACTCGATACCGTCGTCCTCGTAGGACTGGACCACCACTTCAGGAGCGTAATACTCCTTATCAGTAGACTCGCTATAAGCCCCCGGAGTGAAGCAGAAATCCACGTAGTCCTCACCGGAAGCAGTACGCACCACCACGGGGGAAGAACTTTCGCGATCGCGCCGCATAAACTGCGCGCGGTACATGCGCGTTTTAAAGGTGTTGTAGGTCTGCTCATCAAAGGGCAGAGCGTCTTCTGTGGTCGGGGCCCACATACGGAAACCGAGCAGATTACCCATTTCACCAAAGAAGCTGGCAGGCATCTCGAGCAGCGGTACCAGAGTTGACTGGGCACCATCGCGGTTGGCCACAAAGCTACCATCGACAGTCTCTTGCTTGCCGACATTGGTACCATTGTCCTCAATCAGAACGATCTTGGCCCGCACCCCGTCGACCATGACGACGTTACCGTCTTCATCATACTCGTAGTCGTCTTCCACGGTACCGGGGTAGTTGAAGCCGCTCAGTTTCATGGAGCGCTTCGGCACCTCATCGTCAACCATATCGATGGCCACGATGATGCGCGCGGGATTGGGGGCATCTTCCGGACGCAGGCGCTTCACAAAGAAGCTATTGCCCTCCGCCAACAGGGTCTCCGCCAGCAGAGACTGGAGGTTGAAGAATTTACCCCGCCGGCTCAGGGTTTCCATACCGAACAGGTCATTGAAATAACCACTGTTCTGGTTCACCAGGGTGGTCTCTTCAGGACCGGTTTGGGTGAACAGGCGCAGCAAGGGCATATGCTGCGGATACGTTTCCGGCTCAAGGACCATTGTCCGACGGGACAGGTCATTGATACCACCGAAGATAAACTTCGGGGCGGCGTTAGTCATAGTCGCCATGTTACAATCCTCCTCCGGGTATGGAGCGTTCTAACTGGATGTTATGAATCGAAACTTCACATGCGGGTCATAGTATTACCGCCACATGACTATAATAGTCACTTAGGTAAAGTTTCCCACGGTGTCGTTTTCTCCCTCTTTTTACTCACCAAGGATATTGGCTATGTTGGTTTCTCCCTATCACACACTGATCTGTCAAATGTATCCGGTGGAACGACTGCGCCGTGAGCTGCAGCGTATGGATATTGAATACCCTCTCCCTCCGCTCACCACACCGGCAGGTAATGTAATCGCCGATGCTGTGGTCGTGGTACCTCGCGACCACTACCAGACTCAAGCGGCATTTACCCAATTCCTGAACCTGGGCGATACCAAAACCAGCAAGTGGGTCGTCGACGGGCGCGCTTACATGCGCTGGAACCATCGGGATGATTCATATCGTCTAACAGCCGAGAACGATTATTCGTTCCAGGCGTCTCGGCTGGCGTTGTCTCAAGTGGCCGAACAAGAAGGGGATCGTCCCTTCCGCCGGTTAGGGGATCTTCCGGTTAAAACCTTTGTAAGGTGGATTACGCTTGCCGTTGCCCAGCGGTTTAATCTTCCACTGGAGGATCAGATCCGCGTATCGGTCATTGTGGCGTATTACTATTTCACTCAGCTCAACGACACTCGCGAACAGACCGAAGATGAACGAAATCGCCTCGCCAACATGGTCAGCCGCATTGTGGGGGCACCGGTACCCACCGTACTCGAGGCCATTGACCCCGTGGGGGCACTGACTGATCCCAAGGCACTCTCACAAGCGATTGCGGATCACAGCGGGAATGTCCGTCTGGCTAACCTGAAATTCACTGACCTCTATATGGTACTCGCCTCTTCCTGGATTGGTGTCAATAGCCGGGAAAACGTCGGCGTTGCCCTCGAGCATATCCCGACGTTCATCGCCACGGTCTACATGGCGCTGGGGGATCGGAGTTACCGGAAAACCGTGATCACACGTCGTGCCGAATCGTCCGGTCGTCTAAACGATCAGAAACAGTTCGTCACCCAAGTCTATCGCCTGGTGGAGTCACGCTTCGCGTAAGCCACAGGAGGGAATATGAACGATTACCTGCTGCGGCATGCCGTGGCCAACGTCTGGTGTAATCCGGGTCAGGATCGCCAGTTCGTTTACCACCTGTCGCGTTTATCACCAAAATATGGTGTACGACATACCATCAATCTTTTTTACGAGCGTTTAACGCTGCCGACGCAAGGGGACACGTACCACGTCTACCAGATCGGTCAAGCATTGCCCTCCCGTATTGGGGTACCGCATACCAAACGTCAGTGGATGAGTTTGGCCTATCTGGCCAATGAGCATCTTCTTCACACTGATTTGTACACCGAAGAGGGGATTCAGTTCCCCCGGTTTGAGTCCTTTATCTGGATCACGCCCAGCCGTAATGTGATCGTGGCGGTCAAGATCAACCCCCGTATCTACGATCTGGAAAGCGGTCCTCTGTACCTGCGATTTTACAGCAACGCTTATTTCCAATCGGAGCGTTCTGATCTGGATCGCTATCTGATTGTTAAGGGCATGCAGGTCACCGATGATAATGCCCTACTTACGTTCCAGCGGGAAGTCCGCACAATCGTAAATGAACGGGGTGGGTTTCCCCAATACTTCGTCAATGGTCGTTTTGTCCACAACATCTCATTGGTCACGGCTGAGAAAGACGACGTCGTTGAGTTTGTGCTGGATAGTTCCATCAAACGCATGGTGGAATTCAAGCCTTCTGACCTTAAGGAATTCGAGTCTACCTTAGATCAAGAGCGCAAATACATCCTGCATTACGATGAGCCTGACGTCGATACCATCGAGTACCTGGACGACGTGGATCTATACCTGTATAAACCAGGGATTCAAGATCGTTTTATGGGAGTGTATTACCACCACAATGAGGGTACCTGGCTGCGAATGCTGACGCATAAGGACTACAGCATCTCGATCGAGCGGTTGGGTAGCTTTGTAGATACTCACCCTACCGACCCGCGTCATCAGCTTAATCCCGAACGTTGGGGAAAAGACGACTGGCAAAGTCTTCAGGAAGTAGTGCTTCGTCTATACATCCGTGAATCCGGTTATCACCGTCCTCTGGTGGCAGACTCCCACCGTATTCAAGAGCTCTATCGTTTATCCAGCGATAAGATCCTTGATGCCATGACCGGGCTCAATGCAGTCAATCCCCTGTGGAAGGCCGAGGCGTTAGAACAGTCCCCCTACGTGCGGTTCATGTCGGCGTCAGATGACGTGGTTTATCCCATCGCATACAATGACCCCTACGTCGGTTCCGATGGGGAGAAGGCTGCACAGGAGTTCGTAGGGGATGTCTATGGGTATCATGCCGCGGCGACCCATTTGGCCAAGACACCGTCCGCTGTGTATACCTACGCCGGTAACCGGTACGCGGACCTCGCCTTTGAGCACCAACTCAACAGTACTGTGTTTGAGTATGATACCGACGGCGTGTTGCTGGAATGGCACTATCACGTCAACGGAACGTATTACATTCCACGCAATGCCAACACGGTTAAGGTCGAGGCATTGACCGGGAAGGGGGGTTTCCACTCCAACACGGTATTCGGTAATGGCCCAGTGGAAATTGCCTACGGCCATAACTTCCGGGTGTACGTCAAGGACGTATGGGCCCTGACCCCGGTGGGGGAGTGGTCCGACATTACCGACGCCGCGGATCGACACACCTATGGGTTCCTGGACACGACAGTTACCCCGAACCGATGGGTCTGGACATTGGATGACACGACCCATTATGGGGCGGTTGCCGTCGACGATGGCTTTCTGTGCTACGATCTCATGTTGACCCGTACCGACGGTCACCTTAGGTTTAGTTTGGCGTCTGTCGAGGTTCATGACGGTGTCGAGGATGAGCGGGTATTGGATCTCCCCTTTGGGCAGTTAGATGTATACCTGGATGGACGTCCGTTGATTGAGGGACTGGATTACGTGGTCCACTGGCCCGAGGTGGTGTTGTCGCATCTCGAGTATCTGGGGGAGAGCACGACCCACAAACTCACCATTCGCGGCTACGGGTTTGCGGACAGTTCACTGTCACGCCTCCCCACCACCGAAAGTGGGTTTATCCGGTATGGGGTGCTCTCCATGGACCGGGTGTACAACATCTGGACCCACAAAGTCCTGCGGTTGGTGGTGGATGGACACTACCACGATCCGGCAGATCTGGTCTTTGACGAAGACCGTGGGGTACTGACCATCGATGGAGAGCGTAACGGGGCCCCATATGCGATCCAGACGCCCCCGGTGGTCTTCCGGGACGTCTACCCCCATGACCGACAGGCACGGGCCGACGATGACCAACGGGATGAGTACGTCGCTAACTACATGGACGAATACTTCCCGAAACCGGTCCGCCCTAACCCGGACTTCATTGAAACCCAGTACCACATCATCTCCCCGTTCGCCAACAAGGTACTTCACGATCTACTGGAAGGGCATTTCTACCCCCCGGGGATTGAAGACCAGTACAGCGAACACGAAATCCGGGAATGGTGTAAGGACTACGAGTGGCTGTTGCCGTATGACCTGTGTAATCAGGAGTACGTCGATAGTCATATCGAGATTTACCCGCACTGGCATCCCGAACCGGTGGAGTTGAATCTGTACCAATACAACTTCTATGTTCGTATCCTGGAGACGTACCTGCGTCATCCGCCCGATGTCACTCCCTTTGTTGCTGTTAAGAGCCTACGAGGTTAATCATGGCTGAACCACATAAGACGTTCTACCGGGACCCCGATCGGGGGTTCCGTATCTGGAACCGCGATGAAATCGTCCGCGATGACGGCGGGGGTCGTTGGGTTCCCAATGTTGGGGACCTGGTGTTTGATCCTGACCAAGGCTTCATGCAGGTCATTGAGGTCGATTACACCACCGGGTACTCCGTGCTGAAACTCTGGCAGGCTCCCGCTGAACCTGAAGAGGCCGAAGTCGAGGATGTCCTGCTGGGTATCGGGCCCGGCTACGCGTCCGAGTCCTATCGGATTTTCCTGGACCAGTCGGTGACGCCCCATATCCTGGCCCCAGATAGCCGTCTGCATTTCTACGGCTCCATGGTTCACTCTTACAAGGTGTTTCTGGGAACGGACATCAGTGAGGAATACGGGAAAGTTATCTCGTCGTTCTTTGATCCGTCTGGGAATTTCCTGGGTAATGCCATTCCGGTTGAGTCCATTGAGGTCCCTGGGGCCACCAACCAGGTGATCAAGGCCCCAACCGTAGGGTACACCAGCGAGGCGATGGAAGACGGTGAGATCGTCACGCTGGTGGCCTATGACGACGAGGGGGGTGTGGTGTCGCGTGCGCAGCTGCTCGTGAACAACACCGAAGCGATTCGTCAGGGTGAAGCGTCACGTAAATACGTGAAAGCGATCCAGATTGATTCGCCATTTGTGAGCAGTGCTGACCCGCAGACCATCGAGTTCCCAATTAACGTCACTGTGGAATCCCTACCCATGACGGGGGTGGTCCACTATAGTGATGGTAGTCGGATTCGTCTACCCATTGATGGCTCGAAGTTCACCCTGTACGGCTTACGTAACTACGTGGCGACCATTGTAGGGCAGGAGTTCCCTATGGTACTCGCTTACAATATGGCCGAAGATGAGATTTCCTATAACCTGGAACCGTCAGCTAACCGTCGTCTGACCATGTCGTATCAGGCACGGACAACGACCGCCGATGGGTCGTACGAAGTCAAGCTCTTCGTCTACCCGGTGTGGGTCAGCGAAGCGGTGGGTTACCGTCTGGAATACTGGCTCTATAACCTGGATCGTCAGACCTACTACAACGTCACGCCGTACATTGAACTGGGCACAACCTCCGCGCCGTTTAACCCGACCCAATACGGTACGACCCAGACCATCACGGTGGCGTTGGATCTCAATAAGGTCGATGGTAAATTCGCACCGTATCGTCACGTACAGACCTTCCAGATCGCCCTGCTGTCTCGTGGGGACCAGAACCAGGATAACTGGATTATCTACTTTACCCCGGATCAAGTCGACGGCTTTGGGCGGAGCGTGAAGGCGGAAGTAGAGTACGTCAATACCAACTATTGGCACCTGCGTCTGGATCAAGGTCTGCCCTCGAAAGAACTGTGGCTGAAGGAACTCTATGAACGAGTAGAGCCGCTGGTGAATAGCCAGGTCGAAGCGTGGGCGCCCGTCCCCACCCACTTCGTGGTCAAGACCCTCCACAATACTTACGAGTTTAGTGTGGAGCAGTGGAACGAAGAGTTGGTCATTAACAACGATCTGGATGAAGGTGAGCTCCTTTATGTACATTGGATTCGTAAGAACTATGACACCTCACTTCAGTTGGCTGTTACTGCCCTTCCCATTCACCAAATAGGTAATTGACAACATAAGCGGAGGGCATTAATGCCCTCCGCTCTTTATTTCAAAAACACAACGTCTATTCCAGGCAATGTATTCTGTTGAGCTTTGTATCTCACCCAATGCGTGGGATTATCATATTCTTCCGATAGTTCATGAACACTCAAATAATACTTAACTTCGCCTGTTTTATTATTACGTGTTTTCAGTGGATGTGCTTTACCGGGGATACCTAACAAACTTATTTGGATTTGGTCTTCGTTATAAGGCAGAAATTCTTCGTTTTTGTGAGGTCTTCTGATATGATGACCTTTTAGGAAACGTGCGCGCCCACTGTCCAACCATCCGCTCAATTGGTTTTCTGTTATTTCTAAATAATTAATAACCTCCCTACTCGTGGAAAATACCCGGATAGTATCGGTTAGATAATTCTTAACTTCAAAAGTACCCCCACGGCTAGCTCTTCGCTGGCTGTATTCTTTGACTGAATCATCAATGTCTTTTTTATTGATTCCATTTAATATTTTTCTCCATGATTTGTCACCATGTCTGAATATAATCCATCCATTGACCAAAATGCTCTTTTCTAACGATTCTCTTAGTCTCGTATCGGATAACCCCGTCATGAAACTAAGTTCAAATATCGAGTTAGCTGTAATTGAAATATTGTTCGATAAATTAAGTGCAAATACGGGAATGCGTCTTTTAAGTTGAACTGAAGAATATTTTATTACGCTCACTATAAATTTATCGAGATAGGGCTGCCTGCTGTTGTTATAAGTCCTTAATATCGAATACGCCTCATTTTTGGTTAAACCAAAGTAATCCCCAAATTCACGCATGGAATAAAAATCTGTTATCTTCTTATCCTCAACATTAGTGATTTGTATATGTGTCGTTGATTTAATTAACCTGTTTCTAACGGCGTGTAATTTATTCTCCGTTGGTGTAGTCCATTCCACATTGTCTTTATGGTTATTATCTTTAATACCGTCCTTATGGTTGACATTTGTTTTATCCGGACTATCGGGCATGCCGTGGAAGCTAAGACAGACTAGGCGGTGAACGGTCTTATTGTACCGTTTGCCATCACGGTAAGGGTGGACTCTAAGATAACCAAAACGTTTATCTATATATTGTTTGAGAAGTCGTCCGGTATTTTTTCTTCGGACTCTCCCGATTGACGAAATTTCATATAAAGGGAAGTCATACATGTCAACCCATATTTCTTCTTCACACATGTTCGTTTAATCCATTTAAAATATAAACCATATTATATGGCACTAGTATATTTTTGTTTGTTTAGGCCTGCAGCTCGCGGTAACAGCGTTACCTGTTCATCAGGTAGGATCTTAACGACATAGTCGGGCCCTCATGACGAGGGCCCCCTAATTGGAGTCTTTAGCAATGAGAACACGGTTTTTACGCGGGAATACCGCGGAGAATAATGGACTCACACTCCCGAACGGGGAGTTGAGCATTGATCTGTAGAAGAAAGCCCTCCGTCTTCATGATGGTCAGACCCCCGGTGGCTTTGAGATGGTGGGCCAGAAAGCTTACATACCACCTGTGGGGCCCGGACCCACCACCCTAGTCGCCGGCGACACCGCGGCGGGCTTTTATGGTGAGGTAACTGGGGAGGAACTGATAACCTATGGGGCGTTATCGACGTCGGTAGGACTGTCTGCCGGTACTCTTATTAATGATTCTACATCGGTGTGGCTCAAGTTTGCCCTTGATGGAAAAACATTATTTATTAGTAAGAAACGCGTACGTAATGAAATTAGTTGGGAGGATATCTACAATATAGGTGCGGTTTATGGAACGGGGGACACCGGCACGCACCCCATTAACGGAGGAGTTATTCAGGATCGAACGGTAACCATCGGACAAAACATCTTTAAAGTCCGCAATTTGAAAGGCGCCGCGGAAGACCCAGTCCCTAATCTCGCCTATGCCACTCATACCGACCCAATTGAAACAGCAGGCTCCGAGTGGAACCGACTACTTTACCCCGTACATAGAGATGACCCAGCGGGTTGGGCAACGTACAATAATGGGGATTTAGAATTCGGCACCGGTGTTGTTAGTTATGGAAGTCATGTACAAGAAACGTTTGAAACCGATACCACAAAACGCATATCCCGTGGGGTAAATGGCTACAATACCTTAGGGGGTGTGGAACTCACCACTAACCGTGTCATTGAGGGTTGGCGTCCCGTGTTGGAACTCATTGAATAACTACATAGGGAGGCCCCCACTGGGGGCCTCGTTTTATGCCACAAAGCGTAGATGTTTTCCTGCCCGTGAAGTAAAGCGTTTCAGTTTCGAGTTACGACTGCGCTCTTCTTGAGCCTGCTTGATCATCGCATCAATACCTACCCCCATCATCTCCTGGACGTCAATGCGACCTGACAGACGACGCAGTTTCATCTCCAGTTTCTGTACCACCATTGGATCTTGGGCTCCTTTGAGTTCTTCGACTAAGGCGTTAAACTCATGCTGGTACTGTTGCTGCTGCTGGCGCTTGTATTGCTGCTCAGGACTCATCTCTCGCGTATTGTTCACGGCTTCGGAGAATACACGAGCGGAATCAATCCCGTAATACTGCAAGTGGCGAGCCTTTGTACAGAACCAGTGAGCTAACAGCCAGGAGATGACCATGTCATCGTGGTTACCTGCTGAGTGGTCAATGCGACCATTCTTGATGGTCAGTGATAACAGCTCATTGATCAAGGTCTTGTCATTGACCCGTTTGGCTCCTAACCGTAGCGCGGACTTCAATGCTTCACCGTACAGGGCATCGCGGGAATGACGACCGGCTCCCGTTGTATTGAACCCGAAATACTTCTTGAAACGGTCATAGAAGTAAGACGGGCGAGACGACAACGGCTTCTGAATTTCCGCATACTCTGTCTTGTAGGATTCTGGTTCATCCACAATCCGGTTGTAGATCCGTTTGAAGGGATCAACACCCTTAATCGGTAAATGAATGAACATGGTATCCAGAATCGCCGTGCCCATGGATTTCCGCTCAGGAATCATGGTGAGTTTTGGGAAACGGATCAACAGGTTAGCAAAGAACATCCCCAGTTTGGTGATGTTGGTTTCGTTATACCGTCCAGTGGCTAGAACATCATGAGTATATGAATCAATGATCACCATGCCGGTGGCATCGGTATCCTCCCCTAACGCCTCACTGGGGTCATTCCCCAGTACCGGATGGCAGTTATTCATCCGCTCGGCAATTTCATGGTGAGGAATGTACCAACGGATCACATACCCATCGTCACTGATCTCCGTGTACAGAACTTCACGCTCGCTGTTCTTGACGTTGTGTTTCTCTTCGGTGGACAGCGGCGTACCCTCGGTACCCGTGGTCCAGATGTTAAAGTAGTCACGATCCGCCAGCTCGCCTGAGGAGTTGGATTCACGCAACTTACGGTACAACCACTCATCGGTTTTACCCAGCTGACGATGGTTGAATGCTCCGTAGATCAAGGGTTTGAGGCCCGTGGAGTTCTTCTCAACGATCTTGGCGTACTCTTCTCGACTCCCTGCATCGTAGTAGGTCTCACTCCAAGGTGCTCCTCCGGTCATAAAGCGGTAGGCAAACGCACCATCGCGCGAGTTGATGTTACCCGCCGTCGTCGTGTAGACGTTACCATAAGGTTGGTCGGCAGCGGCCGCCTCATCGCGCGCCGCCGAGCCAGACGACAGGGCAACGGGAAGTGAGAGTTCGACCAAGTTAATGAACGCCAACTCGTCAAAGTGGAGCACGGGTACTGTTAGACCACGGCCCAGCTTATCAGCACCCACCTTGTCATTACGACCTACCGCGGTTTTGTAATAATTACCCGCCACGACATTGGTCAACATTTCATTGTTGTCAGCGTCATTACGGTTAGGGTAATAGATGTACTCGGGAAGGAGGTCACGAATCTCTTTGAGTCGTTCGATGTTGTTGTTACGTAGTGCGTTGTCTTTCGTAATCAGGTATACGGTGGTGTTTGCTGCCCAGATAAATTGGAGGCCCACCATCAGACAATCAGTGGAGACCGACTTACCGGTCTGACGGGGTTGGAGAAGCCCAAAGTCCACATGGTTAAAGAACGACCAATACATGGCGATATTACCGCGATTGGCTTGGAAACGAATCGGCTCCGTACCCGCGTTCGGTGGTATGCGCATCAACTCACGAAATACGTACCATGGATTATAGCGGGCCTCCAATGCTATCTTGAACTTTTCTTCTTTAGTCAGTGTGGGACTGAACGGATCAATCCCTGAGAGTTCCGGCTGCATTAAGGCCAGGGGAAACTCCGCATTACGGATTCCCATTTTCTTGTACAAATACACCAGGCGTTTGAAGGATTCGTTGGTGGTGTTGTAATCAACAACTGCGTTGGGAAACCGCTCCCAATCGCTTAGGTGGAGAATGGCCATAGAGGTATCCTAGAAGGTTAACATAGTCTATACCATCTCACTATGGCGGCATAACAGGGCTCCCGTAGGAGCCCTGGATATATTACGTCCCTACTTCGATGACCTTTGTGTAATTATCTCCCACCATCGCCGCCCACTGGTATATTTTTGACGGTTTGATCCGCTGATTGATAACTTTGGACTCGTCCACGAGGATATACCGTGCTCTAATCGGCCGCCGATAATTAAGGTCATTTAAATTATCGAGTATATCGATGGGCGTCAACACCTGACGATCGCGGATATGTCCGGTGGTATTCTCCAAATATAGGTCTTTATGCTCGGCGTTGATGGTAAGTATATACACCCCATTATTATGATTAGCCCAGTTGATCAGGGCGGCAGTTTTTCCACATTGACGCGGTAACGTAAGACCGATGGTATTGTATTCCCGCAAGAAAGTGGGGAGTGCTATACCCTCAGACATCCATGAAACATCGTGGATCGACGGGGTGAACGCTAACAGCTCATTCAGGACAGCACTGATATCAGTGTTCCTCTGAGACGTGATCATAGCAATTAATCCTTTTGGTTCGGAGAAGAGTGTCGGCCCAACCGGATAACCAACACCAGAAACGCCAACACCACCATGCTACTGGAGAAGAGTAGCATAATCATTCACCCCGTGGGTAATTTTCATTTTCGAGAGAACAGACGACGCCACCAAGGAAGACGTTTCTTGGGAAATGGAGTTGATGGAGGATATTCCACATGGTGGGTGGTGATGCTCTCACCCAATCCCGGTCCAATGAATCGTGATTTCTCGTCAGAAGAAATAGTCCGTTTTATATCCAGCTTCGGTTTCATTACAATGATTTCGTAAGACATTGCCGGCACAGGCATTTATCCCCATCGGCAATATCGGGGTTATAAGTTTTGGGTTTGTCCATACACCAGCAAGTACTCGAGGATTTACCGGCGTCGATGGCACAATAAGCAGGACCACCACAGGAGGGGCAATCGTGCGTGGATATCTGGCCTTTCAATTGTTCCATAAGCTGCATACGGTCGCCCACGGGTAATCCTCCCCACTGCATGATTTCGGTACGTGTACGATAACACCCCCGACAAAGAAACTCCCCTACCAGACGACACTGTTTAATACAGGGCGTGAGGGGTTTCTCTACCGGGAGTGTCTTACCGCAAGGGCGCTTAGCCACACTTACTCCAACCACACCCTTCCACGCAGGTGGGACACCCATCCATCAGGACGAGATCCGAGCTACACTCAGGACATTTGCCTACAGACTTAGCAGCGGGCTCATCTTTCCCACCAATCGGGGTAACCTCGGGTTCCGGTTGGGGAGCTTTCGCTTCCGGTTCCGGGGTATAACCCGACAGCTTTTGGGTATAACGTCCCACGATGTCCTGAAGTGGTGCTTGGAAGCCATCCTCGTCCAGGAAGCCACGCTTAAACAGGATCTGTTGGATCGACCAGGCGATAGCCGCCACCTCGGAGTCATGGAATGCCGGCTTACCGTACTTGTTCCAGCCACAACGCACCAGGCCCTTATCCCAAGCGACTTTACGTAGGTCCTGGAGGGCTTGGGTAGCATACCCACCGCGAGCGGCCAGGGACAGGCTACGCATGGTGGCGGTCACCCACTGGTGCTCGGTGGAGAGTTGACCTGACGGGATGAAGAATTCGATGGGACGCTCGATAGTGAGTTCCTTACCGTCCACCACACCGGTGACTGGCATGAACGACACCACCACGTAGAGTTTCTTCTTGCCTTCAGCACCGACCATGCTGATCTTTTCAGAGACCGCCTCCAGTGATCCCTCGGGACGAGACTCAACACGGGAGGTTAAGGGGTTATCGTCCGGGATCGCAACATCAACGGTGGCGTCATCCGGGTTAGCCTTGGTCGCCACTTGATAGCCCACGATCTTTGAGGTAATTTCAACAGTCATGATATCTTCCGAAATTATATTACTGGATAGGGGAGGGGACCCCGTAAGGCCCCCTAGGTTTATCTCGATAAATGGGACTTACCACTTACCATAGGTGCCTTCCTTGAGGGCGTCGTAGAGATTGGCCACGACATGCTCCTCTCCTTCGTAGATGACTTTCTCGTTGCCTGCCAACTCCACCTTCTCGCCGTTCTCCAACGTGAAGATATACGAGGTATCCTTCAGGTCATCTTCGCGCACTAAGACGCCCTGGAAAGCGGTTGGGTTGAACCGAAAAGTGGTTGCGCCCTTCAGCCCGCGCTCATAAGCGTCCAGGTACAGGTTCTCGAAACGCTCAAAAGCGAAATCCGTCGGAACATTCACCGTCTTGGAAATGGAGGAATCAATCCAATACTGGGACGCGGACTGAATCGACACGTGCTCTTCTGGGGTGATGTCATCGGAGACCACGAAGTAATCGGGGAGATCCTCTTCAGTGGCGTCAGGCTTCACGAAGTGGCGATAGGCGAGCAGTTCGAACGAGACAACTTCCACCTGTTCTTTCGTCTTCTTACCCGACTGGATGATGTTGCGGTAGTAGCGATGCGAGAACGACGGTTCAATGCCATTGGAGGCATTATTGCCCAGAGACAGGGAGATAGTGCCTGTCGGCGCAATGGAACTGTGGTGGGTAAATCGCGCACCCACTTCCGCCAGTTCCGCTACCAGTTCGGGATTGGCTTTCGCAATGCGCTTCATGTACTCGCTGTACTTGGCATGCAGAATACGACCCGGGATCTTATCGCCCACTTCATAACCATCCTTCACCATTTCAGGACGCTGACGAAGCATCTTCGGGGTGACGGCAAACTCTTCGGTCATGATCGGTGCCGGGCCCTTCTCCTTGGCGAGTTGCAGGGCTTGTTGCCAGCCCACCAGGGCCAGTTCCTTGGTGACCTGGGTGGTGAAGCCCACAGAATCAACTTTACCGTAGGGCATCCCCAACATGGTCAGCGTAGAGCCCAGGCCCAGATACCCCATGCCATGGCGACGTTTGGAAGTGATCTCCTTACGTTGATTCTCCAGGGGCAGGCCATTGATCTCCACCACATTGTCAAGCATGCGGGTAAAGATGGCCACCACCTTACGGTAGCGCTCCCAATCGAAACGTGCCTTATCGGTAAAGGGATCAATCACGAACTTGGTCAGGTTCACTGACCCGAGCAGACACGCACCTTCTGGGGGGAGGGGTTGTTCACCGCAGTTGTGAACCAGAACCCCGTCATTATCTCCGGTGGCTACAAAGAAACGACTGAACTCGTCGACACTACCACAATAAACATCCTCGTTATAATCTAGAAACCGCACGCATTCTACCCGATGATTAGCTTCAGTAACGCGCTTGCGTACAGTATATGGGGAACACCCCAGTTGAGACGCGATCGTTCTATACGAAGCACCGCCCTCCCGCAGTTGAATCATTGTTTGGGTATTTAAATCGTTTCTATAACGACCGTTATTACCACCACTAAAATCAGTAGTTAAGAAGTGATTGCGTTCTGGGAAACGACGCATCGGATTTAAATCTCCGCGCATGTGCATTGAATTATGCTCGTTAGCCACCATTAATTCAATGTTCTCAGGTCTGTTATCCCATTTAATTCCATTTTTATGGTGTGCGTGATATCCATCAGGAACGCCATTCTCAAAAGGAACGTGGTGTTCTAAGGGCAAATGCTTCCCATTGGTTAGCCGCAAGTAACCTTTCTGATTTGCCTTATAACGGTAAACACTTTCAAGCGACATTCCGGGCTGAAGGTGCTGCGCCTCAACTTGACTGCCGTCTTTCAAAAAGAAGCGGTGTTCTGGTGTGCACCGTACCGTCTGACCATCGCCCAGAGAAACTTCGACTAAACGCGCATTTCGCTGGGTTACTCGAATATTGCGCATTGGGCGGTAAACCATTTGACCTTGGTGATTCTGAGTCAATACGTTTATATCAGTGCCCACTAACTGGTTGAATGGAATGTGTCCACGATCAGTCCAAACCCGAGTGTCTCCTGTGAAACATGGGTTCGTTGCGGTGATGGTCTCACACCACCAATTATTGTTCATGCGGTTGACCGCATCGATCAGGATAAAGCCGGGTTCTGCATAGTCATACGTCGAACGCATGATCTTCTTCCACAGGTCGCCAGCATTAATTCGTTGATACACCTTACAGGCCACCCGACCCTGATCGTCCAGGATGTAGTCGTCCTCAATGACCGGCCAATCGCGGTAGATGATGTCATCCTTAGACAGATCGTCGAACTCGGCTGCTTTGGTCGGGAAGACCAGGGGCCACTCACTTCGGTTCTTGACCGCCTCCATGAACTCATCGGTAATGAGAAGGCTCATGTTGAATTGACGCAGCCGACCGTCTTCGCGCTTGGCGTCGATAAACTCCTCGACATCGGGATGGGAGACATCAAACGTCGCCATCTGGGCACCCCTACGACCACCGGCAGAGGCTACGGTAAAGCACATCTTGTCGAAGATGTCCATGAACGCAATCGGACCGTTCGTTCCAGCGCCAGCGCCATGAACGTACGCGCCGCGAGGACGGATGGTGCTGAATGAATACCCGATACCACAACCGGCTTTCAAGGTAATCCCCGCATCGGAGACCGCCGACAGGATCTCGGCCATGCCATCACGGACATTTTTGGAAACGGTACAATTTATAAGGGATACCGCGGTCTTATGATCGGAGGCTCCGGCATTGGAGGTAATGCGTCCCGCGGGGATAGCACCATTCTCCAGCGCCCACAGGAACCGTTCTTCCCAGAACTCTCTTTCTTCTTCATGCTCGATACTGGCCAGTGTCTTGGCCACCCGCTTGTAGGTATCCTCTACCGTCTGGTCGACCGGTTCTCCATGACGATCCCGAAGGCGATACTTCGAATCCCAAATATCATAAGAGGGTAACTGCATCGGGACATCATTGGTAGAATTAAGTTCCGGCTGCGAGACGTGTTCAGTCATGACATTTTACTCGTTGAAGGTGAACGAAAGGTAATACAAAACTGGTCTGATCCTTTCTCAGGCATAGTATAGTACGCTAAGTAAACTAACGGGAAACGCCCGTCTCATGCGGGTTTCAGGGACATATAGCGAGGCGCTCCTAGGAGCGCCTCTATGCCATTTTAGCCGTTACCTTACCCTAGGTACTACCTCACTACCTTAAGGCGAACTAAAGGGCCTTTGGTCAGCGAATGGAGGCATCAATCCAGATGGCGTATGACCTTACGACCGAATAGATAATTTCCTTGAACTTGGTGGTGATGGGGGGAGGGGTTCCTTTAAACGGACGAAGGAGAGACATCCAGGCTTTGGCACGATTTTCATCGGTCAACATATCCCGGGCCATGTCGGTACCCACCTCGGAAAGAATCCGGGTTCCCATGTTCAGCCAAGGATTGTCGGTCTGGGGAATTTCAACCTCACTTCCTTTGGGGATGTGTTTGGCAATGTTGTTCTTCCCATACAGGTATTCGTTGATCTGAGTCCACCCATGCCAACTCTGGTCGGCAGCAAACGATACCGTACGGTTAGTGGAAAGGTCGCGAATTTGTCCCCAGAAAGCATCCATCACGTCCAGATACTCTAACATGACCTGTGCGTGGGCAATGATCTCCTGTTGTGTCATGGCAGGGACATGCCGCACGGATGTGCGCATGGGTTCGGTAAAACCGCGTTTTACGTAAATGCGATTTCCCAGTGGGAACTCAAACTTACGTTCCATCTCCCGAGCAATTGCCGTTTCTGGAAGGGTCAAGGCATTCACACGGTCTGAAATATCTCGAAGGGTCTCATCGTTAACTTCCGAACGGGAAAGGTCACGAGCAATGGGCTCCAGGCGTCGATAGTACGCCGCGACCTCTTTGGTGGTCTTGTCCATCCACACTTTGAGGTCGTTCAATGCATCACGTGCCTGTTCGGGAGTTGCCACCTCATTATTAACCGCCAAGTAGGGAATGGCGTGAGTGAGTTTTAAATCCTTCTCTACGAAACGTCGCTTCTCCAGCCATTGTGGATTGGCATAGTAGAGTCGAATCGCTTCTCTGACATGTTTGATGCTGTATTTCCAATCGGTGGGCTTACCGCCCTCCTTGAAATTGCGTTTGATATCACCAAAGAAATTGGCAACGGCTTCGGAGATACCCTCATTGGAAATTTCCAGTTCCTGATCCTGACCAAACAGATCCGGGAAAAAGGATTCCAATGATGGGGTTTCTTCGGTGGTACCGAGAGGGAACTGAGTTTCGAGAAGATTACGAATTGACACGGGTATTTTCCTTTATGATGAATAGTAGCTCTTTGTTAACGTCCGGAGCGCTACATAGAGCAGCACTCCTGTACGCACGGAGGCAATGACGGGTTGGTTACGGGTCTTGACTGCATTACGCACCAGTTTCTCTGTCCATTCACGCAGTTTCAGCACGGTGGGATCAGAGGATCGGGAGGCCATCAGTTGATTACGTAGGCGTACCATCAATCCCGCCAGGTCGTTATTATGCTTCAGTAGCTGGCGCTGACTGTGGAGGTAATCGAAGACATACAACAAGTCTTCCTTCACAATGTCTTCCAGATAACTTTGACCACGCTGTCGATAGTTTTTCGACATGTAGGACAGAGTGTCTCGAAGAAGGGGCTCGGGTAACGTCCGCATGGCGTTAACCACCACCTCAACTAACTCGTCACGAATGAAGTTACGTTCGTTTTGCACGACTTCATTGGCATAACGCAGATAGCTACTATACCCGTTACGACGATCACGGAGGACGGTTTCGCCATCGGTACTGACCATGGTGGCTGACACGGTATTCACCCGAGTGTTGGACTGGAGGGTTGTGAGATACACCGCATAGATCTTCTTAACGACTTCGCGAATCCGACCTTGGGTGTCGGTCACCACACGAATGATCATCGGATCTGGGGCAAACTTCTTGATTGGTTGGCGGTAGATGGAATTAGGGGAGATCAGGTCTTCACTACGCGCTTCCAGCAGGGCACGCCATGATCCGTAGCGGCGGATGTCATACCGTCCTGAGAGCATCCCGTACGTCGCTCGGGCGACCGCAGGATCAGCCGGGTACTTAAAACGAGGAATCAGAAGACTGGTCAGGAACCGGTAATGCATGACCATGAAGGCGTGCTTCGCCGCTTCTTTGCGCAGCTTTTGGGGAATCGATGTTTCATTCTCCAGGCGGTGGGCAATGTAGACTGGCGTGTAGTTAAATACATCGCCCATTACCTTGAAGTCGTGGTTAACCGATCTCACCTGACGGAAGGCATTGATCAACAATCCTTCATCGACGTCCAGGACCTCTTCATACCAGGCGTCACGGTCGGACTCCAGGAAGCGAATCGGATGGACACCTAATAAGACCCCACCGAAGAACGCACTGTGGTCCTCGTTACGTGTCATGAACTGATTGGAAAAGCGGATAATGCGCTCACACAACTTTCGATCGAACTTAACCTGATCGAACTGTTCGTCGAACACATCCTTCAATGTAGGGGAAGACATGGCCACCTCGTAGGGATAGATAGGATCAGAAGATTGAACGCAATCCCACGAAGTTACAGACCTAGATCATCTCTATGCAATCCCACTACTAGGAATGTACCCCCATGAGTCATTACCTGTACCACTCGGTTATACTTAGCGTCCCCAACACCCAACAGTTGGACGTCGTTACTCAAGAACTGGACAAACGGGAGCTTGAATATGCCGTCTCTCAAAAAACCGTGAACGAGACCTGCAGTGTTTGTGTCTTCCCCTCTGGGTCGAAAGCCGGTTGGGATGAATGGAGAGAACACGCAAGGAAGATCCAGGCCTTTGTCGCCAATTTAAAGAGTCACTCCCCTTCCGTGGAATGGGCCTGGGTCTGTTTTGGTGACGACACCAATAATCGAGCTTACGCGGACATCCACGACTTCCACGGAAACCCTAACGTTTCTCCAGAACCCCATCAAGCAGGTCTCGCCGTAGTCACCGAAACCCGTTACGAATAACCGAAAAGGAGATCCCCATGCAAGCACTTGCTCTCCCCAACACCGATTCCCTTAACCGCCTGATCGAATCCCAGGCGAGTCACCGTCGGTCGCTTCCTAAAGCGCACTTCGAGGTACCTCAGATTGATGAGGGGAAAGCCCAACACTTGGAACTCAATGCCCTCCTGCGTCACCTACTGTCGATTCGTCGGGTCGTCGAAATCGAGAACCGGCTCGGAACCCTGCGGGGTGGTGATATCACTCCATTCGTAGATGCCATCGTACCGGACGCAGTAGAACGCATCGGGGACATCACTGAGGGGCACAACCTGGACGTCGAGAACCGTCTCTTTGAGCAGGGATTTCTCTACACTTGCCTAGCCCACGAGGGTCCGCGTCTGTAC